GCGTTCTCATCCTATAAGTATTATTCCTGATCACATCAAAGTTCATGGTTTCATGAAGGAGATGTGCGGAATGAGTACTGTTGGATCATTACCTGAGACAGATGTTGAATCCACAGTTGAAGGATAAATTTTTGGAATTGTTGGGGAAGGAGTGGTTCAAAAGGATGGAGAGCTACTTGAACGGTGATGACTTTTCAAAATTATATCTTGAATTGTTTAAAGAAAGGAGGCAATATACTATCTACCCTGAAAAGGGTTCGGAATTGTTGTTCAAAGCCTTTCGTACCACTCCTATTTCCAAAGTCAAAGTCGTGATACTTGGACAAGACCCATATCATGACGGTTCTTACGATGGTTTCGCCTTCTCAAATGATGAGAATCGGTTGAGACTATCTCCCTCTTTAGTGAATATTTTTAAAGAAGTCGAATCAGACGTATTTGATGGCTTTCAACTTAATCCGGACCCACAGCTTATTCGATGGGCAGAACAAGGTGTATTGCTCATTAACACGGCTCATACGGTACGTGCAGGAGAACCTGCTTCACATATCCTATTATGGATGGAGTTTACTCGTGTAGTTATACATCACCTATTAAATAGATACAATCCTACAGTTTGGATGTTGTGGGGAGCAAAAGCAAAGAGACATCTTAGTGAAAAGAAAATTGGTTCTAAACACTTGGTACTCACTGCTGCTCATCCTTCACCCTTTTCAGCTAATGCTGGATTCTTTGGGTGTAAACATTTTTCGCAAGCAAATGAATTTCTATTAAATAATAATGTTGAACCTATAAATTGGTAAAGATGAAAAAAAAGATGATTATGTTAGCAATGATGGTCGTTGCGATCTCAGCTATTATTTTAGCTCAGACCAATGACGTAACAACAGATGTTGATCTTGCGGTAAAGCGTGTTGTAGTTGACGGTGAAGGACAGTACATATTTTCCTTTGTAGGAAATGATAAGTACGCTGATAAATACTCAGCATTTTCCTTCAAGTTGACTGATACAGAAATCGAACTCGTAAGAAATTATGTAGGACGATTTGCAAAGATTGTAAGCGTGACTGATGATCGTGTTTCCATTATGAAAAATGATTTGAAAGTCAATATCGTTTACGATGATCCTAATTCTCCTGATAAACCACTACTGTCAGAAACAGTTCTGAGAGAAGAGGCTATTAAAGCAGGAGTACCTGAGTTTGAAACCTATTATAAAAATTAAAAAATGGCGACAGAGAAGAAGAACAAACTCGTATTATTTTGGGAAGCAAAAGCTGGTGATAAGATCAAAGCTGCAAGAGCTTCCAAGTCCCTTCAGCGACAGGCTGAAATTGATGTAGCGAAGGCTCAAGAAGATTTTGAACTCGCTAAAGATGCTTTTGACGAAGCAAAAATGAAAGCGAAAGATGATCCGAAGGAAGGGTTCAAAAACATCGTCAAAACTCATCGTGCAATGGTGGTCGAGAAGAAAGATTTTGAGAACTCGATTGAAATCTACGAAGCTCTCTTTGAAGAGAAGCCGAGACTACTCACGTAGTCATGATACGGTTTGTCGGTGGTACGGTAGGTGGTGTAGCAGTAACCACCTACCATGACGTTAGAGTTCATATACGTCACGAGTTAAAAGAAGGTTATATTCCTTCAGCAAATGGTGATATGATCAGAGAAGAAATACCACTGAGAGAATTTTTAGGACGTATTTTTAAGGAAGGACGTGAAGTAGAGAATGAATTGTATCGGATAAGTAAGTGTATGGCTGGTGGTTATGGTTATAACGATAACGAACTGGATAGAGTCACTAATACCTACGATGTAATGTATTCTAATCTTATCAGAAGAGGTAAAATAGTCCTTGCTCAACATAAAATACGTACTGATAGCATGATCGGTGGTAGAGACCCTTACGATTTAGAAAGACGACAACTTATGGCAAATCAAAGTGATGATTATCGAAGACAAGCAATGATGCAGCAGATGTCCACTCCACCACTACATTATCAACCTCATGGACTTTTAGGTTTAGGTGGTAATACTCAAATAGAACAAGCTATTAAAGATGAGGCAGAGAGATCAGAAAAAGAAAAGAAAAAGCGAACAGATGATTTATTTTTCTTGACAACATGAGGATAAAAGAAGCATGGGAAATCATCGGACGAATAAATTCTGGTGAGATCGACTTCGGGGAACTCTCCGAGAATGAGAAGGAAGACTTGCTCAAAGCTGTCTTCAAGCTCACAAGACGATATATGGTTCTGTCCCGTATCTACATGATGAGAGATGTAATAAAAACTATTGCACTGATTCTCATTGTGTTATTAGGGATAAATATAATCGTTGAGATAATTAACTTATTTAAAAACTCTTAAAACCAAACAGTTATGTTTGAAAATCAAGTCGAAACGTATATTGCAAAAGCTCTCTTTGAAGAGGCAAAAGGTGACAACGCATTCCTGAATGAAAGCGAACTTGCTTTCCGTGTGACAGGTATGATGTATGCTGATAAGATCAAGTCCGAAGGACCTGTATCTCTTCGCTCTGTCAAAGGTAAAATGAGCAGAGTGCGTACCCTTTGTGATGAAGCCTCCAAGATTCTTCTACCACAGGTAGAGGTAATCGACGAAGTGAAGACCATTACAGGCTGGAAAATTGCTTCCGGAGCTGATTTGGAGTATATTGGTCAAGTTTTTCTTGGTATCAAACCAAGAGCAACTGCTGATGCTCCTGAAGCCGAAGCCGAAACTAAGAAATAATGGAAACTGATATTTTTTACTATCACGGAAAAACTACTGATGGTCACAGATTCACTATCGCTGGTCGTTTTCAGACTCTTATAGAGAATGAAATCAATAGTGACGGTGCTGATGTACTCATGCTTGGTATTTCTCTGTGTGGTGAACAGGATCAGTTTGCTAAAAGACTTGGCAGAATAAGATCAGCAGGAAGAATGAAATCCAAACGCATTTTGGGTAGAACATACTTCTCGCTGTATGAAGAAACACGACCCTTGAATTGGTTCGCAGAAAAGAAAGGTAAAGTCTTTGTTGAAGCAGCACAACTTAATAATGCGCTCAGCAGATCAAGTATAATGCGAAAATTCAATCTATAACACTACTTTCGCTACAGTAGGAAGCCTGAGTGATAATTCTGACTTAATTGTTAGAACTCACTCAGGTATTTTACTTTAGCATCAATACGAACCACAAACTAACATTAACATGGAAAAAGAATCACTCAAAATAAATCCCAATCCGGAAGAAGTCAAAGCTATCAAAAAAGAAGCGATTAAATTGATCACGGAACGTATTAACAGAGGAGATGAATTTCTCTACATCAGTGAAGGACACGCATCAGGTAACGGAGAAGCTGCTCTCATGATTGGAGGAAATACTAATAATCTTGCAAGAGTGTTGTCTCTCACAATGTCAAAAGTTCCTCAACTTCATGAGATTGTAACTACTGCTGTGGAAGCACATAATTATGCTAACAGTAGAGAAGGTATCATGGGTACTCTTAAAGATATGCTGACCAATCTTAAAGATAGTCTGGACTGTAATAATTGTGACAAGAAAGATGAATGTAAGATTAAAAATGATAGTATGGTAAAGTCACAAGGAGATTGTTAAACCCTTTAAAATTATAAAAATGGTAACAGATGAAGTAGAAGTACAACAAGGAGCTTTTAAAGAGTCCTTGTACAGGAATAACAGTAAAATCCGTAAGGATCGTGCTGATTCCATTATCGAGGATGCAGAACTCATTTACAAACGTGAGATCGAAGACCTCGATGTTCAAAAGAAAAAGATGTTGAGAGATCAGGAAAATATGCTTGATCTGTCTCCTACCGATGCACTGAGTCTGACTCTTGCAAGTGACTTTGATTCCAAAGTCTATGTGGATAAGGACATTGAGCTTGGAGTAAAAATCCGCAACGTAGAGATCAAACTCGAAATTGCACGTAAGCGTTATGCTTACTTATTTGGAGGGACCGAATAATGGGAGGAGGTGGTTATAGTTCACTCTCTCGTGGAGTGCGTCATGAAGTCAAAGGTACGTATGCAAAGTCCAGTGAGATGAATTTCATGCAACGGGAAGTCCATCATGAAATGAAATCTGTTGGTCTTGATTTTCGTGAGTCCAGAGATTCTGAAGAACATCCTGCATCTGTTGCAATCATTGTAGCACTGGATGTTACAGCGTCAATGGGAGAAGTTCCCAATCATCTTATCAAACACGGTCTTCCGAATATGATGGATGAGATTATCAAAGCTGGTATTGCTGATCCACAGGTTCTATTTATGGGAATTGGTGATCACGAATGTGATCGTTCTCCCTTACAGGTAGGACAGTTTGAGAGTTCTGATGAACTGCTTGACAAGTGGTTAGAAAGTACTTATCTCGAAGGTGGAGGTGGTGGTAACGCAGGTGAGAGTTATATGTTAGCATGGTATTTCGCTGCTAATCACACTCAAATCGACTGTCTTGAGAAGAGAAAAGAGAAAGGATTCCTCTTTACCATTGGTGACGAACCTGTGTTACTTTCTGTTCCCGGTCCTGCTTTGCAGAAGATTATGGGAAATGCTCAATATGGAACACTATACAATTCTACAGAACTTCTGGCAGAAGCACAGAAAATGTATGAGGTGTATCATATCCATATCAGTGAAACCTACTCCGGAGGCAGAAAGCACGTTAAGGATGGATGGAAACAGATGATGGGAGACCATTGTATCATTGTCCAGAGTAGTGACGAGGTAAGCTCTGTAATCGCTACAATCGTATCGAAGAAATCCGGTTCGACTGAGGGTGTAGAGGATACCTCCGACAATGAAAGTGTTGATAAGCCAAAAGAGGAGGAAATGCTATAATGGGAACGCCACATAAAGAAGAAAAGCGACATACTCCCAAGCGTAGAACTGCGGAGATGAAGGAGCTTCTCGATGCAAGTCTTGATGCCTTTGATGATCTGAAAGATCAAGCACATTTTGCCAACCTGATTCATGGATTAAGCATGGAAATGTTGGAAACAGTTGCAATCAGAGAAATGAAGCCTGTTGATGAAGGCTCGTGAAATGAGAACAGCAGTAATCGGACTTGGATTTGGAGATGAGGGTAAAGGTATGGTGGTATCACACCTTTGCTCTCATTTCAACAATCCTTTAGTCGTCAGATATTCAGGTGGACACCAAGCAGGTCATACCGTTGTACACAAAGACATCAAACATACGTTTGCAAACTTTGGGTCAGGTACACTGCAAGGATGTCCTACTTACTGGTCGAAATATTGTACAATTGAACCTGTCGGTTTACTCAAGGAGCTTACAATCCTTGTGGATAAGATGGGTACAAGTTTTGATGATGTGAAAATCTACATCCACGAAGAATGTCCTGTAACTACTCCTTTCGATATATTTCACAATCAGAAATTGGAGAAAGAGAAGATGTACGGAACTTGTGGAGTTGGGTTTGGTGATACTCTCGAAAGAGAAGAAGATCACTTCCATCTACATTTTTCAGACCTGTTTAACCCTACTATTTTGAAGATCAAATTGGAACAGATTCGTAAGTACTACGGTTTGTTCCATGTCCTTAAAGACATTGATGTAGGACCTTTTATGGAAGCTGTGGATATACTCAATGCGAAAAACGTATTTCCTCACGATGTCATTATTCCTGTAAAGAGTAATGAAATACCAGCACATCCAAATACCATTTATGAAGGCTCACAAGGTCTTTTACTTGATCAGGATATTGGATTCTTTCCCAACGTAACACGCTCTAATGTAGGACGTAAGCGTTTGGATGAGTTCATTTATGCTTATGATGAGGTATGGTATGTGACGAGAGCGTACCAAACTCGTCATGGTTATGGTCCGATGACTAATGAGGAGCATCCATTGAAGCTGATCAATAATAAAGGTGAGTCGAATCTCGATAACTTTTATCAAGGACAGTTTCGGAAGAGTATGCTTGACGTTGATCTTTTAAATTATGCTTTAGAGCAGGATTCTAAGAGTGTCAGAAACATCCAGACTAAATATCTGGTGATCACCTGTCTTGACCAAATGGTTAATTGGCGGTTCACTCAGGGCGGTCAGGTATTTGATTCTGGAAATGAAGAGAAGTTCATTGCGAATGTAGTGAGTGCTTTGAATTTTAAAGGAATGGTGTACCTTAGCCGATCCGAAAATAATGAACTTGAACAATGGAAAGGAGGAAAGGATGTCTAAAGTAATAAAATTTGAAGATTTTGACTTAACGCAAGTAGGTAACACTATGGAAATCGAAGGAGTTCTGTATGGCGATACGCTTGTAATGCTTCCGGACACTAAGGGTTTTATGTACCTTGAAATCCTCATTCCAACTCTTGAAGAGTGGGGAAAGATTATCCGACAATCCGACCTGAAAGAAATCGAAGGTATGTCAAAGGGTCAAAAAATTATCTTGCGGAAATCTACCCGACAGATCGAACAGAAGGTCTCTTGGGAGGTGTTCCGCAGAGACCATTATACCTGTCGGTATTGTGGTGCAGATGACCGACCCTTGACGGTAGACCATGTTGTAGTATGGGAAGAAATGGGTCCGAGTGTCCCAATGAACCTCATTTCGAGTTGTAAGAAATGCAACAACAAACGAGGCACAATGAGATACGAGGCTTGGCTTGAAAGTCCCTACTATCTGTCAAACGTTCCAGCATTAACTGTAGATGTAATCGCAAATAATGTAAGAGCCATAGCAGATATACCCTACATCAAGGAACACCTCTTACGCAACGTGAAGCGTAGCCGATGAAATGGCAACCGAAATGTGGCAGTTGTGGTAGAATCATAGGAGCTTCTGAGTTTGACAGGGATGAAATAAAAGTTGATTTTATTCCTGATACAGAACGCACCGTTGAATCTACCACGTATACACACAAACGTTGTCTTTAATTCACGATTCTCTAATTATCTTAGTAGCAATCTTTTAAATCTTTTTCTCATGGGAAAATTCAATGAGAAGAGTACGACCAAACACGTACCTTCTGAAACAAACGCAATGGGTTCCGCAGCGTATAAACTGGACCCTAAAGAAGAACTCGTATCTACTATACTGACTACTTTTGTACAGAAGTCTTACTACGAAAAAGAGAAGGAAATCATGAAACGCTTCCGAAAGGCAGCAGAGAATTGTGATCCTTTGTTCGTAGCAAAGACAGCTCTGTATGCTCGTGGTCCTGCGAATATGAGAACGTCTTCACACGTCCTTGCAGCCGAACTTGCTCCACGAATTACTGGACTTGAATGGTCTTCAAGGTTTTACAACAAGATCGTAAACCGGACTGATGATATGAGTGAGATTCTATCTTACTATGAAGGTATCATGAAGGGTAAGGGAGTTCCTAACGCTATGCGTAAGGGATTCAAGAAGTATCTTGAGGGTATGGACCCTTATCTGATTGATAAGTACAAAATGCCCGGAAGAGAGATTTCTCTTATCGACCTTGTGAATCGTATGCACCCTGTTCCAACTCAGTCTAACGCAGAAGCATTTAAGCTGCTCATGACCAAAGGTGGAAAAGGAATAGATAAACTCTATGGCTCGAAGATTCTTGAGAAAGAAATGTCCAAAGCTGGTACAGCTCCTAAAACAGCTCAAAAAACTGTTGCTGAAGCGAAAGAAGAAGCTATCAAGGACGTGCTGAGCAATGTTAAAGGTATGCCTATTTTTAACCTGTTGAGGAACCTGAGGAATATCATCCTCTACTCTCCAACAAGTGTTAATGCTGCTTGTAATCAACTCGTTATTCCTGAGAAGATTTACAAGTCAAGGCTCCTACCTTTCCGGTTCCTGTCTGCTCATCTTGAAATTACCAAGATGAAATATGACCTTAAAGAAGGAACATCCGGTAAAATTGTCTTTGAAGATGAAATTGAAGGTCGTGTTGCAACTCGTGAAGAGTTCACCAAGCTCAAAGCTCAGGTTCTCGCTCATCTTGAAAAGGCTGTTGAGCTGTCTTGTCATAATATCCCTGAATTGGAAGGTCGTGTAGCAATACTGATTGACCACTCAGGGTCAATGAGAGGAGATGGTGGAGGTAGTTCACTTGTCTCAGCACTGTCACGTACTACCAGTTCTGATATTGCAAACATCTTCGCTGCTATGCTTCTGAGTAAGCAACCAAGCGTATATGTTGGTCTCTTCGGAGATACTCTACTTCAGTATAAAGTAGATCGTGAGAAGGGAATCCTTGCAATGTCAAGGGATATGCACCGTAAAGGTAGTAGCTGTGGAGGTGGAACTGAACAAGGGGTTTACGTGTTCTTTGAGGAATTGATTAAGAGCCGTACTCCTGTGGACTTCATTATTGTGTTCTCTGACATGGTTATCGGTGAGAGAAACTCTTGGTATGGTGTATCAGGAGATCGTCGTCCCGGAAGGTTCCAAGACATCTTTAAGCAGTTCAGGAAACTGTATCCTACAACCAAAGTTGTGTCTGTTGATATTAGGCAGACATCTGGTACTACTGTGTTCAATAAGAACTTCGGTGTATCTCAGGTTGCTGGATGGTCAGAAAAGATTTTTGATGTAATCGCTGAAGGCGGTGCTGGTTATAAAGCCATCATCGAAGAAATCGAAAAGATCAAAATTTAATTTTCAGCTATACAGAATTTTATATATATTTGCAAAGAGAGTGACAATTAGGAGGCTTACTTCGTTACAAGTTCCATTATACTTTTACAGATAATCGTCTTCTTTGATTTTTCCTCTCTTTGCATTTTTAGTTCTTTGATACAAAAACATTATAATACTTGGGGGAATGTTGAAAAACACTCTCAGATACTTTCTCTGGAAGCAGTAGCCATTCAGAGAGTTACTTCGGACTTGGGTCTCAAAAACCCATTCCCCCGCTAAACTACAAGAATTGTGCTCAGTCCTCTGAGAGGCATTGAGGGGCTTAATGTTATCCCTTATTAACAGGTTCTTGTAGTTACGTTCTTTAAAATTAAATTGTAGTACCCAAGATGAGACTTACTTCGTAGCTCTTCGGAGCAATCGTAGGTTCGAATCCTGCTTTCCCCACGATACATTAACAATACAATGGGGAAATAGCCAAGTGGTCAAAGGCAACTAATTTTGGTTTAGTTAAACACTGATGCAGTCTTACTATTTCGTCTACAATTTTTTAACTTATTGGCAGCACCGTCTATTCTACGTCCGTTCCGGACAAAGGGTTGAATTTCCATGGCTGGATTGGTGCTGCCTCCCTTTTAAGGGTAGCAAGGAAGTCACTTACTTCGAAACGTAGCTCAGTTGGTAGAGCTTTTGATTGATAATCAGAATGTCGGTGGTTCAAATCCATCCATTTCGCACAATGACAGTGATCCCATTTCCTCCCTTATCCTATTTAATGCTTAAAGAGTAGCAAGGATAACACTTACTTCGTAGCTCAGTTGGTTAGAGCACAAACCTGTAAAGTTTGATGTCTCAGGTTCAATTCCTGACGTACCCGAAAGGGTCCATAGTGTTACCAGTTTTCTCTCTTTATTTAATTTCAAAGCTATGATCTACAAATTAGGATGGTTCTTGAATCTTATCCTACCTAAGTGGGTAGCAGGTATAACCATAGCTCCTTTCGGCATCTATCTCAGAGAAGATGTCTTCAGCAATTATCGTATCAATAATCATGAGAATATCCACTGGACTCAACAGATGGAAATGCTCATTGTATTTTTTTATCTTTGGTATCTATTTGAATGGTTAATCAAACTGTCCAAATATGGTAAAGAAGCCTATCGCAACCTTTCCTTTGAGAGAGAAGCAAAGCATGGAGAAATGCTTGACTACTATGAAATTGAAAGAAAACCTTACGCATGGATACACTACCTATAGGACCGTATAAGCCTGACGCTACTGAACACGAAGCCTTCAATCATGTCGATGAATTTGATATGTTTGCTACCCACTCTCCAAATAAAGGGAGAGGAGATTCTTTAGGTGGAGGGCAAGATATGTATTTCTGCTATGATGATACTCGATTTGTATTCTCAGCAGAAAAGTTGTGGTATTTCGACTCCTATGGAAAATATATAGGTCAGCGTCACCCTTTAGTACATCCTGACGATCATCCAATGAGCAGAGATCACTACATGAGTACCATGATAACTCTCAAGATGCACTATGACAGAACAGGGAGTACAGCAAGTATGGCAAAGATCAAGGAGATCACTGACAATACAGGCTACATCATCAGTAAGATGGCTCGTAGAGGACTTGGACTTGGTTGGTGGTCAAAAGCTATTCAAGGAAAGACATTCTATCAGTTTCTCTATCACATGATGGGAATCGTAGAAGCTGTATTTGTTTACCTACCAATGCACATGATATTTGCTGAAGCATCATTTAGCGAAGAAGTCGATCAATGGCAATATGTTCCTTATCCAGAAGGAAAGAGACTTCAAGAACTACCTAAATGGAAGCATTGGGTAAGCAAAGCCTGTTATCCTTCCTATGCTCTACAAAATGCTGGATGGCAGCTATATGTAACTGATAAGAACAAACTTCCTCTTCTCAGGAGGATTCACGAAGCTGTCTATCGTCCTATGATAGGCAAGACAAATTATGTACAGAAAATGCTCTTTGGAGTGAAAGGTATTCAAGAAGAGTATATTTCATTCTACAAAGCTATGATGGGTGGAAGATGGGGAGGTTATCTGAGCGAACGCAATGATCGTAATATGCACGTTCTTAACCCTCAACCTCACTACAACAACATAGATGTCGATGTCGCAAGAAAACTGTACAACGAAACTCAACTTTAATATTTATTGACCTCTGGTGTAACTGGTAACACGTTCCCCTTTGGAGGGAAAGAGTACAGGTTCAAGCCCTGTGAGGTCATCTAACGTTTAATATTTTTTATTAACTAAACCACAAACAAATGAAAAAACTATTTATCGCTCTGATATTTTCGAGCTTAATTACAAGTTGTTGCTTGTCTCAACTTCCAACTCAGTATGCCTATATAGATGAGACTTGCAGTGCAATGTTACCTGACTTTACTGAGATGGTAATTGTGGGAGATAATTGTAGTGTGGTAAATATCACACAGGTTCCCATGCCCGGAATAGTAATACAAGCTACAACTACGGTTCGTTTGGTAGCTACAGACGAAACAGGAAATCTAAAAGCTATGGATTTTGAGGTGGTAATAATGGATACTATTGCACCTACCATGATGCTCGATCCCGAATGGGTGAGTTATACCGATAAAGAAGTAGGTGAAATGTATAAAGTATTTTATGGTTGGGTACAGGAACAGGGTGATTACTACAATGAAGTGTACGCTGGAACAATAGACACACTTGTTACACCGGACACCACCTTGATATATGTAAATGACACAATGAGATATTTCCGTGGTACAATACCTATTTTCGAATATAGGATGGATGAAGGTTATTGGGCAAATGAAACTCCTGATTTGACAGCTTGGTTCAGATGAGAAGGCTCTGGATACTGCTGCTGATGGTTATGTCCATCAGTTGTTTAGCACAAATTCCAACTCAATTCTATCTTGCAAATGATTCATGCAACTTTGTTCTTCCTGATTATTCTCAGGCTGTACAGGTTCTTGATAACTGTTGTGTTGATAGCAACGGATTTTATCAGACTCCACATTCAGGAACACTGTTATTTCCCGGTTATGATATTACAGTCACGCTTGTAGGACGAGATTGTGCTGGAAATTCAGTTCAAATGACATTTGATGTAGTAGTGATTGACGAGGTTCCACCTACATTTTTCTATGATTCCACCCAATTCCTACCTATGGGTATGTATCAGAACGAGGATAGGATTTTTAAGCTCTATATCACGCTTGACAGTAGTAATTTAGACAATAACGGTAATCCAGACTATCTGACTTACTATCGTGATCCTAACCACGGACATCAACCTATTGCTGCAAATATCTATGACACCAACCCTGAGTTAGTGTCTTATCTGGATCATCCTGATGATTGGAGAGGAACGATCTTTAGAGCAGAAGGAAATTTTGACTTGACAAATGTGAGATTAAAGCTATATCGGACAGGATATGATCCATATCAGGAGGTAATAGTAGAAATCATGGAGGTTGTAGGAGATCAAAATCCAAGTATGATTCCTCTGAGTCAAGGTAGAAAACTGAGCAAAGAACTATTTACTGATTCAACAGGAGAAGGAGCATGGTACACTATTCCTATGCGGAAAATGACTCTCTATCACGGTCAGGAGTATGTAATTGTAACAAGGATCAATCGTGGTGACTTCGATAATAAGATTCAATGGAGAATCAATACTGAGAGCTATTCCGGTGGATTCTTAGTATTCACTAATAATGGTTCAGGAGAAGAAGGTCTGTGGCAGAGAAATCACAATAGAGACTATATGTTCGAAATTTGGGGACATAAAATATAGGGATTGCAGTATCGTCAAAAATTCTTATATTGGTTGTGTGTACGAGACTTAGACATCATGGCAGATAATCGTGGAGGATCAACAATAGCATATCATTCAAGCACCTGTAATTGCTGTGTATGTGGTAGTTCGAGAGGAGAACACAAGGGAGACAAGTCTTATCGCTACAAGAAGCGAGAGCAGCGATCCTGTGAATGTGGATGTGGTACGACCTTCATGTGTAAACATGATTCTAAAAAAAGATTTGTAATAGGTCACAATATGAAATAAAAAATTAAATCATGGGAAGAAAACCTTTAACACAAGAAGAAGCACAACAAAGAGTAACTAGGAAAGCAAACTCTATGTATAGTAATGAGGAACAAGCATTTGGTACAGGAAAAAAATTAAAAGACCTAAAGGATAAAGGTGGTTGTAAGTCATGGATGTGGTTTCTTCTGCTACTCGCAGCAATAGCGGTGGTAATTATAACAGCAGGTGCTTAAAAATCTACTCTGATACAAGCTCTTGACACAAATTCAGCGTCGCCATGCGGAGTGTGATTTAATCACAAGGAGCAGCAACAGAGAGACTTCTGTTAGGTAGGGACGGTGGTATCTGAGGACGGGGATGAGGCTTCAGCTAACAGATTTTATTAACTCCTAATATTTTTTATATGGATACATTAAAAGAAGCCAAAGAGTTTCTGCGAAGAAACTGGCATAAAGGTGCGTACTGTCCTTGCTGTAGTCAAAAGGTTAAGTTATGGAAGTATCAGATTCATAGTACAATGGCAACAGTATTGATAGAGCTGTATCACATGACACCTAACGAGTATCATCATCACGATGATCTGTGGAGGTTGGTAAAAAGTAAGTTCAATTTTCAAGCTGTTCATTGTGGAGATTTCTCCAAACTTGCCCTTTGGGAATTGATTGAACCGATGCCTAAGGATTACGATAGTAACAAAAAGGCTACAGGAAATTGGAGAATCACAGAAACAGGGAAACTGTTCGTTGAGAATAAGATAAAAGTTTCAAAAGTATTATTCGTATTCAATGGAAGGATATGGGGTAGAGAAGGAGAGGTCTCTATCATAGATACAGTAAGGAAAAAATTCAATTACGAGAAAATGATATTAGATCAACTGAAATAAAAAATGGATAGATTACTGGTAGAGACAAAAGAACTCAGACCAGAGTATCGTGAACGCAATCGCTTATGGGATAAATTCTATAAGCGTTTTTGTTTAACACTTGCTCTGATCTGGAAAAGCAGACCTCTTATTCATTATCCTCTCACTATTGATATTGAACTTGGAACTATGAAGTATGACTATTTCAAATTTGGAATAGAGCATACTCTTCGTAGGATTTGGAGATACAATGTCATTATGGGAGCGAGATTGGAAGGTAGGAATGTAGATTTAGACACTAAAGATTTTTATATCGAAACACTCTTAACTGATGAACAAGCTGTTGAAGATCAGCTAAATAAAGAACTTTTAGAACACTATCGAAATGGTTAAATTACTTGTTGTTGCTTTCGTTTTCTTAGCAGCTATCTATTATGTGGACATCATAATACGGATAGTTAAAGATGAGAAAGCAGGTGTAGTACGGTATAATGGTCCGAAGTTGATCATACCGTTCGCTTATTGGTTGTTCCCCTACAAGGAGAAGAAACCAGCGAAAAGAAAAGTTAAACCCAAAAAATCAAAAGAAAATGAAGCGAAGTAGAAAATTGTTAATTTTAGTAGCCGTGATCGGTATCCTGTTTTTGATCTTTGCATCAAAACTATTTGTAACCAACGATCAGGGATATTATCAAGCGAAACAGGCTTTCATCACAGGTAAAATGAGTGTTCGGATGAGTCCGGGAACTTATGGTCAGAACTTTGGTACGATTACTACCTATAAAGCCAACGCTACAGTCGGTTTTGGTAGCCAAGAAGGAGACATCTCTGCGAACTTGGACTCTATCCCTGTTGTATTTAATGAAGGCTCCTATGCGAAGATCGCAGGACTCATTAGAGTACAGCTTCCGAACACTGAAGAAGGGATAAAGAATCTTCTACAGGAATTTGCAGGTGGATATGATCACTTTATTGAAGCAGGTATTGTCCCTATTGTTGAGAACGCTGTTAAACTTGGAGCTAACCTCCGATCAGCCCAAGATGCTTACACCACACTTGCTCTCTTCCAGCAGTCCGTTCAGGACCAGCTTTCAAACGGAGTATATGTAACTCATTCAGAACGTAAAACGATTGTTAATGCTACAGGAGATACTGAAGTTCGTCAAGTGACTGTAATCAGTCTTGACAGAGACAGTATTCCAATGAGACAACCTAATCGTTTACAGGAACTTGGATGCAAGATTACATCTTGTGTAATTGATGTTCCCGGATTTGATGCAACTGTCGTAGGTATGATTGCCAAGCGTAAAGAGGAAGCAATGAAGACTGAACTCGCTAAACAAGCGGCTCTTAGAGCACAGCAGGATGCGATTACAGCAGAGGAGCAGGGAAAAGCTGATGTAGCGAAAGCAAAGTATGTCAAAGAGGTTGAGCTTATTGAGGCTACTACCAAAGCGAGAGAGAAATTTGAAGTTGCTGAGTTCAAAGCAAAGGAAGCTGCACAGGATAAGATAGCTAAGATTCTTGCTGCTGAAGCTGTGAAACAGGAGCTACTGATTGCTGATGGATTATCCGCAGCAGCCAAGTATCAGATTGATGCTGATGTTAAAGAAGCTATCGGTGTTGCAGAACACATGAGTAAGTGGGTAGGACCACAGATCGTCATGGCTGGTGGAGAAGGTGGATCAGGTGGTTCAGGTGTTGAGAACGCTCTGATGATCAAGATGATGATGGAATTAGTTAAATCTCCTAAATAATGCGTAAGGTATTAACAGACTTATGGACGATAATAACAAACTCAGTAAGAGAAATGCACGATCCTCACCAAAAGGTCCTTTGGATGCTTGGGTTCGTTGTAGTTTCTTTCATCATCGTCCTGTCTCTAACCGCTTTAGTCTTTGGTTTCGTCGAAAATTTGATCGAGATTATTGGCAATACGATCACGCAAACCGTAATCGGAGAATTTCCTGAAGTAAATGAATAACACTATCATAGAAGCATTAGGATTGAGGCATGACGAACTTCGAGAAGAGGTTGAAAACTATACTAACAATGTCGAAAATGCTCGTTATCAAATGAACCAGAGCAGAAGAGAGATAGCTGAGTACACGAAGTTTAAAGAGGAAGCAGAAGCCAAGCTGTCTGAAATTCGATTGGAGTTAGAAAAGATGGGAGAAATCTTCGACAATGAAGTTTGGAGAAATGTCGATAAGGTCTATGAGACACGTTGGGATTGCCGAACCGAGCAGCGTGAGGCTGCTTGACGGAAATTCTGTACCTTTACTCTATGAGTTTAGAAGGAAAACGAGTAGGCTATGTCAAAGTGGTAGAGGCTACTGATAGTTATGAAACATTTGTGACCAATGTCAATGCTGCAATTCAAGAAGCATTTGATTTAGGTATCGGAGTCTACGATATAAAATATGTCGTTGTAGAACTGAGAGCAGATGTTACTTACTCAGCACTACTGATGTTTGACGATCAGAGGAAGATAGACCCTCCTGATTAAAAGTTGTATCTTTATGACGTATATACATAAAAACTATAGCGTTATGAAAACAACTCAAATTATGAAGGGAGTGCTGTTGTCACTTCTATTGCTATTGCCGTTTGGAATCTTGATCGCTCAGGCGATTGAGCCTCCTACGGACGTAATTGATCTTGTGGTACGTTTTGACGTATTTATTGCGTCATTAGCTGGTTACGCAGCAGTTGCCATATTCCTTACCGGACTGATCAATGGTTGGTCTAAGATTACAAAGTCTTGGATGAAACAGGTTATCAGTTGGGTAGTTCCGGTTATCCTTGTAGTTGTCGTGAGCTTTTTACTTAAAGCTGGATTCCTTGCAGGAGAAAACTTTATTAAAGTCCTAATCTTTGGTCTTGGTGCAGGTCTGGTATCGAATGGTATATTCGATATATCCTTTGTCAATACATTCATAGGTTGGGTAGTTGAAAAAGTTGGAGGAGTAATTAAGAAAGAATAACACTAAGCCTAAAACTGAGAGAAGAGGGAGTCCGTAATGGATTCCCTCTTTTTTTTACCCTGAAAAATTTTGACGACAGGGGAGTTATTTGCGGTAAACCTGTGAAGCAGCACTCTTGACCTTGTTATACTGATTAGGTCCAGGCACGAGTTTCAAAGCATCCCTTACTGCACGACTCTGATCCTTGTTAGGACCTGACTGAAGAATATCTTCTCCACCTGACAACAGTGTTCCAGCAGAATGTAGAGCTTCTACACCATCAATAATAAGAGTGAAAGCAGGGATAGCATTTCTTGACAGACGTTCAAACTCCATCGGGTTAGTATAGAACCCAATGTCAGTCACAAGTCTTGAGAGCTGATTGATCAGGAAGTACCTTGCAGCACGAAGTTTTGGATCATCATCATCATCTAATCCTCTGAGAGCTAAGAAGGCTGCTGCGAGAGTCATGAGAATTACAATCTCTGTCATGTTCTTACGCATATTCGCTGCATCTGTATCAGTAAACTTGTCAGAAATCAGACCGTCAAATCCAGTACTTCTCCATATCAATTTCTTGAGAATTTCAAGTGGTATGCTTGCAAGCCTTGCACCTTTCTCTCCAAGACTACCTGCATCTTCGAAGTAAGAAACATAACTTTGATAGCGTCCTTTACGAATAAACTTCTTGCTTTCATCCTTTCGGTTAACAAGTTGATTGTCATCTACTACTCCACCGAAACGCTCCTGAAATCCCTGAAATGCCCATGTACGAAACTGACTAGCAGCACGACCAATAAACTTTCTCTTACCTGCGAGTGGAGTATCCGGATCATAGTTACCGTGATTCATCTTAACCACTTTGTCAATCCTCTGCTTCAACATGAACTGTTCATGATCAAGCTCCTCAGCTTTCTGCTTATCGGTAAGTTCCTTTCCTTCAAGACGTTTACTGACAAATTCCATTCCATCAGGAATAATCAACTCGTTCTCCTCGATGCTAACTGCATCCCAAAAACTCATTTCTTTACCGTCAACAATAACCATAGTCTCAAGCATCATGGCAATCATTACAGGAGATTGGTTCAGATATTCTGTACGAGACTGAATGTTGTACGGACCCATAAATTTTATTCTCTTACCTACTTTCTTAAACAGGGAAGCACTCTCACCCATTTTCCTGAGTTCATTCTTACTCTCCTTGAGTACATCGAAGTGATTCATCAGCACACGAACTTTCTTAGCTGTGTTGCTGATCTGATCCCAACCGTGGAAAGAGTTATTACGTGCAAGTGAATGGAGCGTGATAGCTGTTGCTCTACGGAAGTTCTTCATTGAGTAATTCCTACCGTCAGAACCTTCTATGACGTTGGAGATAATACCGAAACCAATGTTGGAGAATCCTGCAAAGATGTTCCAACCCATTCCTTTCAGTTGAATGTATTGTAGAACTGCATCTCCATACTTGGACACTACTTTAACACCACCAAGAGCATCCTCCTGTTCTTTAATAGCAGCAGATCGAGCATCGTATTGAGCCTTAGTTATCAGATTGTTGTCCCTCATCTCTTCGAGCTGCTCTTTGCTACGATTGATAACAGCAAGTACCTCTTTTTCTTTGGAAGTAAAACTCTTCTTACTGGTTTTTCCTTCAGGTATATTGGAGGGATAACCCCAATATGCTACGTCAAGATAGTTCTCATACATTTCTTTAAGGAAACTCATGCCTTCCTTAGGACGAAGCAGGTCCTTAAACTTATTCAATAGAGGCTCATTAGCAACGTTTACCTGTTGTTCAAGGCTGTTGTTGATTACATCTGTTGCAAGTCGAATTTGGTCCTCTATTGCAGCTCTGTGGTGATAGGTGACTGCCATTGAAGCAAAGGCTTTCATGACACGTCCGAGATCAAAGGAACTTTCCAGTGCAATCTCATCAGTTATCTTCTCCCTCCACTGTCGTTTGAGTTCTTCAGGTGGAGCTTTCTTATTATTGAATATATAATTCTGAGACTCATGGAGAACATAGTTATCAATACGCTCCTTCTCATCACTGGTATATTTGAACTGATGTTCCTTACGTTGTTCTTCAGCACCAGTCTTTGATAAATCATCCATGCGGAGGTTCTTCTTCATCTGATCGTACACCTCAGTGAACCCTTCCTTTAAATTTCCACCTTCAAATATAGCTTCGATGATTTTCTTGTCGATAAGCGGAATACTGTTCATGTCCATAGCCTTTACCTTGTCATAAGGAAGGTAATTTCTCAAGTCCTTGAGCATGTCCAGCATAAACTTGTGAAGCTCGTAATAGGATTCGTTATCATCTATCTGTTTGAAATTACTGTCGTAAGCATCATTTAATTTACCTGCACTATCTCTAAACTGAGCTTTCGGTACAACAGCTACGTACCGTCCGGTAGGAGTTGCACCAAGGGTATTTTCTGATCGCATAATAGTTGAGTAAGCAAAGGGAGAGTTGTTCAATTCCCACTGTACAATCTCATCTTCTGCACGACCCGGATCATTAGAGAGTCCTTCCCTAATAGATTGAGTTGTTGCTTCTCTGTCAATTTTATACTTCTCGACAAGTTTCTTGTTCAATTCGAGATAATCATTGAAACCTTTTTCACCAAGCAGAGCTTTCATCTTATCGGTTTCTCTCTTGATGTCATCCTGAGTAGGTGGATCAGCATCACTAAATCCTTCTTCCCAAAGAAGTACATGAGCATTAAAGAACTCAGTATTCTCCTGCATCCAATTGATATAGTCCCTGTTAGCTCTCTCTATAAAAAGCAGTTCCTTACTGGTCAAGTCTCGCTTTCTATTCATGTTGATGCTTGCTCGTCTTCGATCCTGCACATCTTTTTCTGTTTCCATGTAGTCGTAGGAAAAACGATGTACCAGATTCCCTGTATTCTTATCGCTATCGTTATTGAATTTTTGACGAAAGATGTTGAAGTTAGTCAGACCTGTTGCTTTGATTTTTGCATCAATCTCCTTACCCATTCCCTCAAGTTCAAGACGAGCAGCATTGTTAGCCTTCTTTACCCATGATGCAGTAGCCTGAAGGAGAATGTTATTTATCTCAGAGATGTCAAGTAAATTCTTTGCAAAGAAATTCACATCCCTACGTGGAGCGTCAATATCAATATCCGTATCTTTCAAGTTCCGAAAAGTCCGTTGAGTTCTTTTAGTCAAAAGAATTTTACGTTGACGCACGAGTTCATTCTCGAACTCTATGGCTCTATCCCTCCACTGAACAAACTCATCAGTCATTTTCTTTAGAGTTTCATTGCGAACTTTATATTCACCTTCATCATAGAATATGTGCTCACCTGCTCCACCCTCAAAGTCACCTGCTTTCTTCCATGTATTGATCATACGCTGTGCAAGATCAAGGTCTGCGGCAGAAGCAAGTAACCTCTGACCTTGTTTATTTCTGTTGAAAAGGATGCTCTCAATTTGAGTCAGGTCGTCCTCAGCATACACACCGATTGACGCAAGTTCTTTGAGTGTAGAAATATCTTTAATGTCCTGTTCAACATCATCAATCGCTAAACTAATATCACGGAGATGTTTAGAGTTTGCTATCTTAACCTTAGGGTCGGTCTCTGTTTCATTTGCTTTGATGAACTGACCTTTGTTTTTATATAAAGAGTTCAACTTCAGTCGCTTCTGTTGAATAAGAGGCTCAAATTTAGGACGACTTGTAAGTTCAGCTTCCTCTTTGGTTTGCTCCTCCATCACTTCCTGATCCACATCATTTGCATCAGGATACCTCGAAAGGTGATCGGTATCATCACTTGGATCATACACCTCTTCGTAGGTTTCCCCCTCAGGGAGACTTCGAGTGGTATCATGAGATTGCTTCCTGTCACGTTGCATTTTTGCCTGAGGACTCTTAGGTAAATAACTCACGTCGAGCTTAGCAGTATAGGTATTGTTAACACCAATGCGTTTGAACGTGACAAGGTGTGAAGTTCCATTTGCAAGATTGAAACGCTCAACGTTCTCTATGATAGTCATTATATCCGCAGGAATATAAGGAGATTTACCCATTCCAATCTGCTTCTTCAGAGTTTCCTGAGAGATAGCATTGGGAATAGTATAGTTATGAGCTATGTACGCACGATACGCTTCACGTTCTCCAACGTGAGCGATCATGGTTTTCCATTCCTTTATACTCTTATTCGGACATAATACTGCCATATCAACCTCCTTTACATTTCCTTATAAATGTATCAAGTTCTTTGTCAGATACAAAATCTTGTGGTACGAACATCTCAGATTGTGAATCACTTTTCTTAATGTCTCCGAAGTTCACAGTCGCTACATCATCTACCATACTTGTTGCAGCATCTATACCCGGATCGTTTTCAGACTGATCAACCTGTGAAGCTGCAACACCTGCTACGTCATCTGTAGCATTAGGTTCAGCAGGAGCTTTCTTCAGCTCTTTCTTTTCCTCAGGTGTAACCTTATTCTCAGGTGGAGGTACGGGTACTGGTTTGTCTACGAAAGAGTTACCACCCTCAACGTCTTTTCGTGTATGGATAGTAAGAGTCTTCTTAGCAGCTACCGCAATAGAGTATTTGTACTGGTTACGAAGGATGTTTGTCTTCAGTTTGAGAGCATCCTCAGTAGCATACACATTGTCAAACTTCATTCCACGAGACTTGTACACAGGTAATGCGTAACCATAACCAAGTTCAGCACTCGCTTCACCGTCACCTATCTTTACATCGACAGGAAGTATATTCTTTTTCTGGAAATCGTAGAACTTGACGTATGCAATAGCTGTAGCTCTACCCTGAGCAGCCTTACCAATGTCAGAGAATAACTTTTGTCGTTGAGCAACATACTTGTCAAGATTTGCTTTATCACGATTGATGATAAAAACTTCCTTACTTCTCAAGGCTCCACCTATCTCATATTGAACGGTGATAGTCTTACCCATGATCCCTGAGTTGTTTTCCACCTCAGGTTTAATACGCTTGATAGTATAGAAAACTCCTTCCTCTACGACAGTATCAGTAAGACCTTCCTGAAGTGTTTGGAGTCCTATCAGCTTCTCACCTACAACAAAATCATTCTCAGCTCCGTCACCGTGGATCAGAGTCCTCATGTGATTATTAAGTTTCTCTGCATTTGCAGCAGAGGCAGCAAGTATAACAGTTGAGGTAAGCTCGTCAGACATGTCCATCGCTGCTTCCTGAAAGAAGGAATCCTCATCCTCCATATATATTACACCTTCCCCTTGATCATTCATAGCGTTCACATACTTGAGTCCACCGGAAGACTTATTGAGGTTGGTACGAAGCGTCTTAGCAAAAGCTGCTATCGGATGAATCATCTCGTTACTCTTGCTCAGAGTGTAGGTATTTTCTACCTCGAACACCTTACTCCGAAACTCTTTGAACGGAGAAACCTGAGCAGGATCACCAATGAATAATACCTTGGTATTGGACTCCTTTGCTTTCTTTACAACGTGGTCATACACAGCCTTGTTGATAATCTGAGCTTGATCAACAACAACGACATCGTAGTTTCCTAATGATCCCTTTTTTGTAGCAGCTTTACCTAATCTGTAAGCACTAATTGATCTGAGACCTTCATTTCTACGTAATCCGAATAGGTTATGGAAACTCTCACCTTGAACACCTGTGTCCTCTTCAAACTCTTGTGTAGAAGAGTCAAGCAGAGAGCTTACTGCTATATTGTCAGCACCGTATTCCTCTGCAAGTTTCTTAACAATTCCTACTCTCCCTGTGTCAGCAAATGTACCAAGAGTAAAGATATTCTCTTCAGTCTTCATCCAATTACGGATAGCATTTACAGCACCAAGTTGATCTTCGGTAAAGGTAATTATCTTACCACCTTCGAGATGTACTTGATTCTCAGGAGTATGAATCTCACCCTGTAATGGTGTCCCTTTCTTGACACGGTCATAAGAACTGTAGTAGTGTCGTCCATCAATATCAATCCAATCAGTAAGGTTTCCTACTGATTTCCTAGCTCTCAGGATTGCATTGTCTTCATTACGTAGAGTAAAGTTGTAGTTGGTCACAATCCCATCTGACTCTTCTTGATAAGTCTCATTTCTCTCACCTGCTTTAGCAGTTTCTTCTGGTGAATTTTTAGGTGTAGTTGCCTCTGGTGCACTCGGAATCTCAGCGTTGTCACCGATAAGAGCGAACTGAATACTTGCAACTCTCGTCTTACCAAGCAGATACTCAGTGTTGTTCACGAACTGCTGCTTACCTGTTGCTCTACCTTCACGAACGAAATAAGCATCACCCTCTGCACGTTCATGAATTTCAGAGATATTTACAGGTTCAATCTTGGTGATTCTTGCCATCACAGTACGACCTTGTTCATCAGCGATATATATCACCTCTCCCTCAGTATAGTAAGGCTTCTTGGTCTTCTTATTGTAGGTAAGTTCCCGTGTAGTCTGAGTCTTCTCACCTGAGAGAACCTTATCAAACTGTCCAGCAAATTTCATTGTCATTACCTTACCATCATTGTCATTACTGACAATCAGATCAAGAGTAGCGTTGATTGATTTCTCAAGAATACTTCCTTTCACAATATCAAATCCCATAGCGTCGAGGAGCTGTTGTAACTTCTCTTTCAGGACTGCCCAAAAGGTTCTTACATCATCACCTGCTGGAATCTCATTCAGAAGTTGCTGGAACTCAGGGTTAGTCAGAGCCATTGAAATGAACTCCTTGACATCATCCAGACCATAGTAAGTATCAATCTCAGCCTTGCTGAATTTCTGAGCAGAAGGTTTGTCTGAACGTCCTTCTCTGTTTTTCTTTTTAAGCTCATCCAGTTTCTTAGTAAAGAGATCATACTTTGCTTTATGAACAGGGTCTTTAAGAATAGCTGTCCTTGCTCTACCCATCAGGATATTAAGAGACTGCATAGCAGCGAGTTCGCTTCGTGGTCCACCTACAATCCAAGTGAAATCAGGATTCTTTTTTGTAATCTCATCATACGTTGCTCTCCCTGATTCAGTCTTACTATTACGGTGCTTGTAAACCAGAGCTTTATATCCAGTAAGACCATGAATCAATTCGTGCATGAATACACGCTCCATCTTATCTCTTGAAAGATTCTCAATCTTTTTCATAAAGAGCGTCATGGTATGAGGATCATCTGGTTGACCTTTCTCTTCAAGATACCTCCATGTACCTGCTGCCTCGGATTCTCCATTAGAGAGCTTCATAACTGTCTTCGGTGGAAGCTGATCCACATTTTCAAGCAAGGTAGATGCAAGAACCCTGTTGTAAGGGTTGTTCGTTTTCAGAACAATATCATTCAGAATAGCTTTTGCCTTCTCACGACCAGCAGTAAAAGTCTCAGCAGGTTGTGTCTTAGCAATAATACTTGATAAGGTATCTTCCTGATCAACCTTTGGTGGTTTAGTACCAAAAGTGTCAAGCTCATGGTTAAGTTGAGCGACAGGAATGTCATCATTTGCAACAACATCTGTCCCATCTTCTACTGAGACATCAGTGATACCACTTGTGGGAGTAACTCCTGCTGGTTCTACCTCTGGTGGTGAATCTGTCTCTGCTGGTTCAGGTTTGACAGGAGCAACTGGAACTTTGTTCAGCTTGATCTGACTCCCTTGTGTCTGACCGAGGTCCATAGCAATATTATACTCTGCTACACCGAGTACTCCAAGAACATCTATCTGCTCATAGATAGCATCGACAGCATTGAACTTGAATAACATAGAGTTTTTCTTGTTCGCCTTTGAGTACATTCTCAGGTACGGAGGTGGATCTTTTTTCTCCTTGTTTTGGATACCAAGTCTCTTTAATCCTATGGCGTTCAGCTTGAAAGTACGAGTCTTCTTGTTTACTTTACCACCTTGTATATCATTAGAGTTTGCACTCCTTACTTCTTTCGGATGATGCTGGAAGTATTGCTCGACAAAGGGAGAGTTAGCATATATATCATCTCTGGAACCTTGGAAATAAGCAGGATTCATGGTCTCAAGATTCATCGAAGTAGTCCTGTACCTACTGAGTGTCTTTGCGAAAGGCATTGTTGCGAGATATGCAGCAGGGATATACTTCACGAACTGTACTGCTTCCTGAATACCACCTGTGACATAGGAGTAGGTTACAAGGTCTTGAGCAAGTTCCCTTAGCGTGTAGTCTTCACCTTTAAATTTACCGATGATAGGAGACTTACCTTTACGTTTACCACTCCTTACAGTTTGCTTGATTGCATTGACAAAAGCATTGTAGATATAGGTTTCATCCTGACGATCAGCAGTAGATGCCCTGTACTCAATAGTAGAAGGCTCACCGTTGGTCTTGTACTTGATGTCAAGTAGTTGTATCAGAGCATTGGTTCTACCAATCTTTGATTCCTTGATTTTACCAAGTGCAGTAGCAAGAGATTCCTGATTGAGAACAGGTCGTCTGATTTCAATACGCTTACCTTTATCATCAAATGCAATCTCCTTCTCAAACTTATCGTACAGGAGCCTGTCACGCTGTTCCTGAATAGTACCTTCATACAGTCCGAGAGTAGTATCACTATACATGAAAGACTTTAATTGTCTCCATATCTGACTTCTCCGGTCTGCTTTTGCAGTAGCACCAAACTCATCTGATCTGTCAGTGGACATACCCTCGACACGATCTATCAGAGATTTGATTGCATCATCTTGATAAGGGAAGTACTTACTCCACAGCTCATTATTAGTAAACAATCCGTATGTTGTAGCGAAACCGTTGATAGTCTTAGGTTTAACCTTGTACCATTGGTTCCCAAATTTACGAGCAAACCATCCATCTTTTCTGAGTCCTTCAATAGTCTCACCTTGCTCAACCTTGTCGATCTCTCCGATTAACGAGAACGCACGTTTTATAGGAGACTCCATCAGTTCGAAGACAGCTTCTTCTTTCATCTGAGATTCCATGACAGTTTTACCAACACCTTTACTGTCAGTATTGATAGCAGACTGAACACTTTGGAGACTTCTTCCGTATCCGTCAAGCTCAATGAACTTGTCAAGTATATCGTTCTGAGCAACCTTGTAGTTAGGCTCAAGAGGTCCTCTTGCAATCCATCCACTCATGTTATCAACATCAAGCGAGTCACCACCATATACATAGGTAGATGAGTCTCGTTCTTCCTTAGTTGTCTTGTACTGAGGCTTGTTCATTACTATCCTGTAGGCTTCTAACTCACGATTACCATAGAAGTCACTGGTCATACTGCTGAGCTTTTCAAGCTCCCTGATATAATCAATGATGATGTCTTGAGATAGGAAGTAGGGTACTTCATCTGAGAAACCAAGCTGATTCAGAATCTTTGTAACCTTAAAGGTTCTGCTATTCACATGAATCTTATCAAGAATCTGTTCCTTCTCGTTGTCAACAGAAGCAGACTGATAACCAGAAATAACTTCTGATAGATAATATTTTTGATCAATGGTACGTTCTTCTGAGAGTAAACCATTCGATTCCAATCCTCCGAAGTTGACATAGATAGGTTCATCTTCAACGGTCAGAACAAGGTCTTTCCCTTGAGCCACAGCGTTAAACATACTATCCTGAGAGAAAGCTCCTGTACCTGCAAGACCTGCGGTAGCATTTTTAAACTTCCTACGTTGATAAGTGTCTGATAACCCTGTGAATAACGTGTTCCTTGCCGGTTGAATAACGTCTAAACGTGGTGCTATTCCTGAATGATACACAGTAAATGTTGCACCAATGTATTGCAGGAACTCTATGAACTGAGTATCCACATTAGGCATATCACCTACGACAAAGGTTGCTCCTTTTTCATGAGCTTCTTGTATCGTTTTGATTGTTAGATCACTAAGACCTGTCCTATTAGTCTCACCATTTCGAGCAAGCATTACTATATCACCCTTTTGAATGTCATCTACATTCGAGAGCATCACACTGTTACCTGCCATATCCTCCTCACCGGGAACTTCTATTGCAGGTTTAGTTTTTGTTTTGTTTGCAATCTGCTTTCCTGAGGTGAAGGTGGAAGAATCATAATTTCCGGGAGATAATTCACCGACAAAGACAGTAGCTACTTTACGCATTGCTCTGTCTTTCATGTCACCTTTAGGAGTTCCTCGTCCGGTTGCATCATGACCACCATCAAAGCTGATAACAGGTTCAGTTACTCTGGTCAACTTCTCTCTCTGTTCCCTCAAACCCTCGATGTCACCACCGATACTATCGAGCTTCCAGACTCCAAGAGGTTCTACAATCTGAGCCTGAACAACCTTATTTGGATTCTTGTGAACACCAATATGAATATCAAGAACTTTGTTCTGCAAAATCCTGAGTTCATCTTCAAGTTTTTTCTCCCCTTCAAGTCCTTGTTGTGGCTTACGGTGGACTCTCATAGCTCCTATCTTATCGACAAAAGTAGAGTACATATAGGTGTAAATCTTGTCCACGTCAAAGTCAGAACCCATCTGAGCAACATAGTCCTTTGTACCAATGAATAGGTCTCCGGAAGATTCCGGTAAGAAACCTACAATTTCGATCCATGACTGAGAGTTTGGTCCCTGATTAGGAATCCTCATACCGAATAACTGAAGGACTTCATTTGGAACTTTGTCAGTATCAAGAATTGTTACACCGTTTACGACTTTAGTAAAGTCTGCCATCTTCAAGGTTTTACCATCTGCCGTTTTGAATCTCCAAGGAACGATAGCCTGTGCAGGTTTTACTACACCATTTTCTGTTCGCATACCATGTAGCTTCCCTCTCCAAGCAGAGGTAAATGTAATTCCTGTCATCTTATTGATAGCAGCAGTAGCTTCTTCACTTGAAAGCTGTTTGGAAACTGCATCTGTTTCGATCCCTTGTTCTGCACCAAGTATGTAAGACAAACCAAAAGTCTTCATCTTGATAATATTGTTGGTAACGATTGAGTTCAATAAGGATTCGTACTTGTTAGCAGAAGGAGAGGCATAAAGAAATGTAAGGTCTTTGTCGATAACAAGTAATTCCCTGTCAGAGATAGGATAGTTCCGTTTCTTTGCTTCTTTGAGTAGAAGATTTCGGAGTAACATCGGATCAATTTCTCCGGTCTTTTCATCAACAATTTCATTCATTAACATATCATACTGAATGGCATGAAGACGATCAAAGATTTTATGGTACTCTTCCTGTAATTGTTCTCCTGTATAACCCTTTTTAATATGCTCTTGATATTCTTCTTCTGAAGCGAACCATTCTTTTGGCATCTTGAATCCATCAATCTTTAACATGTTGATAAACAAGTTCTTCGAAGCCTGAGTTACCTTGTTAATAGTAATCTTAGTCTCATCATAAGGAACTGTTTGCTGAATCCTGAATCCTTTACGATTCAAATTCATGGTAGCATTTGCAAAAGATATGTCAGCAGCAGGCATGATCTCACCGTCCACGAATATATTTGCTGGATTACTTACATTACCTACCTTGACTGCTGTGGAATATGCTACACGAGAGACTCCGTCCCGTTGCATAGCAATACGAATGTTGTCAAGTGGTGTACCTCTGGTTAATTCCGGAAGCAGTGGAAATGAGGATGATTTAATATATAATCTACGTTCAAATCCTGCTTTGGTATCCATGATATTGTCAACGAATACAGGCTTCATCGGCTGCATCACCTTACCAAGCAATGCTTTAGGAAGATTTTTTCCAGCCGTAAGAAGTTTTGATGCCTTCTTAAAATCTTCATCAGTGATTTCACCTGATTGTTGCATGACATACAGATGCTCTTCCCAAGTGGTATATTCCTGAGCATCAGCTTCTTTAATATTATAATAAGCTCTACTCTTTAGAAACTTTTTGGTCTTCTTTTCGTAAGTCTCAAGCTCATCGAATAGTTCATCCTGAGTAATCTCGTTAGCTTCAAACTTTTTCACAATAGGCTTTAGAGCTTCATACGCCTCTTTTCCATCCAGAAGGATGGTGTTGTGTAATGCAGCAGTAGATACAGCTATATTATCTGCTAAGAATCCCTGTACATAGGTGTTCTTTGCATTGTCCTCAGATTGTGCAAGCTCAGTTCCCGGAGCGATGTCAGCAGCAAGACGTTTACCCATATTGATATAGGTAGCCTTTGCATCTGCTGTAAAATCATAATTAGGATTTACACTACCGTCACTAAGATGTCTTTCTATACGATCTCCATTTTCATTCCTGTTCACACCTGCAACAGTAAAATAAAGAGCAGGATCACCTGTAAACATCTTTGCTACTTCTGCGTTACCGATTAAATATTGGAATACCATATCAGTAGCAGCAGCTCTCGAACGGTTGTTTCCTTTATCAGTTACTTCAGCGAGAGGATTTTTAGTTCCATTTCCAGCCATGTACTCAGTATCAAGAAACTTCTTATTGGTTCCTCCTAATCCGAAATCATTCCAATCGGAGAGCTTCTCTGTAACAAGAGAGTCAACATATCTACGTGCCTGTTCCCGAAGGAACGGACGTAGGTCAGCATCTTCTATGATAGCAGGATTTAAGTCTCCATTATCAAGCCACATCTCAGCTACATTATTCAACTCAGGGAAAAAGATAAACTGTTCTGCTCCATCTGCATATTCCTTACTATCAGGAGTAAAGGTCTCCTCGGCAGTATTCCGTTTCTTCTGCTTCTGATACTCCACGATCCTTTGAGCCTCAGGCATAATAACGTACTTGACCAGAGCATCCATACTCTCGTCACTCATGTATCCCTCATCATCGAGTATCAAATCATGAGCAACAATCCGTAGTCCCATCACAGTTGTCTTATCTGAGGTAGTAGGATAAAGAATTTGAATCACGCGATTCTCTCCACCAGATTGATCAGCTTTGAATGACTGTAACATTCCAATTCGTGCAAGTTCAAGGTCAGCTTCACCCATCTTGTGCATCTCACGATTCTCACGAGAGGCATCTCCTTTTCTTTTCAATGGTTCAAGAGATGCAACCCAATATGAGAGATTTTCTTTTAGAGCATTAGGCTGATCTTCAGTAGCTTTTTGCTTCAGGAGATCAAGCCAAAAAGATGTCTTGTTAAACTTCAGCTTAGATAGATTTTCTATCAGCTCGTTCTCATCAAGATTTCGTGTTAGTTCCCTTGCACGTTGAACGATAAACTTGTTCTGGTTATAGGAGTACACTTTACGATTACCTGTACGGTGAGAGGTACTGAAGGAGAACATTCTGTTCTCGGCTTCTTGTCTTGCAAGATTTGCAATTACAGTATCATCAAGCACTCTTGATTCAAGTAGTGCAGTAGCTCCCGGAGTGAGAACCCTATCATGGAGTACTTTGAGTAAGCCTCCCTTTACTTTTATCATTTGAGGAAGGCTCTGCTTACGACCTCTGTGTATAAACTTCCCTTTCATTATATTATCGAGAGTCTTGTCATGCAGGTCGATACCAAATATTTCAAGGTAACGCTCAATCTTAGCTTTGGTAAAACCTTTTCCACTTGTCCATTGGTTCCAGATAGCGTTAGCTTCATTCTTGGCTTCCATTGTCAAGACGAGCTTCTGATCCTCACCCTCTTCTTGCTTCTCTCCTAAAGTATAAGCTACCTCGTTAGACTGAATGAGATTTTTCCACCAACTATTCTGAACAACTCGTGCATGTGCATTTACATCTGACTCATGCTCAACGAGTTTATATCCACTACTGGTTTCCTCAAGCATTATGAAACGCATATTGGAATAGTGATTGGTAAGTCCTACCACGAACTGATTCTTAAGTTGCGTAGAAGAATTATCCATTCTATTTACTACATCTTCGAGAAATGGAAAGGCTTCATAATTCGTTGAGATTTCTGCAATCAGCTTCTTGAAGTTCGGCTCCATCCCTGTGGTGATACGCTGTAGAGTCTCATACACAACCTGAAATTCCATGATCATAGGTGCACCAATGTTCAGGTCAATTATGTCAATGTAATTACCATCTGCATCCTTCTGCTTCTCACGGATTCCGGAAAGCAGTTGCTTAATCTTAGCTGAGACACCATCGGCAGGATTTCTTGTCAGAGCAGTAATGTCACTCCAATTTGCATTTTCATTCTCCTGCTCCTCCTGTTCCTCAGTGTTTCCCTCGTCAGTCAGAACAGTTTTAATTGATCCAATGGTTTTGAGATTGTCTATGGTAAGAGCCTTGAGCTTATCCCAATTGTTTCCAATAGCCTTGTAATGAGCAAGTTCCTTTTCCAACTGTGCAATAATATCATCACGTCCAGCTTTCTGTGCCCTTCTCATGTCGATTCCGACACTCTTGATATTATCATCTACAAGCTCTTTCTTCAGTGCAGCATAATAAGGATCAACTTCAATACGATCTTCACCTATTCCTGCATCCTGATTCTCCTCTCCTACAAATAATGCTTCAATGACTCTTGATCGCATATAGCGAATCATACTGTCCTGAACACCTGTACCTAATTCACTTATAATAACACCTGAGAGTTCCTTGGTTTCAGGATGAATCCTCACCTCACTCAATTCCTGCATCCTCGCAAGATCATCTTCATCCATAGGAGTACTTGCAGGAAGGAGAGCACTTACTGCATCATCATCAAGTTCTTCACGCAGTCCAAGATTCATTCCGCTACGTCCAACGCTTACAAACTCCTCTTGTTTAGGAGCAACAGCAGGATCAACAGCAGTATCTCCAATTTCATCAAGTTCAGCAGGAGTAATATTTTTTGGATTATCAATCGCTACCTGTATGATAGTATTAGCAATATCCTGCTTGACCTTATCGTTTGTAGTTTCACGGAAGTTTACAAGATGTTGCTTGATTTCCTTACGAGCTTTCTTCCTACCATCAGGCTTTTCTACGGTTTCAATAAGGTCTCTCTTTTTCTTGTCAGTCTTAGCTCTCTTTTCTGCGTATGTAATCTTACCGCCTGTGATAACTTTGATACTTTCTGCAAACTCAACTGCTTCATCTTCAGTATCAAACTCTTGAGTTACAACTCCCTCACCTAATTGTGAAACCACCCATTTATCACCTACTTGTGCTATGGAAAGACCTTCTTCTTCTTCAACAGGAGCGTTAGGATCAGGTACATTCTCATTCTCCTTTTCGGTGACTCCGAGGATTGAGGAGAAATCCATCTCAATGACAGGTTGAACGGTATAGACATAATTCGGGTCTGCCTCAGTTCCTATATTGTGAGAAAGGAATGGAAGCTGAGTCATATTTCGGATATAATCATTATAAGACTCAGGTGTAACTTCACCATCGTCACTGATGTAAGCTACCTTTTGCTTACTGTTAATACCGTCAATACTCGTGTGACCGTACATCTTCATAAGATCAGCAGTAACGTCATCAAAGAGTTCATTCCTACGCTCAATTGATAGCTTGGACAAAGACTGCCTACTCATATATGTGTATGTAGTCTTCCTTCCTGTACCAATGGTAAAGTTCATATCATCCTCACCATTCTTATTTTGCCACGGGTGAATGTGAGCAAACGCATCTGTAGTACGTTCTGCTGGAATCTCATCGTCAGTAGATATTTCACGACCAAGATATTCTCCAAGGTTCTCATAGTTATCTGTACCGTATGCGAAGTTGTTGATATACAAACGAATAAATTTCTTGATACCTATTCCTGTACGGATATTTATACCAGTTTCTTTCTGAACAGCATTAGCAGTAACCTCATGCTGAGGATTCTCTCTCCAATAGTAGAATACTTTGAGAGCATTGGTAATAGTATCTGCCACCTTCTGATTCTCAGAGAGTTTCATGTTCTTGAGTGGAATAGCAATTCTACTTTTATGCTCTCCTACAGGGACAAGAACGTAAGCAATACCTTCTTTAATCTTATCTTTTGAATTGATGACATCACCACCTTGCCAATTCTTCTCTCTTGTCTCAGCGTAGGTCATATTCCTACCAATAACAATCGGAGGATTACCTTTCATAGCATCAGCTAAAGTGTGCATACCCTCGACACTCTCGAACAGAACACCATTTGACCTGCTACTGATTTTTGTTTTGAAACCTTTTCTACCTTGAGCAATGATGTGATCTCTGATCTTTCTGCTACGTGCTCTATCGACATCTACGTCACCGGAAACACTGATAGGGTCTATCCAAGTAGTTTCATGCAGGTATCCTATTTTTTTACCTTTAGCGTACACTGCAATAGGAACCTGATCACGGAATCGCATTGTTTGTTCTTCCTTACTACGATCTTTCCATGAGAGTTTTTTATCTCCCCACAGGATAGGATCGTCGATAGCTTTATTTTCAGAATAAACCTCAGTAGTTGCATCGTCTTCAACCACGAGTTCAATTTCAGTTCCAACAGGATACTTATCTGCATCGAGAATTTCCTTCTCAAGCATACCCTTGTTCAACTGGTTAGAACTATCCCTTCGGGCAAAGATATTCCCGAATCTAATTTTTTCGTATGACCTTGATAAGTAGGCAATTATAGATGCACCAGCAGTTGCCTTTCTCGTATCAACTTTTTCAATTCCCTCTTCCTGCTCCTCTTCGGAGTGCTGATTCTCGTGCATTTTTTCAGCAAGCTCCTTCTGCTCCGCATCTACCTCTTCATCAGTGCTATTGGTATATTGACCCTGATAATTGATTCTCTCACTCTCCTGAGCCTCTTTACGTGCTTCACGTTGATCTGAGGAAAGAGCTGTGTATTCACTGAAGCTCATATTGGAAACGGTATGGTCTTCATTTGCCATAGCGTATATCAATTCAATAGTACGGAACACTGAATCAAAGTTTTCAGCACTATCATGCTTCATGAGATAAGTCATAAACTCATCAAAACCTGCATTTGGATTGTCCGTAAACCCTCTGACCTGTTCCATCATTTTCCGAACAGTCTGTATTTGTTGAAGTAGTCTTGCATCTTCATCTACCTCTTCATCAGCCGCAAGTGCAGCACTGGTAGCATCAGGAGGAGGTTTTTTCCTTCCGTGAAGATCATCAAGAAAATTCGATGCTGTTTGATCAAAATCATCTTTCAGCTTGAGCTGATCATCATTCATTTTTGCACGATCAACCTCATCAGGTGTGATCTGATCAACCGAAGGTCCTTTCTCTTCTTCAGGTGTGACTTTCCTACCTGCAAATCCGGTAACAGTTGGTCCTTCTTCTTCTTCCTCAAGATTAGCGAACTCTTCAGTAGAGATATCAGCTTCCGTACGTTCACCAACATCAGTAACCTCAGTAGCAGCCGGTTCTTTTGCATTTTTCTCGTCAGGTGTTACACCTGCTTTAGGCTCTTTAGCATCGGGAGCATCTTCAGTAGCAGCATCTTTCTCAGCAGCAGCAGTATCTTTTGCATCGTTAGCCTTATTCTTATTCTTACTATTCTTCTTGGTCTTGTCAGACTTTGTTTTTGCTCTTGAGTTCCGTGCTTCATTACGGAGTTCTCTACGCTGCTCCTTTTGAGATTTCCTATATTCCTTCTGAAACTCAGAACCAGTCATGTGAGTGTACATCTTATCATTGTCAGAGATAGCCTCGTTGACCGTAGTAAGACTACGTTCCAAGAAATCTTTCAATTGCTGATCAGCAGGGTCCTTGTCAGTTTCCAGACGAGCATTTACAGAAGCAAGTGTATTTTCAATTTTTTTCTTGTCGTCACCTAACAGTTTCCGATTCTCAGCGAGTCTTGTAATTTCACCAGACTCACCGTATTGAGAGTGCCTGAGAAAATTTGTTTCCATCTCACCTAACAGTTCAAGCTGTTGTTGAGCTTCCTGTTGATAATTATCTCCCCAATTCTTTTCAGCTTTTTCCTCGTCAGTTACACCTTCCGCTATACGCTTGAGTTCACGCTCTAATTTCTCAGTAGTACCGAGAGAGAAATTACGTGTAGCAATATTGATGAACTCTAATTTCTTCATATACTCATCGAGATTATCTTCACCTCTCGAAATTGCTTCTTGTCTAAGTTTCTGACCTTCAGCGAAGCTACCAAGACTTGAACTCAGGAAATCAATAGTATCCTGAATACTTTTCTGTTGTTCATCAAACCGTTTATTGTGTTCATTTTTTGCACCTCTCTTGAGATTACCACTCAAGGCTTCAGTGAATATACGCTGAGGTCCACCACCAAAGAATCCCATACCACCTTCGAGAAGTGCCTGATCAGAAAGACCATACTTATAAACCCTGTCTGAAAAGTTAGCAGGGTCTTCACTTTCAAGACCTGCTTTGATAAGACTCTGGTATTCTCCTTCCATTTGAATGATGTTCTGACCAATCTCTTCAGCAGCCTCTTTAGTACCTTGCAGAAGAACATTTTCAGAAGTAGGCTTCACGAATCGTCTTGCCCAAGTACTCATATCCTTTCGCTTCAGAAGTTCACGAGTAAATCCTTTGCTTTTGTAGATTCCATGCAGACCAATCATATCACTTATCATGAAGGCTTTGTTCTTCCACATGAAATTATTAGCCTCCTTACCAGCAATGGTTTCATACCTTTTCAGTTTCTCCCCACCGTTTTTATTGAGTTGATCGGTGGTAAGTTCCTTGGCTTTTGCATCTAACATCTCAGGAGCCATGTTAGGGTTTTGTTCCTTTAGAGCCTGATAATTTTCAATCTCCAAACGTTCAACCATAGAATCAATAGAATTGTCAAACTGTTCAAGAGCCATCATCTTACTTTCACCAAAGTTGGTGATGTAAGCTGAACCGACAGTATTCATCATCCTCTGCGCTCTTGGAGAGTTGTTGATCATCCTCATGTAAGCATCCATCCTCTTCCCTGTCTGACCCATCTTTGCAGTCAGCTTAGCGAGTTTCGTACCCATTCTCGCTGCTCTCTGGATACCACCTACAAGTTTAGTAGCTGCCATACCGGGAATAGCGAAACCTACGGCTGAATCAAGGACTCCACGTAATGACGACCAGTAGAATCCGGGATCAGTAAAATCCAATACCTCATCAGACATGCGATGAATAGGCATGGCTGTGTTGAGTTTTTCTTTTGCGTTCTGAGCAAATTGAGACAAAGCATTTGTTTCTACCTGTTCAAGACCTGACATTCTTGCAATGTTATTCTTGAGGTCAACAGTATATCCTATATCTTCGATTGCAGTCAAGACACCAGATGCGATACCACCTACAAGACCATTGAAGGCTTGACCTGTCCACGGTTGGTTTATAGCTCTCTGACGCTCAATGTTATCGAGATCACTGAAAGTAATACCTTCATCGAACTTGCTTAACTCTCCACCGGGAAGGTAATCACCTACATACCGTCCGGGTTTTTGCGAAAGCATACCAGTGAGTATATCAACACTTGGGTCGTATCCTTCGGCAGCTTTGATAGGTTCTCTCTTCTTACTACCGCCTGTCAGTCCTGTTAAGGGATCAATTCCATTTGCCATTAAAATTCAGTTTTAACATAACTACGAAGAGTCTGTTCTTGGAAATTTGAGATCATACCTTTCACTTCGTCAAGTGTTTTATGAGATGTACGTGGAGTAACACCATCAGGCATCATGTGTATAGTCTGATTTCCAGCAGCATCTATTTCATAAACAGTAATCTCTATATTACTATCACGCATTGGGTCTTCACCAATAGGTCTTTGACCTCCTTTTCCAGCATAGGACATCTCCATCATTAGCTCGTTACCATTTTCGCTTTCACCCATAGGTACTCTCTTGTTGTAATCGTTACCTTTTACAAGACTCTCCTCAAGATCACGAATACCTGCTGACAGAATTTTTGTATCATCATCGGGAGCGAAATAAAGTTTTTTAAATCCAGTAGCAGTTTGTTTAGGATCATACACTTGCTGCATGTTTTTATATGTTGGAACTTCAACATAGAACATTCCTTTATCGTAATTGTAACCATATTCAACATCTTCATCCTTGAGGTATTCTCTGATACCTTGAGGAGACATGTTGAATTTTTCAGATACACCTCTCTTACCTGTAAGGTCTATGACACCATCTGATCGACCTTCAACCATATATTCGATTCCTGACTGAAGATGATTTGAGAGATGTTGCGTCAGTCCATCAGTTACATCCTGATTAACAATAGGCTTGAGCTTATCAAAAGTGAGCTTAAACTTATCCATATCAGTATAGTAAGCCTCCATCAGCTCCTTGTCAGTAAAACCATCATATCCGGGATTACTCTTACGGAGATTCTGCATTGTTTCATACATGGTATCATAAGCGTTTTCTACTCTCTCTATACGATTTTGATTAGCTATACCTGAATACCTACCTGTTTGATCATCTTTCCGCCTTTGAACCTGCTCATTTGAAGCCCACTGTTCAGGAGTTAGCATATTTCCTGTACCTCTACCATCAACTTGACTTTCAAAATAGTTGAACTGACGATTTCTCCTACGGGCATTGGGAAGATTCAAGTCTTGACCTTCTGCAACATTGGTAAGATCACGACTAAAGATTTGAGCATTTTGTACTTGAGCAGCAGCAGTCTTACGTCTGACAGCCATTGAATCTTGTATATATTTGAGATCAGTTTTACTGTGGACTCTTGTAAGACCTGCTCCAAGGAGTTGTTCTTCAGCAAATTGTTCAGCAGTCTTCCCAAAGACTCCTTGCTGTTTTTGTTGCTCCTCACTCAACTCATCTATTCTTCCAAGTTCACCATGTCGTCCAAGGAATAACTGTTGTATTGCAGGATTAGCTGCAAGTTTTCTAATCTTATCTTCACTAATTCCTGAACGATCTCCTGTTCGAAGAAAATGATCAAGTCCTTCAACATCAACTGGTTGCAATCCAAAGGCTTGAGCATCAGCTTCAACCATCTTCATAATATCTGTTGCAGTCTTAGCATAGTCACCTCTTGCAGCCATGTCAACCTCGAAAGCACTTGATGCTCTTACATTACCTTGTTCATCAAGAGTACTCAGATTTGAAGGATCATTGAAAATGAAAGCATTAGGATTTTTGATTTTAAATTCTCGTGCTGCTTCTCTACGCTTCTCAACTTCTTTCTGAGCGTTCCAAAACTTGTGTCCTCTAATTGCGGTAACTTGACCTGCAACTGCTTTTGCGGCACGTCCCCAATCTCCACCATACTGATCCTGAACAAGCGTATCAATACCTTGCATCCCTTCTTTAATAATACGATTCTTACTTTCCAAGTCATCTAAACCAACTTGTTGTTGAGTAAGTGCATCCTTCTGTGCAAGAGCACCTGCATAACCTACATCGAAAGCAGTTTGCCTACGATCAAGCTCTGCTGTCATCGTGTCAATAGGAATAGGATTAAAGAAAGATTGAGATTGGATATTAGTAGGTCCTTGGTAAGCAGATACTCCGCTTCCTCCAAATCTTCTACCACCATATCCTCCTGTATATTGATTAGGCATGATTTTGCGTTTTAAGATTATCCACTTACTCGTAGATTCGGATTGTTAAACTGGATACGTGCAGGATCAGTTACTCCGAAGAATCTCCGACCAAACGTTGGGTCGTCTTGTTGAAATCCAAAGTCCTTATCTGCCATTCTCATGTTAATCAGTTGATCATACTGACCAGAAGCTATACGATCCTGACCGTACTGAGTAATTGCACCTGCTACACCTGAGATTTGCTGACCACGACGACCAGCGTTAATCAGTTGGTTCTCACGTTCAAGCTGTTCTCTCATCATAGCACTACGCAGGTTCGTCTGATCTGCTTGTGATCTCTGCTGTGCATTAAACATATTGGTAGCCTGTTTGATCTGAGCGTTCTTGTTAGCTTGAGCTTCCTGACTTGCAGTAAACTGTTGTCCTGCAATTCCTTGAGTAGCTGTAGCACCTGCAATAGTAGTCTGAGTAAGACCTTGTTGAGTTCCACGACTTCTTGCAACAGAACGTATCTGAGCTTGTGATCTGTCACGCTCACGTTGAATCTGTTCACGAGAACGAGAATAGTCCACCAATCGAGGAGCGATCTGCTGTGCAGTTACATCTTCAATATTTTCACCGGCAGGAAGATCAAGTTGTCTGTTAGCAAGAATGTTTCCAAGTCCTGTTGCTGCTGCTCCCCACCAAGGAACTCTTGATTGAAACATATCAAAGCCTTGCTGTTGACCTGCTGCTCCTGCACCTGTCTGAGCTACTGCTCCTGCACGAGTTTGAGGAAGTGAATCAGGAGTAAATCCAAGACCTGCATCTTGTCCTAACTGATTGTTCCTAAAAATATCTCCTGTATTGATACTTCCAGCTCCGACAGAAGCAGCAGCTTGAGCAGGTTTACCTGAAGGAGAAGTTTTAGAACCACGATACGTAAGACCGAGTTTATCAGTAGCAGTTAGTCCATCATATCCTCCTAGTCCACCATCAAAACCTAAAGGTTCATCTCCTTGAACTTGAGGGAAATTAAGATTAGCTCCTTGGAAGTTTCCTAAACTACCATCTGGTTGACCTTGAGCCTGACCTTGACCTTGACCGAGACCAAGACTTGCACGACCCGGACGAGTTTCATCAATACCTAAACTCGCACGACCAGGACGAGTGTTATCAACAAATCGACCAGCTTGAGCTTGTGCTCCTCTCTGAAGAGGATCAAGTGGACTACGACCTTGAATCAGATCATAAGGACTTACGTTAAGTTGAGGATTACTAAAGTCTCCTGCCTGATACGCTCCGGTAGGTGCATTGAAAGGTGTACCTTGAAAAGCTCCAAGATAATCTTGCGTCTTATCTCCAAAGTACTGAGAATATGGATAAGCAGGTTGTCCATAAGGAATCTGATTGAATCCACCACCTTGATACTTAGGAAGTTTACCACCTTTAGCAAATAGAGACTGACCAGCAATCTGTGGACCTTGTTGATTACCCTGAGGTTGACTCGGAGGAGTGAGGAGACTTGAGACTGATTGAGTCTGTCTCTTGGTCAACTTACCACCGTCAACAAATGTCTGAACCGCTTCCTGTTGGAATTGCTGATCCTTCTGTTGCTTGACAGCTCGTGCTTGTTCCTGTTCCTCTTGCAGTCCAGTAAGCTCTTGATTCATAGCTTCCATAGCAAGTACATCTCCCTTGTCGAAATTCTCTCCAAGACGAGGCTTGTACTTATTCATAATGCTCTTTGCTCTACTTGCGTATGTCTGTGCCATGATGTTATGCTGTTAGATCATCGTTATCACTAAATATATATCCGTTCCATGCTACTTCACCTATCTCAGTCAAGCCTACAGCAGACTGTTTGCTTGTCCCAACAGGATTACCTTTTGCATCGACAGGGATTCCTCCTTGAGGACCATTGTGAGATTGTCCATTACTGTAATCCACAATCATAGGATTCATAGCATTACCTTGTCCTTGATCCATCAGACCACCTCCAAATTGATATGTCTCAAAGGTAGCACCGTAATCAATATTTTCTTGTGGATCAAACTGAGCAGCTAAAGCAGAAGCCGTTTCACGTTTCTGAGCAGATGCTTCTTCACGACCCTGAGCTTCTACAAGTTCATCCTCTGCTCTATTTTTACGAACAGCACCTACAATAGCATCTGTAGCATATCCTGCACCAATAAGAATAGGTCCAACTATTGTTCCAATAGGAGGAATTACACTGATGACACCACCGACTGATTTCAGAATCTTACCTGCATTATCTCCAAGCCAACTTCCAAAGGAAAGTTCGGGTAGATAACCAAGTAATTGTCCTCCGTCTTGATAGACAGGATAAGAACCTTCTGTTTGTTCTTGAGAAAGGTTTCCTATAAAACCATCATATTGTTCTTGAGAAAGTTGTCCACCATTTTCAAATCTTGGTCCACTCTGAGGTGCATATATAGGAGAAGTAAACGCATTATTAGATTGACCTTGTTGAGCTTGTAAAGCACCGGGAATCCCTCCTAATGGTTGTCCTGATGGTTGTCCTGATCCTGCTCGTTGACCTTGTAACTGCTGTGCTTGTAGTAATTGGCTCTGTCCCATCTGATTCAGAGTAGCATCTGTAGCAGCGTTAGCAGCACCTTGACCATCATCTCGTCTTGAATTGAGATACTGATTAAGATTCATACCACCTTGTTGCTGTTGCATATACTGACCAATTCCTAATCCACCCATAGCAGCCATATCAAATCCACCATACTGACCACCAACAACATTAGCACCTGCAAGACTTCCAGAACTTGCTCCCATCATAGCACTACCAATACCTGAAATATCAGAAGGATTGATGTTACTTAAAAAACCTGAAGCACCTTCTCCAATAGCTCCACCAAAGGTTCCACCTGCTCCACCGTATGCACTCAGAGCAGCACCACCGATATTCATTGCAAGTGCTCCCCAATCTGGATCAGGGAGATCGAGATACTTTAGATTTTCAAGGTCTTCATGTCGTCCTGCAAGTTGTCCAGTATTAAGGGTTCTTGCGAACTGATCTTTTCCAAATGTTTCTCCACCCCACTGATATTGAGGAAGTTTACCACCGTTTGCTTTCTTTTCAATACCTTCTTGATAGCCTCTCCACGCTTCAGTATTCTTATAATTCTTTGCAAAGAATTTTGCTCTTTCAGAAGAAGACATTTTAATTGCATTTCCAGCACCTATAACCTGATCACCTACTTGGTTCTGAGGAACCTCTCTCATTGTAGAGTCCTGATTCATAATTACTCGTGGAGCAACGTAATTACCATAGCTTCCCAGCAAGTGACTTTGAGAGCCTCCGGGAATCGGTATTTGAAGGTTTGGATCAGGGTTGTAAATTCTATCAACGAAAGGAACATTCCTGTTAGCGTTGAATGTAGAATCCATTTGTGCAGAAGTTAGTTCACCACCATCCTGAAAGGTGTGTGCTGCATGTTGCTCTCTGGTGTGACCCATAGCTTTAGCAGCAGCATCAAACTTCTTCTTCTCTGGTGCTGAGAGGTCTAAGTATCCACCATCCTGATGTCGTACAAGTTTACCTCCACAACCTAAAGCAGGAAGTGGAAGTTCTGGATTCCTTCCCAAAGGAGTACTGTCTCCTGCGAGATAACCACCATGCTTCTGCTGCGGTAGATTCTGTGCAAGTTGCTCCTGTTGTTGTTGTGCTGCTCGATTTTGATTCTGCTTATGGTGCATACCATCAGGAGGTAATAGTGGGAGTGTAGCTATTTGTTCCTCTGTCAGGAACCTTTTTCCTTTACCAATATTTAACTCAAGAGGTATAGTAGTCTTAACTTGCTCACCAAATGCGTGTAACCTATTCCATTTTCCTCCTTCTTTTCCTTTCTGAGATTGAATATAACCACTGTTATTCCAGATGTCTCTCATCTCACTTACTGTCGCACCTTCTTTTAATCCTGCTTTATTCTGAGAAGGATTGAAATCATAATCATCTGATATTACAATTTCACCTTTTTCATTTCTGTAAACTTGAACATTACCTGTAAACTGAGATAGTGAGAGTTCAGTATTTTTCAATATCTCCTTCATCCCTCTACCCTTAATTTCCTGTAAAGCAGCATCAGAACTTACTGCCTGATTGATCAGTTCATCATCAGAATAATCTCTGTAATCAAGTGAACCACCTTTACCACTGAGAAGATTCCTTGCTATGACATCCCTGTAAGTCATCTTCTCTTTCCGAGTGATGAACTTTTCAGTGATAGGTCTTGCTGAATTTTCGTCTTGGATTCCATGTCCAACAGCAGCAACGTGAGCCATATATCTTGGATAACCTCTGACAGCAGCAGGGAGTCTCAATGCTCCTATATTTGATCTACTTTCCGCTTCTGTAGCTTCTCTCTGTTCTGCTTCTGTTACAGCAGTTCCTAATGGAGTCATTTCTCCCTCAACCATTTTCTCTACTTCAACAGGTTTCATTACTTCCTGTAATTCAGTAGGTACATCTTCCACAATTTGATCCGTAATCCTTTCATTCATGAAACTACTATACTCCTTCAAAGCAACTTTACTTGTAACACGCTTTGGTTCAGCATCCGGTGAGGACTTGAACATTAAGTTTCCACTATCATCTTTGAAGTAATCGTAGTCCTTGTAAGCCTTGTTACTTCTGAAGTCTGATCCTTTTACAGCAGGTGATATTCTTTCAAAATCGAGAATATCATTTGTCTCTACACGAGTAGCATCTATAGCAGTAGTCTCAGGAGTAAATTCTGGACGTTGAGGAATAGATCGTTGTCCACCTACAAGAGGTCCTTGAGTAGGAGCTTGTGGATCAACTCTTGGATCAAACTGAGGAGTATAGGTAGCAGGGTTACTTGGATCAAGAGGACTATTAAATCGTCGTTGTTGTTGTTGAGTAGGTACACCACCAGCGAGAGGTCCTAATGTAGGATCATCAGGTTGAGCTGTTCGATGAAACTCAGGAATATACTGGTCAGCAAGATTACCACCATCTTGAAATATATGTGCAGCGTGTTGTTCAATAGTATGACCCATAGCTGCTGCGTCTTGTGCAAATCGTGACTTTGGCATAATATTTTTTATTAGGTCCTAAGTACCAATAATGTAAAAATACTCCATAATCTAATACGCAACAATCAATCAATCAAAAACTTTCTAATGTCAACTATTAGATATTGTAACGGAAGTTTGCATATCATGTATTACAAGTCGCTTGTCTGCATTGTCATTTAAGTAAGCGAACTTGGCGAATATATGAGTGTCACGCATACGTGAATAACGATTATCGAGAACTGGTCCTTGTACACCTTGATGAGACTCATACAGTGCTCTTGGAATAGTATATCGCCATGTACGCATCCTACGCTTGATGTTCTGTCCAGATATGAGTTCAATCTCTCCTGTGTGCTGATAATCATTCCACATGGTAATGTGATCGAAAGTATCACGAGTATCTACATTATCGACAAACGATTCTGTTAACCACTCAAAATTATTGAAGATGCCGATCTCAGTTACCGAAGGGTTAATAAGAAATGTTATGGAAATCTCTCTGTAATTTCCATAGATCATACCTCTTGCTCCTGCAAAATCATTATGCCTGTGAAACTGATGAAATGAACCACTGGTTCCGAGAACTTTCTCAAGATAGTTGATTACATAAAATGGTTGATTGTCTGTAAAGGTGACAAACGATTGAGTCATTTCATTGTATACGAGTCCAAAATGCTCAGTGTTATCCACGATATAAACTTCCCTGTATTCAGGATCATAGTATAAGTGCATAGCTCCATCAATAGTAATGGTCATGTCCTTAGCTTCCACGATATTCTCTCTAAACCAAGCACTCATACCTCTCATCATGGAAATCTCTTCCGGACCTTTGGTGTGTTGGAACATGGACTGATTGATCACATCAACCCAATAGAGAGCGTTAGGTGTCTGAAGTAAATGTCTCCAATGGGAACATCCCATGTTAGTCTTACCGTAGTCATATCGGTCTAAGATACCAGTTGAACCAAGAACTATTTGAGCACCTGTATCTGTTGATGAAACCAATGCTCTCTCGTTTACACTCAGTAAACCAAATGCTTTCGGTTGAAAGAATAAAAGTTGATTACCCATTGTTTCCAATACAGTCAAGGGACCAAATTGAGGATCAACTTCTATAAAGGAATCTGTACGGAACCTGAGCCAACTGTCAGAAGCCTCACCATTGATCTTCTTGTCGGAGGCATACACTCGTGTATCAATATCTGAGAGTGGTCTCCAATCAAAGGGTCTTGGAATGAATATGATAGTATCATTCTCTTTCGAGTAAACAGTATTATATCTGTAAAGGTCTTCGAATTGGAAGAGTATATTAGTATAAAGACCTTCTGATATTTCTCCGTCAGCCCATATCCCTGCTTCATCATGCAGGAAGATTGCTTCGTATTGACCACTCTGTTCAGTGTAAGGCTCGTCAACTCTTAGACCAGCATTTATACTTGATTCACATGGAAATGAAATAACATCCGGTAATACACCACTGGTTAATGCTTCTTCATTCTGACGAGCGTTCCACATATATTCGAACGCTACCAGATAAGTATCACCACCTCTGGCTTCAGCAACTACATCAAATATACCATTTTCATCATGAACATCACTACAAGAAATATACTGACTTACACTTCTTGCATTGTAATCAGTTCCTCCATATTGAGTAGTAAATACATTACGCCTGTAATTTAGAATAGGGATTCCAGTATTGTAATCGTCCTCTTTCTCGTAGTAAAACCCACTGGTAAATAGAAAACATATTCCCTTGTCAGTGAAATTGGTAAGATTATTTATAGAGTAACTGTTACCTGAACCAAAATTCTTAGCAATATCTGACTGAAGAATCATTTGACCTTCAAGAACATCTGCGAAACTATCACTATGAAATTCATTTCCTGACACAGCACTTCCAGCAGGTGTTTGTTGAGCTGATAAACCAGAGGGATCATCGTACTTGTAGTACTTGAGGCGATCATCAGGAGTCGTATCCTGATACAGACTTCCGAGTACTGTACCTATAACCTGAATAAAATCAGTTCCTTTTGTTGAAAGGTTTTTATTGAATGAAATCTCAGGAGAGTGAAACTGTACTGTAGAATTAGTACTATTTGCTGCTCCCCATTCCTGATGAAAGAAACTACCACTTGCACCAGTAACAGGCATACCTATACCTTGAGCAAGAATACTTCTATCATTACCACTACGTTTAACTCTTACAATTTCAAAACTCTCTGCCCCATCAGGTATATTCTTGATAGTAAACTCAACATATAAAGGATATGCAAGTAATTCAGGTATGTCATTAGTAAACGCATAGTATGGAGAAGCAGGAGTTTGATCCGTACTCATGGAAGGCATCCGGATGTCAGCTATCCATTTAACAAAAGATGCACGTCCTTTCAAATCAAAGAATACAATCCCAAAGCGATAGGTTTCATCCCTTTGAAAACTCACTCTTTCACCAGCGTTCCATGTAGATTTATAACTATTAAAACGTCGTTGATCACCTACAAGTATTCCACCACCGTAATTATTATAATTACCACCATTGGTAATGTCAACACTCAATGCACTTGCATACGCCTCTCTGCGAATCCTGTACTCTACGTTAGGACCCTCTCCACCAACAGTTTCACCATCAGATTGATACATGAATCGCCAAGTATGATCTCCATCATTATCGAGATCATTGAACTGGTTGATAGCATCGAACTCTTCATCAATAAGGTCCCATGTAGCAACAACAGGAACACCGGAAGCTGTTACATTTCCACTATCGTCTATCTCATAATAACTTACAAGATCACTATCGTAGATTCTTGCTACCTGCGAACCTTGAGTAGCAGCACCGTAAATAGCGTTATAGTTAAAAGTAAGTGAGTCGTCTTCCCATCCAGAATACCGATAGGCTCTTGCATCGTAGTCAACATCAAAATCTTCAACGATTACATTTCCTGCAAACAAAATGTTATCTTTTGTTTCGATAACCTCTGCGGAGAACAAAGTAGTTTGCAGCAATCTAAGTTCATTAAGAGTATAACTTCCAAAGGATTCTCCGGTATCAATAAACTGATATGTTCCTGCACCGGGAATACTTTCTTCTTTAACAATACGAAGCTCAGGTTCAAGATTGAGTGCACTATAATGTATGGCTACAACACGAATCCTTGTGTAGTGGTCCGATTCAACTACAATTTCATTGACAGTTGATTTGCCTGTATTTACATCAATTTCCGAACCCTTGTAGTCTCTATCAATAAATCCAAAATCACTACTCTCACTGAGGTTAATAAGATTACTTACAGGAGAAAATACAGTTTCACCACCGTTAAGAGTATAAAGCTGGTAAGCATACTGGACTCTTCCAGACTTGAGATTTCCCGAACCCATATCAATGAGTGTAGGTTTAGTAATTTCAACATCACCGAGAACTTCAAGTCGATCCGTAGGAATACTTGTAAGATCATTGGTGTCTTCATCATAAACTATATTTATATACCGAAGTCGATTATATCCATCTACCCAATAGACTTTCTGAACGTACTGATTCTCATATCTTCCAACACATTGAATAGGATATTCTGTAGAAAAACTGAGTGCGTTTCTGTATATCCAACTTCCTCCGTTTATTTCATAATCAGGAAGAGGACTCAGTACCATAGTTCCTGTAAGAGCTTCAAGGTCTGCGATAGGAACTTTAATAATAAAATCATTGTTTGCAGCAGGATCAGGTGGACCTGAAACATTCTCTGTGATAAATAATATGATGTTGTCTCTGAGAATACAGTATCCTACAATCGTAACAGGAATACTTCCTCCGGTTCCATTGACGTTGGATATATCAAGACGTTCGATAGTTCCTGCCATGTCTTCAAGAGCACCACTACTCACACCGTCCTGAGTCAGGATACGAACATTATTCGCTCCATAGTAATGACGGTTGTCATACTTGTTCTTGGATGAATCCCTGTCCATCCCTGCTGAAAATTCATTACTAAGTACTGCCATTATCTACCGCTATTATTGTGTAAGATAAGTCTCTCGCTATCAGAAGAATAAATGAATGAAGAATCATGAAAGTCCGTGTGAGTTTTAAGTCTTAGGAACCTGTTCTTAATGCTCTCCATTTCATCAATAGAGGGAATTTGTGCCTTCGTACCAGCAGCACCGATATACCATCCTCGATCTTGCTCAAGTTTCTGGTACTTTTGTCCACTGAGATGATCTTGGAAATAAAGTCTAAATCCTATTCTCTCAGCAACGTATGCCTGTACAGCCATGACGAACTTAATGTCATCAGGAATCATAGGCATACCTAATGAGTTTGTAGGAAATGCTTTGTAATGCAATTCTACCTGTCCTTCTTTAAAGGATGTGAAGATGTAGTTATTATTAAGCGTGTACGAGTATTGAGATTCTCTTACAAATGTCTGGTCCATGTCTCTTAAAAAGGAACTTGACTTACAGATCATTGGCATCTTTGTATCGTAATCTCTTGCGAGATATACACTGAAAAGATCATTTGGAAGCTCTCCTCTGTAATTGGTGACTTCGATAGGGTTTGGCATAGTGTCACTTCCATCGGAAATCTTATCAACGAATTGTTGAGGAGCACCGATAAGAGCCATCACATCCCATATCCATTCGATCACTTCATCGTATTTGACTTCCAAATCAAATCCGTAATCTCGATAGACACGCTCGATAATATAAGCTACATCAACATATTTGCCATTTAAGCTCATCGTTGACTGTTTTTACATTAGTGGTGTATCGACAAAGGCGAACATTTTCTGATCATCCTCAGTCGGTTTAACTTCATCGAAAGGATTCTCAGTAGTGACGTATTCCTTGTGTTCGTCAATATACTCAGCATCCTCTTCATCAGCAGGTTTCCCGTACTTGGTTTCGGTAACGATATAACCACCTTCGACCTTACGGACTTCCTTGCTGTGGCTTAAACCGTTCTTTTCCCAAGACTTACGAAAACTGACAGTTGTTTTACCGTCTTTTCCGGTTTCTTTGGTCATGTTAATTCTTTCGCTCATAGCGTCTGACTTTAGGGTTCTGTTCGTAATAATCGACTTCATTGTCATCATTCTTAATAACCTCGGCAAGAAGTCGTTTGTTCGCTCTGGTCATTGTTAATGAGTATGCAGTATTGTTGATAGTTAAACAAGTTGACTTATCCCAAAACCACTTCACATTGAATCCATTAAAGTGTTTATTCAAGTGGAATACAAGTTGTTTACGCTTCTTAGCTTCATCATCTCGTGCCCACAACTCCTTCGTTGATTTCCAATCAGGTCTTAAATATCGCTTATCAATGTCACCTTCAGGAGTCATTGCTACAACAACCTTCTGTTTTCTTATCCCTACATCACCCAACGAGGGCATGTGGAAGTCTTTTCCCTCTAACATGATACTTTGTATCACTTGATCAGCAAAGTTCTCCCATACACGCTTAAATTGTGTGTAAGGAACAGGTTTAGTAACACTATGTTTATAGAACCTGTAAATATCTCTAAGCCCTTGCTTCTCCTGCATCTAATGTATCGGTTGAATCATTAACTACGTCACTCGGCACAGCAGACTGCGGAGCCATGCGACCTTTGACAATCATTTCTTCAAGCATATTTCTCATTGCCATGCTAATAGGATATCTTCCATTGTCAGAATAAAGACTATCTCCATTCTGATCTTTGAACATCGCCACTTGAGTAGGGTTCTGGAATACTCCGATAGCATCAATGAATTGAATAGGTTTATGATAGATACTATTACTGATCAGGTAAATCTTGCTATCCAATATGAAAGCGTATATTTCATTTTTATTGAAACGTCCGTTCCCTGAATAGATAGCACGATCATAGCTGACAAGGTTGAACTTGTGAGACTTTCTCTCAGCAGGTCCAATCCTTGTAAACGTACCTTCATAGTTCCTGCGATCTACTGTCTCAGGAATTTCGAGGAGTGTTCTAAGCAGATATTTCTCAGACAGAATATCAGGATGTATCGACGAATCCACTTGTTCAGTTTCGAGTGCTCCGAGTGACTGAGTGAATACATCATCTATCACTCTAAGATTCTTATCGAACTTCTGCTTCAACAGCATAGCTCTGGTACTATGTATCAGAGACTTAATCTGATCCATCGAGATATTATCGTCATCACCAATCTTACCCCTGATAGACTCGAAGATGCTGTATGCTATATCATTTAGTGTTACGTGGTACATCGTTTTATAATTTAAAAATCAATCATAAATTCCGTATGACAGATATTATTTATCTGTTGAGCTACATCCCTTGCCTCTTCGGTAGTGAAGAAGTTCACGTTCTCATAATCATCAGAATCAAAGTAGTCAACTAAAATTCGGACAAGATACCTGAGAACTCTAAACTTCATCATTGGACAGTCAAGTTCATCTGTCCCTAACCGTTGAGCGTGAGCAAGACCACTTCCGTACTCTACATAGGCGTTCCTAATATTGTAGAGATAACCGTTTATTTCATCTGCCGTTGCTGCCATTAGGTTTTAAGTGTTTAGGTCGTCCTTAACCTCTTCAGCTTCTTCAATTTTCAAAGGAGCTTTTTCAGTTGCAGGTTTTCCGTTTGAAATAATTCCGAGAGCTTTCCAGCTTCTCATTTCTTTTACTGATACTTTCAAACCTTTCAGCTTGTTAAGTGCGAACGCTGGAAATACAATATCTACCTCAACGTCCAAGAGTTTCCGCATTTCTTTTGAAAATGCTTCAGGGTCAGCAATCTGGAAACGCTCAGGATTGTCCTCGGAAGGTTTTCCGTTCTCCTTTACGTACTCATCACGCATCTTTTGAAACTTGGTAATAGCCTTCTCAACTTCGTCAAATGTCTCAGCTAAATCCCATGCGAGTTGTGCATCGTCAAACTTAGTTTCGACAAGGGTTTTCAGTGCTTCTTCATTAGCCACTAATACTTCTAATTTCATAATACTTTTTGTTTTTTGTTAATACTAATTGTTATTTAATTGTGCTCTAAGATCGTCAATTTCCGCTTTTAATTGCTGGATCGCACGATGATAATATGGAAGAATATTAAATTCATCCATACCATAACGATCAATCTTTTCGATAAACGGGAACATATCCGGAATCACTTCCATACCTTCCTGTGCAATCCATCCAATAGCCTTTTTATTATCTGCTTTCCATGTAAAACTTTTCGGGTCGAACCTCATCAACGCATCCAGAGCATCTACCTCGAACGGTTTAATGTCTTTTTTATTCCGTATATCAGAGGTAGTATAAGAAACCTGACCTGATGTTGTATTGTACCTCATGTAATATGTACCTGTTGCACTCGCAAGAGTTCCCATGTAAATATCCCCGGTAGATGTAATCGAGAAGTCACCTGATGCTAAGGTAGTGAAAGATGAACTGGTGTGAATCTGGAATATACTTAGTCCAGCATCCCATCCCACTACAACATTGGTACTACCATTGTACCTGAAGTGTATCCTTGAGTCCTGACTTGAAGCAGACTGTAGATAAATGAGAGCAGTAGATGTAAGAGCATCAAGAGTAAAAGTTGCTGATGTACTACCCCACATAGTAAATATATTGGTATCAAACTGATAATAAGGAGCTGTTCCAAGAGTACCGCCTGTACCAATATCTACAACAAAGGCTGATGTACTGTCATCCCATCCATAAGTACAGACAATACCTCCTGCTTGTTGAGCAAGACGAATCCTTATATCCTCAGCAGTTCCTTCAGAACGCATATAGAATATTCCATCCGACTGTGCTGCAAATGCTTCGTAATAGGTTCCGGTATTATTTGCTCTTAGTCCAACAGTAAATACTGAATCGTGACTTGCAGTAGTAAGCTGACGACAACTAAGCTGTACAATAGGTAGCCATGATGTTGCGGCATTATAAACTCTTAATTGAAGTTGAGCAAAGTTGGTTGTTACATTACTCACAGAAGTATTATAGATATATAAGTTAGCAGTATTTACAGCCGTTGCACTGTAAGCAGTATTATCATTGGTCTCAAAAAACACTTTACCTGCATTGGTCATCTTGAACCTACTTGCTGATAGAGTTCTTCCTACTCCTGTTGGATAAGCACCACCAGCAGCAAGAATAAAAGCGTCTAAAGCATCATCAAATCCAAAGATGTATTTTGTAGTACCTGCTTCACGAAGCATTAAACTAAGGTCTCCTCCATTGTTTCTGAACCAGTATGTTGAATCGTAATCTATAGATAGAACATTTTCGTAATCAGTTGTGCCTCCACCTCTGAGCATAATATTAAATCGAGCCTGTTGTGTAGTTGCACTGGTTCCCTGTACTGCTAAAACGCAATAGTTATTCTTACCAACTCCGGCAGTACATTGTAGAGATATAGCTGTGTAATCATTTAATCCTTCGTTACCGGGAGTTCTTGAAATAACAAGTGTTCTATTTGGTAATGATGTTGGATAATCTACCCATGCTGAATATGCGTAATTATTGAACATTGCAATAGCTACATCACCAGCATCAGGTTGTACATAAAATTTTACAGTTGCATTGGAAGCTAAACCTACACCTATATTACCTGCATAGGTAATTCCATTGGCATCAGTTGTCCACTGAGTTGCAACGGCTCCAATAGCAGCAAAAATTGCACTTGATGCTGCAATATGATCAGCATCGTTAGTAAGAGTTGTCTCGATGGTATCAACACCTGTTCCTGCTGAGAGAGATAATGTATTAACTTCTAACTCTGTTCCATCAAACTCCATGTTAGCATTGGTCGTAAGCTGACCTGAAGCTGCTGTATAAATAACTCGACCACTTGTTGATAGTCCGGAAACCTTTAGAGTAGGAACAGTAAATGCTCCTGAAAAATATCCTACTGCTGCGGTATAAAGGAAGTCTGTACCACCACCGTTCATATATGGAACCTCACCACTGAGTCCAAGAGCAAGAGTCTGAGTTGAAAATGACAGATTCGCTTGCATATATGTCTCAATCTGAGTAACAGTAGCCTCTGTCAGGATTCCTGAACTTTGTCTGAGCCACGTATCTGTACCTGAGATTGCACCACCGGGAGTTTGACTTGTAATGATTGATGCCTGAGCTACTTGACCACCATCACCTGTACTTGTTACCTGTCCTGTATGGTTCGGGTGAGTGTAATCATTAAAGTTCAGATTTGCATTTAAGTAATTATCAAGTTGTCCAAGAGCAATTTCATACAAAGTTCCACTATCCTCCATCAATAAATTCTCAGACCCAACTACTGAAGCCTTTGGACCCTGAGCAGTGATTGCAGTAGAGTTAAGTGACTGTGCCCCATCACCAACTGAATCTACTTGACCACTGTGATTCGGGTGAGTATATGCTTGAGCAGCTACATAATCAACAACTGCTCCGGATGTCGGTAAAGCACTATCGAGGTCTGTTATTGTAGTTTGGATAGCATCAATAATAGCTGCACTTGATGAAAGTTTTAACGATCCTAATATTGCATCTACGGTTACAGTTAAATCTCCTGTTACAGTAAGTAAACTTCCACTAAATGTAAGGTTTCCACTCGTAGCTAAAGCACCTGTTGCTACAGCAGAGGTAACAACTTCTGGTTGTGTGGCAGCAGCCAATGCTGGAATAGTCACATTTGCAGCATACAAGACTCCCATTTCATACCTAAGAGCTGATACATAATCAAAGTCATCAGTTGTCGAGTTCACGTATGGTATCTGATACTGTGCTCCAAATGATATTCCCGGAGGTAATGCAGCGAGAGCATCAAATACGGCTCCGGACGTTGGTAAGTGCGTGTCATCATTTGTCAGGGAAAGTTCGATTGTATCAACTTGCTGACCACCTGTAAACTTGAATGATCCGGTGGTAGTGAGTGCTGATACTGTAACTCCTCCTGTCACACTAAGTAGAGTTCCACTGAAAGTAAAGTTTATACTTGTTGCAAAAGCTCCTGTAGCTACTGTTGAAAGGATTGGTTGAGCAGTAGAAGCTGCTGCGAGAGATGAAACAGTTATTCCACCTACAACGTTCAGGACTCCTGTAGTATAATGGAGAGAAGAACTGTAATCAAAGTCGGTTCCACCCGCATTTACATAAGGAATCTGACCTACTGTACCTACAGTAAGGCTGCTTATCAGAGAAGAAAGGAGAACTGATCCGTTTACTGTGTCAGTAAATTGAAGTTCACTTGCACTTTCATCAATATATGTGTTGGTATCATTGAAATATAGAGTGGCAACAGTCGGAGAATCAGTAAATTCAAGTGCTGTTACTCCTGCATTTACTTGAGGAATCTGTAACGCTGCTCCTATATATGATGCAGGAGTATCTGTAAGAGCTAAGAATGTAGTTACACCTGTACCTCCTGCTCCACCACCTGCACTTGTATTTGGAAGTTTGCCTCTAAGGTCTTCAGTATCATAAAGTACCCAAAGATCATTCTTATATGTGAAGGTAAACCTTGCAATCAGGAATCCTACTCCTTGAAATATTGATGGAATAGTATATACTGCATAATTTGCAGGGTCTTGAACTGCTGTATCAGGAGTATTAAACGAATAAGTATCTACAGGCAAGTTCATCATCAACTGAGATGGTTCTCCTGCTGAGTTTACTACACCCCAAACTACAAATGAGAATGAAGTATTATTCATACTGACTCCAAGTGCAGTGTCAAGCTGTGTATTTAGATTACTTATAGCTACATAAGGTGTTGTATCATGATTTACTACATGAATATGACCTGATACTTCAAGATCAAATGCGTCAAATGGTTGAGGGTGCATCTGAAAGATTGATCCACTTGTCACTGTCAGCCACACATCATCAGGAGTAGGACCAGTATCAACAGTTACCACACCTTCTGTACCAGTATCCCATTGAGAATCAAAGCGTCTTAATTTAGCTCCGATGTGAGCCAAGTGACCTTGACCAGCAGTGTCCTGAAGGTGATCATTAAAGTTCTGATTCCTTAAAGGTCCATCGGTTCCTGTTGTAGTTGCTGATTGAAGAACAATCTGAGCAACTTTAATATGCTCTACTATTGGAAATCCAACTGTACTGAGTGTTAGAGCCTTAGTAGATTCAAGAATATAAACATAATTGGTTATAGGATCATCATCATCTCCGGCAGTAAGGATTATATCAATAGTTGAACTGGTATCCACCAGATGAAAACCATCTTCAAATAGATAAGTCAGCCAATCATTTCCCTCTTGGTCATCAAGATGTCCTGTTATAACTCCTCCTGCTTCTGTTACTACGAACGAAAATGACTCCCTGATTGTACCGTTATGGAAATTATCGAAGGTATCATTGAAACTTCGTGTAAGTGATACAAATACTTCACCGTCAGGAGCAGTACTATTATCAACAACACCACCGACAGATATGTTATACGATGGGAACTCAGGTCTTACATTGGTCAATTCTCCGGGAGTTTCAGATACATATAATTGATCTCCAAGAAGCCATGTTTCACCAACTGAACCACCACTACCATCACCACCTCTTGCACGTCCAAATCTGGTAGCAAGACCGACCTCACCATCAGGAATATCCATAGTGGCTACCATAATGGTTCCCTCTACGCCTATCCATACAGATGCGTCTGTTTTCTGTACTGTAGGTAATATGAGACTACCTACCAAGAAACCTGCTTTAGGTCTTAAAACAGTGAGATTATCAAGTTGTCCTCCTGTGTCATTGTAGATAAGAAGGAATATTTCTTGTCCAACCTGCAATACTGGACCTAATCCGGTGTCAATATTGAGGGTATATTCGTTATCATTCCACCAAACGAGACCTTCCAGAACGCCTACAATAGCAGAACCTTGTTTAAATAGAAGTGATTCTACTGCACCTTTCTTACCTGTACCAATATCTAAGGTTGTACCATCCCAAGTGAGATCAGTACTTGTTCCTAACGCACCTGTAGCAACTGCGGTTGTAACGAGTTGTGCTATTGAAGATGCTGCAATAGCTGAGACATTGATATTTGGAGCATTAAATACTCCGGTTGTATAATGAAGTGAAGGAGAGTAGCTAAAATCAGTTCCCCCTGCGTTCATATAAGGCATTTGTCCAACAGTCCCAAGACTGAGTAGTTGAGACAGTTCAGCAAGTGTTTTTGTGCCTGTTACTCCATCTGTAAATTCAAGATTATTCGACCCATCTTTGATAATGGTAGTGCTTCCGTCGATTACGAGTCCACCTGTGGCATTTATAGAGCCTGTGGTTATGATGTTTGTTCCATTGAAAAGGAAAGCTGCACTGTACAGGAAGTCATCTCCACCAGGATTCATATAAGGAACCTGTGTGGTAGTTCCGTAAGAAGCAAGTCCTAAAGATGCTACGCTTCGTTTGGTAAGTAATCCTGTACTATCGTCAATACCAAGAAAATGATCTTCGGTATCATCTGAACCAAGTGTGGGTGCAAAAATTTGACCTGTTTGATTAAATTCCAACATAGTACCTGCACCATTTACATACATCTGTAATGTAGCATTTGCAGGTGTTGCATTATATGCCCAAATCAATCCTCCATAAGTACCGTTTGATTGTCCAAATAGGAATCTGGACTGTCCGGTTAAATGACCAACTGTTAAATCTGTCCTTGATGTCCCTGTAGCATAGTTGAAAGCTGTTCCAACCTGAAGAGAATTTCCTACAAATAGATCATGATCAGTAGTAACAGGACGAGAGTTTGCTCCTACATCTAATGTCAATGAAAATTCTCCATGAGCACTAAATGTCTTTTCTCCTGTAACAGTCTGATTTGTTGTAACAGTCACATAATCTGTAATAACAGAAGCAGCGATTGCAGCAGTTATTACATCATCGTTTACTAAGGCATCGGCTGCACCTGTGAGTGCAGTATCCTCAATATGAACGACTTTTGCTCCTGTTGCTAAGAACAGTTGCATGATCTGAGCCGATGTATTAGCTATAAATGTATCAGTATCTACATCAGAAGCATCAATATTACTAACAGTTAAAAGACCACCTACCCAAGTGAAACCTGATGTGTAGAAAAAGTTGTTTGGACCTGAGTTCATGATCGGTATCTCTCCTGCTAATCCGAAAAGGACTTGTGTAGGTAAAGCGTCAAACACTGCTCCGGAAGTTGGCAAATGAGTGTCGTCATCTGTTAGAGTGGTTTCAATAGTATCAACAGTAGCTCCTGTGGTGAGTTGTAATGAGCCTCCTGTAAAGGTTCCTGCTGAAATATCAAGTGTTACTACGAGATTAGAGTTCAATGCAGTCAGTGTAGTACCATCGTAATACAGTTTGTTATCCTTTATCAACTGTCCGGTCACTAAATCACTGAGTACCAGTAGAGGTGTAGTAGGTGCGATCAGTGCTGCAACGTAGATATTCGATACCTTGAGTATGCTTGAGTCATATATCAACCCTGTTGAATATGAGAAATTTGATGCTCCATCAGAAAATGGAATCTTACCAATGCTTCCTATACTGATTACACTGTTAGGTCCGGGAACCCATTCTCCTCCATTCCACGTCAATACTTCAGATAGATTCGGTGCAACAGTGCTTGTATCAACATCAGAATGAGTGTCGATTGATCCGTCAGCAGAAATTTTAAGGGTGTTTAAATCTACTGCAACATCAACTTCATCAATAGCATCTTGGACATTTGTTGCTGCAAGACCTGAACCTGAGTTATCATAGCTTACATCAGCAGCAATAGCACCTCCGGGAGCAGCTTCCCAATAAGTACCGTTGAACGTAAGAACGTCATTGAGAGAAAGAGAGGTAATGTTTACATCAGCATTATCATTTAATACTTTTATAGGAGGAACTCGTACAAATGTATTGTGAAGATTTCCAACATATACATCAAACGTTTTTGCTGGTCCTTCTGTACCTAATTTTGTACAAAGAATGTGAGCACGGAATCTGGTAGTAGCTGGTATTATTATCTCTTCTCTTAGAGTACCAGATACATTGATATTGTATCTCTGAACAGAACTCATGTTTCTAATATCACTCTTCAATACAGCAAGAGGACGTACACCGAGATCACCAACTGGTTCTGATAGTATTCCGGAATCAGTAACTACACCTGCTGAATCAGCAAGATAAATTTCTACAGTAATTATCTCATTTGCTCTACCATCATCTACCTCTACCTCAACTCTTCCGTTATAAGTACCTGCAAAAAATCTTTGAGGAAGTGGAAACGCATCACTGAGAAAGTCACTTGGAAGAGGAAGAGTCTGATTATCATCGACTATTACACTGAGTTGAACACTTCCGACAGTACCTTTATCTTCTAATTTTACTGCATAAAAGGTTGCAGCACCCGATGCTGCATCTCCTGTAAACCATTGATTCTGATGTACGATACCAGCAAGATTCAGTTCACTTACACCAATAGGATAGATCGTGGAAACGAATATAACTCCGTCAGAATTACCCTCTACTGCAACGATACCTATTGCAAATGGATTATCAACAGGTTCAACATTGGTCATCTCTCCGAAACTAACAGGATCGACCCACAAAAGGTCTCCAACTGTCCACGCTGAAGTATCTACACTTTTGACATATCCGTATGTAACGAGCTTGAATTTCCCTGTGACACCACTGACAGCAGTAGTATTCAGTCCAAATGGAATACCTTTACGTAGGTCTCCTGCTCTCGGTCTGCTTACTTTCAGGAAATCAGGATCGGGAATATGTGTCCCAACAACCATATAAACCTTTGGAGTTGACGCTGGTACAGGTGTTAATGTCTCATCAATGACGTTTATAAATACCTCTTGTCCAAGATTTTGAACCTGTCCGTCGGTAGTTGGAGGTAAATAATAGGTATCAGTACCCGGATCGTAGTTTACTGTTGCAACAAATGTAAATTCTAATCCGGTTTCTCCACCGTTTACAGTAGCATATCTACCTGCTTGACCAGTATAATCACTTGGAGTATCGTCCAGTTCAAGAAAACTCTTAGCGTAAGTCAATGCAACTTCATCTATAGCGTCCTGAACATTGGTAGAAATCATTGGAAAAGATGGAGCAAATGTAACAAGTGCAGCAGCATAATCTGCATATTCACCTACCACATCTCCTATACGACCAAAGACTGAATCTACAGGAAAATCTATAAGAGCGTGTATATCTCCGTGATAATACTTCTGTGTGTTTGAATCATAGTGGAGAACGTCATTATTCCCTCTAACCTTATCAACATCAATGAGTTCAATGAGTCTATTTACTCCGGAATAATTAGGAGTAGAAGGAGTTTCCAATAGAATTATACCGTCAGTAGGAACTTGTTCTGGAAGAGGTATTGGATCACTTACCTGAACGATCCCATCTGTCCCAACAAGAACTCCGGGAGAAGGTGTTACTTCCGGAAGCACAATCAAAGGCGTTGATCCTACAGGTGGAGTTCCTGCTCCACCACCGAGTTCTATGATAGCCATATTAGTAGTAAAGTTTACTACCATTCTTAACCATGTCGTCAAGAACGATAAGCATATTTATAAGTTCTTCGGTCTTGGCTATAAAAGCAGAGGTTTCGATTGCTGTCAGATACGCTCCCATGAGATCAGTTTCCATGATTTTCCACAGAGCATCACTGTCCTGACAGTCGCACCATGCTGGAATTTGTCGATATTTATCGTACACAGCGACTTTCACCTGACCATAAACGAGAATGGTGACTTCGAGAAGTTGAGTTACTTCAGTAGCACCAAGCTGATCTTCACCAGTATAAGTGACATTGTACTCAAGCGCATACAGACCATCTTCAAGCAACTCATCAGCTCCATCACCAAGTAAATCTGATGTAATGGTAAAAACCAGTTCAGATTGATCTGTAAACGGTCCAGTATTCAGAGCATATAAATCAACTTGATCTTTAACCTGTGCTGTATTTGAAACTCCTGTAACAGTTGTGTCAAGTGTGATAGCAGTAATCTCAGTCACTTTTGCAGTAACTTGTTGGAGTTCCATTGTTCCACTGAGAGCAGCAGCCGATGTAGCTATAAATCGTTCACCAACTAAACCATTTGCAGCACCTATACCAATAAAAAAAGCAGTATTTCCATTGTTATTTACAATCTGATATAGAGTGTTTGTTACAGTAGGAGCAGTTGCTACAAGATTTGGAACAATCGAATAGTCGTAGTTGCTGGTATCTGTCAGAACAATAGCTTTGTTATCGTTCTGCTCTTGATATCCTAAAGACATTGTAAGGTCCATCTTATTTAAGTTTTAACGATTAAAATTAAATAACGTACTAAGATTGATACCTATCTTCACAGCATAGACATTCTGATCACCCTGTCGTCTGTACTGAAAGCCGTAAATTCGGTTATATTTCACCAAATCATAGTCTATTCCAAAGGTAAAGAATTTATCATTACCACCTGCTATTGCAGATAGATAGTGTCCGGTGACATATTTAGGTACTTTTATCGTCGTTATAATAGGCTTATACACAGGCTTTTCCGTAACCGTTTCGATTGTCCGGATCACGGTGCGATAATCCCACTCAATTTTTAGGTCTTCAATGGCTCCCTTTACCATAATATCAACCCACACATTGATCTCCTTTTCCCTGACAAGCGAATCCCTGTAATGGGTGATCGTAGTATCTCTCTCGTCTATTTCGGCTGTCGGGGTACTGGTAGTACTTTCGATCTTAGTAATGTAAACTGTGTCAGTTTTGGTTACAACAGGCTCCATTGGAAGATTTTCAATGGAATCAACGAAAGTGATAAAAGCATTTAAAGAGTCTACAACAGTTTGATTGACAATGACTTTTCCTTCAGGGAGAGGTTTAAATTTGTACACAATCCATCCTCCTACTAACATACCGATAAGTAGAAAAAAGAAAAGTCCTATTGCACTACTCCTTCTCATTCACCTCGATCTCTTTTTGTTTCGTTTTATTCCATCCTGAGCCTGTAAGTAGAGCAGCAAGACCACCTACGAATATTCCTATTCCGGACCACTCTACCGTTTCACCTTTAAATGTCTGTATAACTACATGAACCATAATGCCTATAATTGCGAGAGCGACTGAAATTGAAATTATAGTTAAACTAAATCTCATCGCTGATCCTTTGACTATCGCTTTAGGTTTTGTTCTCATGGTACATATAGTTCAACGTGTGGACGGTCATAAAAGTTGTTATCTGCAAGATCACCATCCTTATCCCAATTCCCTCCCCACCGGACTTTATGAGTAATAACTCCTTGCAGAAACAAGAAGTCACCAGCCATGACCAGAGATGCTGCAATATATGTGAGATGTGGTATATCCCAAATGAGTTCAGGTTTATCTGGTACATACACGCAGAAATCTACTGCAAGAGATGGGTTGTGATTATGCTTTCCTACGATAGCGTAACCATCAATATTGGTCTTCTTCAGTTTAGGTTTAGTCAGTTTCCACCGTCCATCAATAAATTCTCTACCTGATTTGTAGAGTTCATGTTGTCTCTCAACAGGTCGGTATCCCTCTGTGAGGGTAAAATCTACGAGACAATACTTTAATACCCAGTCTATAACTGTTTGTAGATCAGTATGTAAAGTGTCGAATTGTATCTTCGATCTGTTGCCTAAACTATGTGGTAGTAAGCTCATGGTTTCTGACGATTAACTTGTGCAATATACTGCTTCACCTCATCAAGCATATCCTTGATCTCAGCTCTTGTCACATAGGTTTCCTTGATGTCCCGAATATCATGGGTATTGGCATTTATAACCAATACCTTATCGTTCGCAAAATCAATGTGATTATCGAATTTTACAGCTACGATTGCCAGTTCAATTTGCAAGACTTCTGTATTATCGTTCAGCTCCTTTACTCGTCCTAATGCTACAGTCATAATCGACAACAATACCGACAGCAATACCGTATTGACCCATCGTGAGATGTTTTCTTTTTTCACATTCATGGTAGTGTAAAATTGAATATAGAAAAAAAGGGAACATGGGATTTCCATGCTCCCTTTATTATGAAAGGTTGTCGCCTACTATTAGGTTACGTTCCCAACTTGAGCAGAACCGATTCCCCACAGGGTTACGATGATCTGGTCAAGAGCCAAAAGACCGAGACTGTCGGCTTCCGCAGTATTGGATACCAGTGTTCCATCTCCGTTCACGTCCACGTCCCATGCAACCATGATAGTCTTGGGAGACTCGGTTGGAGTTCCCTGAGCAGCCTTGAGGTTATGCTCATGCTCGATAACGAGCGTATCGTACCATGTAGTACCAATTCCATCAGTACGATTCACAACACCTGCTTCAGGGAAGCCTCTGTAAATGAACTCGTCAGACTGAAGTTCTCCTTCAAGATTGGCAATATACTGTCCTGTTCCGACTCCGGGAAAAGCTGCGGTGGTAGTGATGATCGAAGGACCAGCGTTGGCAAAGTCAATCTGAGTGCTCCAAAAGCAAACATTTGACCAGTAGTAACCTGCTTTGAACTCACGATCTACACCGAGAAGTTTCACACCATAACCAGCAGCTAAGGCAGTAGCAGTAGCTACGATAGCCACAGCAGCCTCGGCAGCAACAATAGTGTCACCCTGAAATGCTTGGGAAAGAACTGCGGTTTCACTTGCAGCGTCGATTGACACGACCTTATACAGAACTGCTGTAAGAACAGTGTCGTCCGGACCAACGAGATCGCCAACTGAAAGAACAGCGTCGATGGCAGTTGCAGCAAGAATTACCTTACTCCCCTTTGTAAAGGTAACTGTACCTGTACCAGTTGCAGCAGTCCTTGCTCCACCGTTGGTCATTCCAAAAGTGATATCCTGTTCAGTTTCACGAGAGTAGTTAGCAATCAGACTTGCAACAAGTCCAAGAGCAATAGCCTCCTGAGTATAACTTGCAGCCAGAGAGTTCGACTTATAAAAGCCTTCCTTGATTTTTTGCTGCATGAAACCAGCAGTGGTCTTGTCAAGGATGTTCAACCTGATGGTGTAGATGTTGGTAGCGGCTCCATCAATCGAACCGGAAACACCGTTCCATCCAACATAATCAAGTTGTTGAGTCTCCTTTGCAGTGGGAGTCAGATTGTAATGCTTCACCATGTAAGGAAGAATGATATCGGAATGAATGAGCTTGGTCCCACTCCTTTGAATGAACTTGAATCCTAATGCTGCTTCAGCAGCAGTAGTTGCGTTGTTAAGAACAACGTTTCCGGGAGTTGTAATGACAACTTCACCATCTGCAAGTTGAGTGTAGACGTTGATTAACTCATCTACGACAGCACCCCTTGAAGGGTCTTTTCCGATAAAAAGTTGAGTTACGTTTCTAATTGTGTCCATTGTATATGAGTATTAAGTTAAACTAAAAATATTTTTATTCCTGTTGTTCTTGTATAGTACTGATCTGAAATCCTTTCTCATCCTGAAGTGCAGCGTAGGCAAGTTTAACAGCCTTATCTACAATTGCACGATGTATAATCGGATCAAGTTCACAATTAAGTCCTGTGTGATAATCTACAAACCAAATTCCATCTATAGTATCGTCTGTACCAGCATATACCACATCACTTGTCTCAGGAACAATGATCGCTCTTGGTTTCCGATCAATGTGCAGATGTATAGTCGTGAGGGTAAATGTCCCATCAGTTATATACTCATGTTCTTTTGAGGATTCGTCTGCACTGTCGATCCTCCAAATCTTTCTGATGTTTGGCTTCTTGTAAGGATTGTCCTTATTTATACTGTAGAAGTCATCATCTATTGGGTCTACTTCAATATCAGTAATCGCATTTCCTGCAATTTTATCAAAGTAGAAATTACCTGCTATCAAAGCAATGTCTGCTCTTTCATTACGGACCTTGAGAACAGGATCAGCAACAATGAGTGTTCCAGCTACTCCTGCTTCACTTGTATCTACAGGAGTTTGAGATGATACTGTAAGACTACCCGTTGCAACCTTTTTAACAACATATTCTATATTATTAGCAGTAGTTGTAGCACCTGTAACAGTTATCACATCTCCTTCACGAAATCCAGCAGTTACGAATCCGTTTGCACTATCTTGAATAACATTGGGTCCTGATACAAAACTGAGAGTAGCACCCCCTATAGAAACCTGTAGGGGGGTACTAAACCCGTTTGGATAGTTACCAGCAGTAAATGTCGAAAGGGGAATGACCTGCCTCAGACGAGACATAGCTTTCTTATTCTTCTCATCATAAGCACTGGACTCAAGTATGTCATAGACAAGCTGTTCCTGTGATCTGGTAAGAAATGTAGAAATCTCTTTCGGTACATATCCCGGAGCATCAAAGTTGGTTATGCGATCATATCCAACGTCAAACTCATATTTCATTTGTTCTGCGGTCATGCTATTTTATTTAGCAAGGTCAATCTGATTCTTTATGCGTAAATACTCATCTTGATGTTTGTCATCCTTGAGCCACTGAATACACTGATGAAGACTCTTTCCGAGAGGAACACCATCGACAGTTTCGATGTTAGTTCCTACCATCCTGAGTGATCCTGTTTTCAGACCTCTGTGTACCAGAAGTTTGAAGTCATAATTACCAGCATCCTCAATTACCTCAACAACTCCTGCAAGATCATTGTCGATCAAATCCTGAATATCAGAATAGTAAGTATCCTTATTAGAGTTTTCACTCGGACGCTTACTCTTGGCGTTCTCAAGATAATAGACTGTGAGGAAGTCAAACATTGTGTCTCCTGAAGAATCAATCTTCGAGAGGTACTTGTAAGCCTTCTTCATCAAGTCAGCCTTCCTGATCTTATCAGTAAATTGCTGTCCTTCATGCTGTAAGGCAATCCGGTAAGTACCACTTGCAAGTCTCTTATCCCACTCAGGAGCTACAATACCTCCATCAGGTTGTGAGTTTAACATCAGTACTTTATACTGCAAATACTGTATCGGATCACTTAGGTCAAGAGTCATCAAGATCGTTTTATCAGTTACGATATCATCGGTCTTTCTGACGATTACCCTGAAATCGTGCCAGAAGTTGTCCTTCTTACGGTACGGATTCAGGTCTCCTCCTTCGAGATCAAGATCAGAATTATTTTCAAAGAACTCTCTTTCTTCAACTGTCAAGGGATTCTTCAGTCTACCTGTGTCCTTGTCAATAGGAACCTGAATACCAATACTGGTGTGATCATACATGAACGATCCAGAGTGTCCATCGGGAAGCCACTTCCCCGAACGGAGAATGGGCTTCACGTGAACCTTGGTATTTGGTAGATGAAAAATCTTCTTTTCTTCCTTAACTTCTTGTGCTGCAACAGGTTGTTTAACAGTTGCAACGGCTTCTTCTTCTTTTTTAGCCATTTTTCTTCTTCTTTAAATATGTGAAAGAACTACCCTGTCACCCTCACTTAGAGGATGATAGGCTTATAAGTTGCAGTACGTGTGGGATCGTAAACGATAGCTCCACCAGTGTACGCCCTGTGCTCGGTCCAAGCATCCTTAGGATTACTCATAATCCGGTTGGTCTGACCGATAGTGAAAGGATCTCTCAGTCCAGGCTCATAACCACGGATGTCTCCAAACTTGGCAAGAGCAACTTTCTGAATGTTAGGCTTTCCATCGGAAGTTCCCATGTTCAGGATTTCGTAAACACGACTCTCGGCAAGTCCTTGTCCACCGGGGAAATAAATCTTGTTACGAGCGAAGTCATCTTTCAGAGCATCGTGAACAATGTTCACCTTGATCCCGTTGGGACCGATATACTCTAAGAACTGACCACGGAATCCCATTGGAGCCATTGCTCCGGTAACTCCTTTTCCACCGGAATAAATCCTGTAGTTGTCCCTTGCAGGAGTGTACAGTGAGGTGTAATTTTCGAGAGCCTCATGGAATTGATACATTCCCCATTCTCCTGTCAAGACAGTCACTTCACGTTGTCCCATCACAATCTTACCAACGGTAAGGTCAAGGAGCATTTCAGTGAATTTCTTGATGTCAAAGGAGTTATAGGTATTGTAGTTGGCAGCTTCCATTTGCTGCTTGATACCTGCACCCATTTGCAGAATACGACCCGATTTACCACGTTGAACGTACTTGCCGTCCTTGGTTTTGTTGGTCGTAGAATACATGATCATGTGATTGATCTCATCCTGATACTGCATTTCCAGCTCGTATGAACGGTAGTCCATCCAAGTAGTCATCATCTTCTTCGATACTGGATCGACCCAAGAGAATTTTACTGGACGCTCGATCATGTTGCCGGGAATGGTATCCTGCATACGGATCATGGTAAAGGCGTTCATCATTTTGTAAGGGAACGTGTAATGTACACCTCCACCTTTCACGGACAATTCTTGCTCCACAGGAGAGAAGTCCTTTGAGAAACGTTTTCCCGGTACGAGTTCATCGTAAGGAACAAAGAGATCAGGGTCTCCTGTGTTCAGCTTACATCTGTATCTCCAAAGTCCACCGACATTTACAGGGTCCGCAAGAACCAGAATCGGATATACTTCAAGACGCTCACCGACAATCTGGTTCACATCAGTAAAGTATGCTTCAAAGAAAAACAGGTAAAACTCTCCGTAATTCAGACCTGCTTGTTGTGTAGCAGTCAAAGCAGTACCAGCCTCATCCAAAGAAGCCTTTGCAATAGGAATGTTTTTCTTCCCATTAGTGGTTATGTCCCAAGTAAAATCATCATCACTCGGAAGAGTGAGAGTAGGGAACTGATTAAGATAAGCGTTTACAGTAGCACCAAGATTCGCTTGATGAATCATGGTAGCAACTTTAGACGCTTGTTGAGGCTCAATACCGAACCTGTAACCCAAGTGTGACTTGGTTACGAGACCAGTGATGTCCTCGGATTCATAAAGTTGAAATGGTGAAATTCTCATTTTTGCTTTTTTAGGAGCTTGTTAATACTAAATTTATAGTCGCCTGAAGGCTTTTTCAAACTCATCAAGCTCATCCTCGTTTAATTTCGGCATTACAGTTTTACCTGCAACTGTTTTTTCTCTCGACTCGAACGCAGTACGAAACTCGTCCGTTGCTTTGGTTTTCTGAACCTTTGCGATTTTCGAGAAGTCAGGTTTCATCTGACCATCGTCATCTATATTAAAAAGACCGAGTCCATGATAGTAATGTATCATCATCTCAAAAGCATCAGGATTCTTACTCCTTGTCAGTGTTACAGGGTTGAGAGGATTACCATTTGCATCTTTTGCAATAGGTACAGTCATCGACTGCATAATCTTCTCTCTGGTTGGTTTCGTCAATTTAATTCCGGGAATAATCTCCGGAGTTGTTTCAACCTGTCGCTTCATCCTTGCAACACGCTGACGAATACCATCTTGACGAGCTTGTTCCTGTTGTTGTACTCCCTGTTCAAGATCATCAATTTTCTTCTTGAATCCACTTGAAACTCCTTTGAGAGCTTTCTTTGCTTTCGACCCAAGGTTCTCAAGAGCCTTGTAACCTTCAATCTCTTCAGCAATCTCTTCAGTAGAGAATCCTCTCATTGACAGAGATGTACTTACAACTTCTTCTTGAAGTTTTTCGTCCTCAGCGACCTCATCCTCAGTTAATTTCGAGTACCTTTCAAAGTTGCGTTTCGCAATAGTGTACTCGTCAACTGGAAGACCCTTCTCTTTAGCTTCATATAGAGTCCTGTCCTCATCGGTTAGCGATTGCTTGAAGTTTTCTACACCTGCTTTGACCTGTTCACGAACAGATATAATTGAAAGTTCTTTCAATGCAGCAGCTTCATCTCCATCGTTTCTTTCCTTTAAAGTAGCCCAATCTTCTTCATTAAAATCAAGAAAGACTCCCTCGTTGGCTCTGTCTCGTGCGAAGGCTAAATAAGGCGAAGAAGAAGAAGAATCGCTCGAACCACTACCGGAGGGAGTCTTAGTCTTTTTAGTTTCTTCTGTTTCAGTCTTTTCAATGAACGCTTCCGGTTTATCCGGATCAATAGTTTCCGATGGCGTATCGTCAATCTCGAATGTTCCATCTTCATAAATTGAGGCTACCTCTTCTTCAGGTTTCTTCTCAACTTTTGGTTTCTCTTCAACAGTCTCTACTGCTGGTAATTCTTCTGTGTTGACTTCGATTAACCCGTCGCCAACATTCAGGTCAAAGAGTTGATCTCTTTGGTCTTCGCCTTGTTTCGCCATTTTCTTCTTCCTTTATACAAAATTAGATTTATAAAATACCTAACACAACTTGTTAGGTGTAATTCTTAATTCCTTATAGCTTATTTAGCAGTTTTTACAGGTTTTTGCATCGCTTTTTTCTTGTCAATTACCTCAGTTGCCTTATTGTGACGTACCGTTTCGGAGTGTTTTTGACCTTCAAGAGTATATTTACGATCCATTTCTTCCCAATCTTTCTTGAGTTTTTCTATGGTTTCACGAGCCTTATTAGCAGTATCATCGTTCTCTGCGGAGTCTGCCTGAATCTGAGCGACTGTAATACTGGTTTCACTCTTGATTAGAGTCTCCTGCATCTTCTGCTCACGATCAGCTTGCTTGCTCTGAGCCTCAGCTTGAACAGCTTGCTGCTGAACTTCTATCTGCTGCTGTTGAGCTTGTTGTGCAGTCTGTTCAGCTTGTTCTTCGTAAGCCTCAATTTTTCTCCGTATGCTTGACATTGACTCGGAGAGGTAAATATCCATGAGACCGCTAAAGTTAATCTTGTCGTTCTGAAGTCCTGCCTGAGCAAGCTGTTTCATGGTTGCAACCAGTTCAGCATCATTGGTAGCATTGGAAATCATGATACCGTAATCAGCTTCATTGAATTGCTGACCATCAATCTCAGTAATTACAGAAGCCATTTCATCCGAGATGTACTGCAATTTCTCATGAGATTTGTTTCTCCAAGCATACTTCGCTGTCTCAAGAAGAGTCTCAAGTACACGCAACTTCGTATTGTCGTGCATCATAAACCACTTCTCAGTGATGTGAGAGGACTGAGTAACAGCTCTTTCAATACCTCCGACAGTCTCACGATTCTCAATTTGTCCCTGTCTTTGCTGGTTTACACCAGCGATCTCACCAAGCTCTTGTTTGATAAATCCGAGCATCATTACGTGTTGCTGAATATAGGAACCCATCTCAAGATCGAGAACCTTTGAGTTCTGGTTCATCTGACCTGCAAGTTTCCCTGTAGCAGCACCTTTGTTACCTTCTTTAAATGGGTCTTCAATCGCCCATCCAAGTATCTCAGCATAATACATCCACTTATCCATGTCCCAACCATCAGGGATTCTGGACGTGTCCATGACAGAAATCTTCCCTTTAGATTTTGCAAAGGCAAGTTCAGTTCTGTACATGAATACATTATATAGGTACTGATAAGGTTTCATTCGATCCATAAGCGAACGAGATTGGGAGGTGTTAGTGTTATAGATCGTTCCAACATAACCGCTACCACCTGCTGATTTGTTTCCCATTCTCCGGAATTGGATCGGTCTTGGTCCCCATTTAACATAAATGTCCTCTGCGATACGGGTTCCTTCCCACCATTCGTTGATCCAGAACCACTCAATTTTCTCTCCAAGTTGCTCATTGACTTTATAGTTTTCATCTACAAGTTTTTTCTGAAGTTCGTTCTCTTCGTCGTACCATGAAACCTCACCAACTTTACGCATGGAAACCCAAACGGTTTTTACTACACGAACTTCTCCGTTATCATTATATGCAGCAATGTTTCTTGTAGCAGTATCATCAGGATCAAACATAGCATAATCCCAATCTTGTCCCTGTTGTCCATCAATATCTCCTATAATTTTGACAGGATTTTCTACAGGACGAAACACATCATAGTGAATCATATTGGAGTTTTTCTCTCCTCCGGTCACTCCTTTTTCAATTTGGTCGATCTGAGTAGAAGTGAGATAATCATAGTAATTGTCTATGACCCAACGGATTGGTTGATATGTATCTTCAATAATGATGTCAGCATCTTCAACCTGATATGATTGTCCTGTACGAATAATTGTGAGAGTGAGAGGATCAACTTTACGTACAATAGGTTCTCCACCTACAATATCAATATTGTAAACTTCTGTTCCTCCTACTAAAGCATCTTCGAATCCACGGTTAAATTTGAGTTGAAGCTCCTGCTCCTTCCAGAGATACTGAAGATACTGAGTGGCTCTGCGTTCACGAAGGTCCTGAGTTTCATACTTATTCCACTTGGTCATCTTCTCAAGCTCTGCTGCCATTTGCTCCTCATCGTACTCCTCTGCTTGAATTGCTTGAACAACTATATTGTCAATCATAGTTCGCTGACCCTGTTCCTTCTCAGAAATAGCATCAGGATTGGTAACGGTAATACGCCAATCAAATCTGCGTTTGTATTCCTCACCAATAAGTAGATCAATCTTAGGATTTGCAATCGGATAGTTCTGCATCTTAGCAGGGAAGGTTGCACCTTTAATTCCCCACGGGTTGACAGCTTGTTCAATATCTCTCTCGTCAAGAATATCAGCACGAAGATTATAATTCGTTAGCATTGTCCGTTTATCTTGAACTATGTCAGTGTCACTGTTATAAGAAAGATCAATTGAGGCTTCGATACAATCTATCACAAATTGTTTTCCCTTGGCTGTTGTCTTTTTCTTCTGAAAAGGAAAATGAGCTGTCCGTTTTAAGGTTGCTCCTATCCCTCCGGAACCACTTGTGTTATAAGCCATGATATGTAGTTTTTATAAAATTATGAAATTTTTAGCTTATCAGTCTTAATAAAATCCATTATTGTTTTAGAGTCATATTTACTTGGACCAGTAATATGACGGTTAAAAAATGGATCACCAGTTATCTGTTCGACTTTCTTATCTCTCACGTAACGCTTGAACTGTAAGCGATCCTCACGATATATCATAAGCAATATTAGAGATGATATATCATCGAAGTTATCCTGTGGATTCCATCCAATAATTTCTTTTAAAAGAGGTATCGAACGGATTTTGTCCAGATTCGTTACCTCTGATCCTTCCTCTTCTCCGTAAGCAGTAGCACTCATCCATTCTACTGCACGTTGCAGTCCGTATAAGATAACAGGAGTGGAGCCGTAAGTTCCTTTACTATTATTCCCAAACGTATTAGCCTTGCTAATGCCTTTATCTTTAAGGATTTCCGGTTCATCAATAAGTAGATGAAGCTGTGCTCTGTTGTACAGATACCCGTAAATACCTTTCTTATTTCTTTCGTAATTGGCTGTCGCATTGTAATATTTCAGAATCCTGCGACAAGTTTCAAAGAATTGATCTGCGGTTGCAGGTCTGCCTTTGTAATGACAGACAATTCTATCGGTAAGTAAATCCATTACAATGATGGAACCCACCGAGTTAGTGGTGGATTCATCATCATCATAAGGGTCAATAGCAGCTATATAACGACCAAATTGAATTTCACCTGCTTCGTTAGTTATAGGCTGCTCATATATTTCAATAACTCCCGGTTTCTTGTTATCCTTGATAGGATATTCACGCAAGGGAATACCAGTAGTATTATATTCAAATTTTATACGTTGGCTAAGAGGATCAACAATAAGGTCAGCCAACCAAATACTATCAACAAATTTGCTCTGGTTTGTGAGAATGTGTGATAGCCGAGCTGATGCCCTGACCGTATCGAACATAGTCCCCTGTACCCTGAGGAACGCTTCTGAAGGGGTCTTTGGCTGCTGTGTAATGAATTTATTGTAAGCGGCACGAGAACCTCTTCTACGTTTTTCTCGCTTCTCATCAAGCGAAAGCTCTGCAATTTGTCTGTGTGAGTTACCTTCCTTATCCACATAAGGAAGGACTTCCTGTTTTTCCTTGCCATTGATGTAGTGTTTTATTGTCCTACTACCGGGATAGTACCACATGTCATCTATAAACCATCCGCAATCTCCGGTTGCGTTTTCATCGTAAATATTTTCGTAAGCCTTTAATCCGTAGGAACTTGGATCATAAAACATCTCTGCAAAATCCTTCGTACCTCTTTCCATATCACCACCTGTTCCCCATATCAAAGGGATTCCAGTCATAATCTCTCCATCTCGAAACGTTGGTTCAGAGATGGTATAAGCAGTCAGGAGGTGTTCAAATTTACCAGCTTCTTCAAATCCCATAACGTCGATGGATTCTCCAATGGATTTGAATGGGTTATCCTTAAACGATACCGCTTGAACTTCAGACATATATCCATCTTCCACGTCGATTCCTGTCGCAGGATCACGCATGATAAAAGAGGCTCGGAAGTGATCTCTCTTGGATAGTTTTCCTTGTTTCTTCCCCCAATCAGTAATCCTGTTAAGATGGTTGATCGAAAAATGGATACCATCAAGCGTGACTTTATAATGCCCTTTCTCGTAGGCTGCGAGAATATTGGTTGATGCTGGAACGAAATTGTAATTGTACGCATATACTCCTGATGAAACTTGATAAGTAAATCCTTTACGTCGAGACTTCGCAATAATCATTCCCTGTTTGATATTCTGTTTATAGGGTCCTTCTGCTGCACATTGCTCGAACTCGTTGAACCAGTAGAAGTTATGATCTAAAAATCGTGGAAGGGTGATGATCTTTCGGTTCTCTCCGACTTTTTCCGCACCTGTATTAGGGTCAATCGGTCTTGCTTTGATGAGACAAAAGTTGAGGTAAAAGTAGTGTCTTCCTGTAACACGTACACCTCCCACGCTATACCCATTGAGAACTCTATATTCTTGTTCATCCCAATAATCGTTGTAGTCTTTTGATCCGTATGGAGCATCAGTGTAGTAGCCATGTCTAAGGAAATGTCTCCCTTCTTCCTGAAACACAGCACTATTGATGAACTTCAGGTAGTCCTGATTAGAGTTTCGAATCGGATTCTGAAACTCTTCTCCCCACGGTTTAGCTACAATTATACTCATATCATTATCCTCGTCTTTCAGGTGGTAACTCTCGCTGTCCAATCTCAGTACGTCCTCGAAGCTGCATAGTATCAGTGAGTTCTTTTTCTACCTCGTCCCTAAGTATTTTGAGAGATTTAACCATATCACCCATTGATTTTATATTGGCAATAAAATTCTTAGCTGCAACTCCATTCTCGTCTTCATCAAAATTAGGTTCTCTAAAATAATCTCGAAGTTTTGTGAGTCCAATCTCGACATCATTGAGAAGTTGCATTGAAAGAGTTGTCTGAAGCTGCTGATACGTAGTGATAGCTTCCATTATCTTGGAATCAGGCTTCCATTCTCGTTCACCAAAGATATCAAGTCTAACTTTAGATTCTCGTGTGTCGATGTGATAATTCCGATATATTGACTGGTAATCACAAGAATGATAAACGTAAGCAAGCTCCGAGAGTGCCTTATCTTTCTTAGTTGAACGATCCCGATTCCAGATTACTTTGAACTCCTTGATCATTAACGCTTCCGGAGAGATTGTTAGGACTCCTCTTTCTATACTTATTAGATTTTTCATTCTCTGGTTTTAAATATCGTTTTCTACCTTCCTTTACTCTGAATACTCCAAACTTAAATAGTCGTATTGTATCGAAGATCAGGTTCTTACGATCTCCTTTACTCATCTGCTGTGCAGTAAACCTGAAGAATGAAGCAGTTATTTCATTAACCTGTTTAACCGAAAGGTCCTCTTTTTCAGCAATCCCACGGATAGTATCTCGTGTACGCTTACTCTTCATTTTTATCCTTCTTCATTTCCTTGACATCCTCCTTGAGCTTCTTGGTAGTAGTACCCAAAGAGGTTTGGATCATTGCCACATACATCATGCTTCCTTCAATCACAACCTCATGACGGACAGTGGTTTTACCCTTTTGTTTTTCACGCTTCCCGAACAATTCTACAAGATTTTTCGAAGCCTTCTCAAGTTCCTTGGGTGTTCCTTTGTACACCTTGACCGTTGTCAGAGATTCCTGAGAATCTAAATGAAATTTCTTTATGTTGGAGAAACCTGAATTTATATTTTTGATTGATTTCATCTTTTGTAAGTAAACCGTGTTGACGTAATTCCTTATAAATATTATAGAGATTAGCTTTGGAAATACCTACCGACATTGCGATTTCCTCTTTGACCTTATAATCAAACAGTTGTGATTCATCACCACCATTCTTATTGATCAAGTGAAGCTGATAGAGCATGGCTCCAAAGACATCACGCTCTCTTTTTCGCAACTGGTTAAATGGAGCAAATACTATCAGCACTTCGATGAGTTGGTGAAAGTACTTCTCCGGTTCAGTCTTAATATTAAATTTTAGCATCAGTTAAGAATGATATTATTCAGTCTACTTTTGCTAAATGGGTGGATGAGAATAGCCTCTGCATCTTCTTGCTTTGCAGCTCTGGAAGCCATAATAGTATTTGTTAGGAGTGTCGTACCAAGCAGCATGAAATCAGCAAGAATCTTTCCAACAAAATCAGACTCTACATCATCTGCTGCATACGCTGAATCCATACGCATACTCTTCTTATAAACACTTCCAAGCGTCTTTGAGAGAATCTCAAATACAAGCATAATGCGTTCAGTATCTTCTTCTTCGCCAATAAAATACTCAACCTTATACCCGAAGATTGGAGGAAAGGCTTTCTCAAGAAGTTCCGCAATCTGTGAAACCATCTCATTATTCCTGTTTTCTATTACCCTCATCTTACCCATTTAACAAATGTACGACATTTTAAGATTCCCTTGGTTTACCAACTTTCGGGATAACAATTTCAGGTGCTTTTTCACCAGCAGCTTTCTCAGCTTCCTCTCGCTGAGTTGCAATCAGAGCTTCTCGTTCCTTATGAATCTTCATAGCCTCAGCCTGTTCGATTGCCTCAAGTTCTTCAACCTTGGGAATCATGTCACGCCATTTAACCTTCGCATCATAATAACGAATGTTAAGCTCAAGCTCCTCGACTTGAAGACGCTTGAGTTCAACATTCTCTCGGAGACCCTTCTTGTAAGCGGAAAGTCTCACTGACTCTTCCTTCTTGAACCGCTTCATTGCAGCCTCCTGCTGTGCAGGGGTCATTTTCATTTCTACAGTTTTACCTGCTTCTTTCACTTCTTCTTCTCCACTCATAACAATTTTTGTTAGTGTTTAATAATTATATTTATTAGCCTTCGTTTCTATTTTTTTATTCTGATAGTTCTTGGCATTTTCTCCCTTGAAGTACGGAATCGTTATGGGACCTTTCTCCTTAACAACAGGACGTTGATTACCACAACCTTTACAGCTCGCTTCGTCAGCTTCAAGTTTATTAGTTATCTCATCATACTTGAATCTAACGTGCGCTATTAGCTCCTCGATTCCATAATACTCACAGTCGATGTCATCACATTTAAATGTCGGCATTGGTTTTTGCGTTTTTAATGTAAATTTTCCATTTATGAATTTCCTTATTCCTCTGAATACGAGGATTCTCTTGACGAGCCTTGAACTCCTTGGATACCTTCTGTGAATAGGAACTGATACGAGCATCAATATCCTCCACAGGAAACAGTCGTTCGGTAAACGATTCATATCCGTATTTATTTATAGTCATAAACCTTACACGTACCTCTTTCCCATCAGAGTACACACCTGCTGTCTTCCAAGTACTCAAGAATTTAGCGTAGAATCTCACAAGCCTATCCAAGTAGATAAGTTTACAAACGAGGTCTTGATGTACACCTCCATTGATAAGTTTGAAAACTTTGAGCATAACAAATAGTGTTTGTCAAAGCTAATGAAAAATATTATATGAAAAAACCCCCTTCAGGACGAAGGAGGCTTTGATCATGACAAAAGATGTATTATGACAAAAGTAGAATGTATTGTAAATGTACGAAAATTATGTGGTTCTCACGGTTGCTGCATCAATTAACGTACTCCAATATCCAGTATCACCATTATAAAAGAGTGAGAGTGTCCAGTATTTATCTGCCTCAGGATTGGTAACAGTCTCATTAAGAAGAAGAGTTCCTAATGTACCTGCACGTACCTTTACCTGAACATCAAAGGTAGTTCGTCCTTCACCACTCAGTCTCATATCTATATATAAAAGTCTACTTACACCAGCAGTCTCAAAATTGATCAAATTAAAATCATAGTCTGTATCACTATCTTCAACATCAACACTTACATCAATTAAGAAGTAATCACATAATGGAATATTATAAGCAACAGTTCTTCCAACCGAGACTGAGGAAACATCAGTGTACGTTTCTGTCACACCGGGAGCAACATTTGTACTTAACAATCCTGAAGCATTAACAGTTACTTGTCGTTGTCCTGATCCTGCAAGAGAAAGTAATGTAAAACCAGAAGCAGTTAATCTAAGTAAATCTGTAGCTGCATCGAATATTCCTTCAATATTGGTTATAGCAAAAGCAAGAGGACTTAAATCAAGACCTATTGACCATCTATAAGTCACATTATCATAGAATCGGATTTGTCCATCATTAGCAACTCTACTTTGAATTTCAATATATCCTGCACCCGGATATAGTGTTCTGAATACTGCAATACTTGCTAATGAACCATCATTTTTAACATAAAGTACACCTTCTTCAACAGTGAGATCACCTGCGGTCAGCTTCACACTATTATTGATGTCCATCCCATCAGTATCAGTCAGCCTGAATAGAGTCGTTGCTCCGACAAGGCTCACTCGGAAAATACCATTGTGCATGGTCATCTCGCTCGTACCAGTAGATAACTCAAGATCACCAACGAGTGTAGAAAGACCTGTTACATGAAGGTCTTCACCAGCCTGTAGTCTACCTGATGCAATAATATCATACCGTGTACCACCAGTAAAGGATGTAACTATATTACCACCAACAGATTCAATTCCTCCAAATATCGTTTTTCTAACTAGCATAGCTCATGATTTTTGCGGTGAAAGTGAAGTGTAACGTATTACCACTATTGTTGGTAACTCGCATTATGAGTTCAGCACCAACAACCAGAAACTCAATATCAATATTTTGTGGTTGAGAAGCTGAAGTATAGGTACATTCTCTGGTCCAGATGAGTTGTGGCTTATTAACGTGCTCAGAAGAGTTATTGACCTCTAAGGTTCCTACCTCATCCTGATTCGGACTGATAGCAGAGGATGTAGGAAACTTCCCTTTATAATCAATGAAAACAGCATCAATATCTTTCGACTGTCCAAGAGTAATGTCAGTAGAGACTCCAAATGTAATCTCAGGTACTTCTACTCCTCTGGTAAGGTTATTGATCTCATCCACTATCATATTGAGCTGAAGACCTTTAGCATCAAAGGTATCATCAGGTGTAGCGTATGGGTAATTTACATTTCTAAATTTATCCATGATTCATATAGTTTTGTCGAAGTTACAAAATAATCGGTTTCACGTCAACTGGTTATGGTGACATAGAGGGGTATGATGATACAGACTGGTCGATCATCCCATAAGCAAAGGTATTGATTATCTTAAATATTAGTGCTAACTTCGTCAGCGATACACACGGAATTAAAACCCATACTTTTTTTTCTTTATGTCACTTTCTTTGTTTGGAAGAATAGTTTCTACTTCAAATAATACTTCTGAGATTCTCCTGTCTCATAATCATGAACAGAGATGAACTGCCTGTTATCAGCAGGATTAGACCTGATCTGAAACACTACAAAGTAATCGAACACAAAAGCAAGTTGTACACCTTCCGCAGTCTCCCTGATATCAACATCGTGGTCTATGCCGTTCTCATCCGTTATTTGCCTGAGAATCGTACTGTCTGTGTTATCCGTCATGAGTCTGAGTAAATCCCACGTAAATTCTTGGCTATGAATGAGATCATGAATCTGATGACTCATAACTGAGTCATTATCTATGAGTTCTCGCCTGTGCTCTGGATATTGAACAATAACTTTTGCTTTTTTGAATACCGTCACAAGACTCACTCCAAAAAGAAGTATGAGGATGGTACTTACTGTACCTATAATCTTTATGAGGTCTTTGATTTTCATAAGGGTAAGTTACGCCTTTTTTTAAAATAAATTTTTCTTTCAGCACGACAGCTCCGACTCTTTTCTCTGAGGAGAATAATTTTTTTATTTCAACTCGCAAGTGCTGACTATCTTAGCAAATACCCACACTAAGTTTTGGAGTTGGCTCACGCCCCCTCCAAATATAATACTGCGTATTATGAAGATGAAAGTCATCGAAATTGGCAGCACTGAATCCGAAGCCGGAAACATTGCTGTCAAAATACGTGCTGATATTATCACTACGACTGTCGTCGGTGATAATAAGCAGCAGGTCACTTACTATCTTAGCACACAGGCTAAGACAGTAAGCGTCAAGGTTGACGATTTCGTTGAAATCGACCTTGATCTCTACACCATCGTGATTCGTAACTACGAATACACTGATGATGCAGGAGACCTGCAAGTTGCTCCTCTTAAATGGCTCGTTCCGAAGCCAGTTAAGTAGTCGCATCCAGCGCGTGGTCTGCATTGCAAGGCAATGACAGTCCCGGCAGTTGCAACTCACTGTCGTGAGTAATCAAGAGTTGCATTCTCGTGTATTTGCATAGTCTTTCCCATCCTATTTGACCACAGTGATGGTAACTATGTAAATGCGCTCATTATAATTAACATAGCGTTTATGTTGATTACCCTCTCGTTTGAGCGAGTATAAACCAGTGTGATTAAGCTCAAAGCGTCAATGTATTTATCATACATTGGGTTCACAAATAGTACATTCAGCCTAATCAATGCTCATAGTAGCCTCTTGTAAGGTTGGATGTGCTTATTACACGCCAATGTGTTGAAGGACGTTACACATTGGGCATTTACCTAACTCTTAGTGGATTGTACATTAAGCTAAGAGGACAGCCAGAGGGTTGGAAGTGCACATTCAATGTCCCAGAACCTGAGCAACGCTGATAAAAGGCTCATTTACTCCTGTACCTTACAATTACTACCAGACGCAGGTTGCAAGTTATCTGGCAGGAGTATTTTTATTACTCGTTTGAGCGAGAATACAGTCCTTAGGCTCAAAGCGTTATCAATTCACATAGAATTGATAGGTGGAACCAATACAATCTGTTATTATGAGTAGATTTATATTCTTCGTCCTTGTGGCGATAGCAATGGTAGCTTGCGAGCCACCAAAGAGTCAGCAAAGAACCAGAGCTGTTGTTCTTGACTCAGTTGACAAACAGCTTAGTACTGGTCATCATCAGTACAAACTCTCATACATTAGCTACGGTGTAGTTGATTATGAGTTTAGTTATTTCCAATATGAGATTGGTGATACAATCTTAGTTCTTGATAAGTTTAGAGGAAGGGATATCCGATGATAGATAAGATGTTTATCAGGGAGAAGGAATCATTCTTTATTCCCTTTCCTCATATCGGAGCTGTACTTGGAATCAAATACAATGTATCTGATTTCCAAATACGTAACTATGGAACTCGTGAAATCATTGATTACGAGAGAATCTTCTATAACTGATGATTGTAACTGTCAATTACTGTCCTAAATGCGGTAATAACACCGCTAAGGATGGTATTTGTGGTTCAAGGAACTGCAAATACAATGCTAAACATATTCAAGCATTAAATCTTGTTAAAGAAAGGCAATTATGATCTACGGAGAATACAATGAACAGCGTCAATCACCATTCACATATAAGAACTATGTGGATCGTGGTTGGGCGAACGGTGGTGTTGAGTACTGCAAGTGCAGTCGGGAACACGATGCCAAGGAAGAGCATGATAATAGCTCTTATCGTGGTAGAGGAACAGATATTATCACGATTTGCCATACTTGCAAGTCATTCATCCATACTGATATGGGTGACTAAGAAATAGAGGTTTACTTGTCGCACATTCCTCTCTAAATATGTGGTGTAGACTATCCAGTAAGCTACTGGCGTATCAGAGAAGATACAGTACTAAAAACTCCATGCTGAGCAAACATGTAAAACTGCTCTGATACATTGGGTCGTGTTTAGCAAGTGGAATCATTCACAGTGCACACGATATGATTGTGTAACCGATGAAACAGACCTGCAAAGTTTGTTGATTGATAGGCGTGGGCAATACGAGGACTTAGAGCCTTGGGCGTTAGTTGATACGCCAATAATGGACAGCGTAAGAGTGGGAATATTACACGAACCACTACACAATCTCCTTTAACAGATAGTAATGACCATAACTATTTGTTGGCATAAGCCATAAACTAAATCAATGGTCGTATGTAATACCAACTTCAGGTGTTCCCTTTATTGCTTTAGGGATGTAAATCCAAACCGAGGGTTAGCAGCCCAAAAAACCTGAGACAACAGGTGAAAAAACAAAGAAGACACAGTTGCAGGAACATCAGTCTGATGGATAACAGCCTGTTAATGATCGTCGTGTCCGATCACTTTGAACACAATGGGCAGGGAGTAGGGTGGATAGGTTTGCAAATAGCCTATGGATTACCTTCTCTGCCGTTGTGTTCATTTAACCTATAAATTGATAATTATGGTTATAAGATTTATCTTAGTATTTGTCGTCATATTTGGTATTCTAAATTGGGCGATGGGGGAACTTGATCTCGCCTTAGTAGGAGGTCTATTAGTAGCAGGAGGTGTAACATACCTCATAGAATTTAGCGATAACAGTGCTAAAGAATAAATATCATGGGAGCATACTTACCAGTAAGAGAAGGTTGCCCTAGATGTCATGGTGAAGGATATATTCCTGAGTATAAGCACATTGATGATGGTATTTGTTTCAGATGCAGAAATGTAAGTGCATCTGATATAAAATCTCATGCTCATTTTAATGAGCTTGCTGATGCTCATAAGAAAAGACATGACAAATTATTTGATAGTGATTAGGGCGTGAAAATCGTGCGTTCTCCCTTCGGGGAGAGGTTCACTTAATAAACTGTAGCAAAATGAAGAAACGTAAACTTGGTGACAAGATAAATCGAGGATTTGTCGCTGTCGTACTCATACTTGGTAGTATTATGATCATACGCTTCGTAGTAGGAGTTGTGAAATATGATGTTGAACGCATTGAATGGAGACCAGAGTATGAAGGTGGTCATGACAGTGACAACTTCACTCTTTATCCTGAGACTCAGGATGATCTCGGTGAGACCGCTAACGGACTCGATGTGCCTCGCTCAATCGTTGATACGACTGTAGATGAGGCGTATGTAAATGGATTCTTTAAAGAATAAGCCATGACACTCGGAGATGCGTTGATTACCGAGCTAAAGATCAAGATGAGTCTTGATTATAAGATATTGCTTGATCTTGAAGTAAAATCTCGTCAGACAGGACATCGTGATTATTACAAGTACAAGAAATATCGTGGTATTATTGAAAGAAGTTATCCTGCGTTCAGGTATATCGAAGAAACATATCAACGATGTGGATCAGCATGTAAAGATAGTGAACCAACAAATACTGGTGATCATAGATATCATCCGGGTTCAAACTTACATAAGAGAATGATTTTAAGAGGTTTGTATCCAATGTCTGATGATAAAATATCTATGCACTATGCGGTTACAAATACAACACTTACAAAACCACATATTGACATAGTTTTACGTGATATATCATTAGTTGATTATGCTGGTGACGAATTTGATAACTTTTAAAGATAATAATGACTGGATCAGTAGCTCCCTCACTGTTGGGGTGTGTAAGATGTGGCAATCTTTCGTTAGGGACTGCTGATCCTTTCTACTAAAAGAAAGGACATAAATTATGGCAGGAGCATTTTTATCAATATTATTCATTTTATGGATAGCTAACGGCTTTTTCAACAGTGTTGAATGGTTACATACTAAGTCTCCAAGAGGCAGACGTGAAGAGAGAGAACGAGTGGCTGATCATGAAAAGAGAATGAAAATGACAGGTGAACTCAAAGCTCTCAAAAAACGGAGAGATGAACTTAACAAAGATTATGCTGAGTGGAAGAGTAAACCAGAGATTCTTTACATAAAAGGAGTTCGTAGAGAATTTATCAGAGAATCTTCTGAGAATATGGACAAGATACTTGCAAAGTATAACAAGAGAATCCATGAACTCGAAACAATACTACATCCTAAACCAGAATATTATCCAGAAGACCCAAGTTTCAGAGGTGCTCCTGATCGTGATATTCCCGGAATGTATTGGAATCAATAAAGAATTAACGATTCTGTTTATTTGTTTAGGTGAAAAAATGCCTGAGTTCCTGAGGGGGAGCTTGGGCATTTTCATATAGCTTAAACAATATCAAAATACTATTAAGTTTTACCTAAACTAAACAAATGAAAAATCCCTTTAAACAAAAGAAAAAAGAAATGGAGACAGAACCTAACAGATTCTCTGGTAGAATGGAGAGCAACAAATTCGCTGGTAAGCGTAAGTATCAAATCAGAATAGGTTTACCAGAGAAAACTCTGATCAAGCTCAAGGATTTACACGAAATGTTACAATGTGACCCTGACGAGCATGGGTATGTAGTTACAACCTTCAAAGAGATGCAGGAGCTTACTGAAATAGACTTGGTGCTGGTTAGCATCATGACTGGTAATGGTATGATCCTGAAGCGTCCTACAGGTGGTAGTCCCAAGTTTATGTATAAGTGGGATACTATTGAACCCAGTATAGATATGGCTGTAAAGCTGCTTGAAAAGAGAATTGATAACAATCAGAGTAATAAACCTGAAGGTATAATCTCTGAGTCTCAACCTGAATCCCTAATTCCTGAGAAAGAGGATGACTATGAACCGGGATTACGTATTCCTGAACTCTCTGGTGAGTTTGATCCAAGCATCATTGTGGACTCTAAAGTTGCAGGTGATGTAATGACAATGCACGTCAATCTCAAGAAACTTGGGATCAGTGAAACAGATGTGTTAAATGCTGTACTGGCAATAAGTAGCAATAAGTAGATTATAAACACTAAACAAAAAGCGAAAGTATGAAGAAATTTCAAAAAGTATTAAGTAGGAATGGTGACTCTGTAATGAAAGACAGAGCAGGTAATATCACCAAATTGGCTGAGATGGCACAAGTTGCTATGGTCAATGGTCTTGAGAAACGCAAGATCGAATTGGAAATGGAAAAGACCTCACTTCTGGACATGAGTCCTGATAATAGGTATTCTCTTAAACCCGGAGCAGACTTCAAAGCTGATAATTGGGTAAATGATTACCAGCATGTGAATGTAGAACTGATCAACATTGAGATTGAACTCAAGGTTGCTCAAGCTACCAATCTGGACCTGTTCAGTGATGGACCTGAAGAAACTGCTGACTAATGAGTACTCAGAAAAATACAGTATATCTCTCTAAGTCTAACCACTCTAACCCTGATCAAGTGATGAGGGTTAGAGATTGGTTAAATCAGAAGGGATTTACTGTAATTGAGCATAGAGGCGGTGAATATGATGAATCTTTATTACGGAAGGCACGAATGATGATAATGGTCGGCTGTAATAGGATTGAGAAAGGATTAACTGCTGTTGGGAAAGGTCAATACGGACAACTGAAATGCCGTGTTAATCATGGTTTGGTACAAAATTATTATGTCTCTGGTCAAATATATGGGAACATTGTTCTCAGGAAAGTATTAGTACATAAGATAGCAGACGTAGATAATTGGACTCATAATTATGGGACTCTCCGTGTTAAAATGGAAACTACCATAAGGATTTCACCAAGCCATGATCCTGAATCTGAGAAGAACCCTGATTCTGAACCTGTTGTAAAAGTTACTGATAGACATGCTGACCATATAGTTGATAGAATGGAAGGTGAGCTTGTGGAACAGCTTAAACAACGAATACATCTTGCTTGTATAACCCTCTTTAAATAACTAATCCTCAAGGGGGTTGGTTACTATACTACCAGCTCCTTTGTTTTTACTACACCTAAGCAAATCAGGAGATGCAGAATGAACCAGAACAAGAAAATTGCCATAGTTGTGCAGTATTATGGCGATCCGACGAAAATCGTAGATGACCACGATTCAGAACCTATTTACCTGACTCAGATAAACGAGAGAAGGTTCAAAGATATATTTGAAGCCATTCGGTTCTTACAAGAATGTAATAGTCCCATTACCGTAGTTGATGAGATATTACCTCTTCCAAAAAGACCTAAAGGCTTCAAATTTATTTTACCCGAAAGAAACATCAAGATTAAACATCAAGCAGATAATGCACTTGACTCTAAATTTGATTTTGATGCAATGGATTGGGGATAGAATTTAGATTGTGGTTCCAATCTGCACAGGGGATAGTCAAGTTAATGGTTGCAATCCCAAAAGACCACTCTTTACATTTGATACAGTTAGGCAGGAATTAACGCTGCCTTATGAACCGAGATAGGACTGAATGGTGTAAATGAAGTTGATTAAATACCTTGACTATCCCTTCTTCGGGGCGGACGGTGACATATATAGTTACGCAGGAAATGATGATTTTCAGCTATGTATATGAGAGTTCAATTCTCTCTCGCTCCACTACGTTACCATAGATAGGTAATGTTATTTCCATATAAATTCTTAATAACTCACTAAATTCAAAAGATTATGAGTAAGATCAATGTTGCCGCATGGCAAGAGAAAGAGGGTAATACACTCTCAGATGACAAGTTGATTCGTATCAACGACAACAAACCCGAATTTGGAAGCGTGATGGTATCGTCGCAGGTTCGTGAGTTCACTCCTGGTGGATTTACTAACAAGCGTACCAAAGTTGCTTTCATTACTGGTCGGATGGATGACCTGAAAGAGATGATCAAAGATCACAAATTGAAGAACGGCAGTGATTTCAATGCTATCTTCGGTGAGCACAAGATTGTCACAGTTGAGAAGCTGGAAACTCAGGTTGGACCGAAGGATGGATTCTCTGAGAAGATGAATCCAACCACAGGTGAAATTCTGACTCAGGATGGTGTAACCATCGTGCGTAGGTCATATCTGGTTGGAGAAACCAGTCCGATGGTTGACATTCTGCTCGAACATGATCGTGACGAAGTTGCTGCCGATCCTGCTGTAAAGGAGTTTGACGCTGCTATGCAGACGGGCAAGAAGTAGTAATTGTCAACAATTCTCAGTAATTTTGATAGGAGGCATCTCGCAAGAGGTGCTTCCTTTTCTGTTTTTTTTAATCATTAAATGGTCGTGTATTATGGAACAAGACAAGATCGTATGGGTCTATGACCTTGAGCAATTTGAAAACTTTCATTCAGCGACATTTGTAAACAGAGATAACAAGAAGGATCACAGAGTATTTTACATTCACGAGAGCAAAGATCAGCGACAAGATTTATATGATTTTCTACAGGATGAGGTATCAGGACTAATCGGATTCAATAATGTGAACTATGATTACCCATTACTACATTACTTCATTCATTTGATGGATGCTTACAATGGAACTGCAACACTACCAGTAGAAAGATTTCTCGAACAGATGTACTTTGAATCACAAAGAATCATTAAAGAAGAGTATTCAGCTATACCACATTGGAAAGTACACATACCACAACTTGACTTATTCAGGATACATCACTTTGATAATAAGAGCAAGAGAACTTCTCTGAAGGCTGTAGAAATAGCCATACAGTATCCCAATGTCCAAGATATGCCATTCGAGCATGACCATTGGGTAACAGAGGATGAGATTTTAGATATTCTCAACTACAATATGAACGATGTTCAAGCTACTCTCGCATTTTATTTGCTGAGTACAGACATGGTTGATCTAAGGAAATTACTATCGAAGACATATAACATAAATGTCAGGAACGCCAATGATCCCAAAATTGGACAAGAGATATTCGGTAGAGAGATTGCACGTAAGAAACAGGTGCATTACAATAGAATAAAGGATATGCGGACATATAGGCGTAGTATCGACCTCGGTAAGTGTCTGTTACCGTACATAGCCTTTAGCAACAAAGAATTTCAGGACTTACACAAGTTCTTCAAAGAGACTACGATTTATACCACCTATAAACCATTTGAAAAGAGTGTTATTTACAAAGGATTCAAGTATGATTATGGTGTTGGAGGTATTCACGGTTGTATTGACTCAGGAGTGTATGAGAGTACTGATACTCACATGATTCTTGACATAGATGTAGCAGCATATTACCCTGCTCTCGCAATACAGAATGGATTTTATCCTCAACACCTCGGACGAACGTTTGTCGAGGTGTATAAGGAGTTATTTGATACAAGGATGGAAGCCAAGCGGACAGGTAACAAACCCGTCAATTCAGGCTTAAAACTTGCGTTAAATGGAGTGTATGGTAAGAGCAACGACCAATACTCCTTGTTTTATGACCCCATGTACACTATGAGAGTGACTGTTAATGGTCAATTACTACTGACCATGTTAGCAGAATGGATGGTGGATGAAATTAAAGACATCACCATGATTCAGGCAAATACCGATGGTATCACAATTAAGATACCTCGTGATCAGTATGATGCTGTCATGGCTATTTGTAGAGATTGGGAGATTAAGACAGGAATGATACTTGAGTATGGAGAATATAAAAAGATGATAATCAGAGATGTAAATAACTATCTCGCACAAACTGTCGATGGATACGTTAAACCTAAAGGATGCTTTGAGATAATTCCCATGCAAAATGGAGCAGTTGCTTATAATAAGAACTGGTCAATGCGTGTGGTTCCCAAAGCTATCCACGCCTTCTATCTTGAAGGAATACCTATTGCAGATTTCATTCATAAACACGAGCAAATATATGACTTCGGAATTGGATTTAGAGCGAGAAAGAGTTGGGACATTATCTATACTCATATTGAAAATAACGTTAAAGTCCGAGACAAGCAACAGCGTACTCTTAGGTATTATGTTTCCACCACAGGTGGTTCAGTCACAAAACAAAACGAGGATGGTAGGGTTATCTCGCTGGAATCCGGAAGGGCTGTAACTATCTTTAACAGAGCATATCACATACCTTTTGAAGATTATAATATCGACTACTCGTATTACATCAAGGAAGCGAATAAGATCAAATATGCTGTCGATGACGGTCAAACAAAACTATTCTAATTATGAAAGAACTGATTATTACTTCCATCCTATTGGGTGGTATGTTAGGCTGGATTTTGCATTTATATGACAAGAAAACCAGAGCTAAAAAGAAACAAGAGATGTTCGATTACATTGAATTTGAGAGAGCACGAGCTGACAATCCTTTAATCAAACAGCTTCATATTGATCAAGCTAAAAGAGACAGGAGTCTGGAAGAATCAAGGCATATACTTGAGTTATCAGGAAAGTGTACTGATCTGGTAATCAAGTATGGTAAAGAGCTTCCAGATGAAGATTATGAGTTTATTATGCTCTACGAAGGGTTGACTGCTTTTCTCCCGATTGCTATTAAACCATTTCTTCAACCGTGGGACTATATTTATTGTCCGGGTTATAGAAAGATTTATAAATATCCACGAGAAGAACGATTAACTCCAAGAATATGAAAATGGAAGCTAAAGTGATTTACTCAGCAAGATGTTCAGCTTGTGATACACCTCTACCTAATTTAGACGTTAGAGAGTGTCACGAATGCAACTCGATCTTTATAAGAAATACTATTATTTTAAGAAACCCCTTTAGAAAGCGAAAAAATGAAAGAAAAATCAACTCAAAAGCAGATCAGGAAACTGACAAATCAACTCAACCGTTGTAGAGGCAATGGACGAATGGCATTTGAACTGAGTCAACGTATTGAAACTCTCGAAAACACGAAATAATGGATGTTAAAATCTTAAAGGAAACCGAAGATTCACTGTATGTTGAATGGACAGATGGTATGCTAGGTTTTGGTCAGCTTGTCGTCAAATACGATGATAAAGGTGGTTATATTATTGACGCTGAACATCTAGCATTAAGAACAGTGATTGAGATTATTCATGCAGTAGCAGAATTATGATCAAAGAAGAGAAACATCAGGATGGAACTTGGAATACCTCAAGGTATCACTACAAGGACAGATTGCTTCTCGTGAAATCCAGACGAAACCGAGGAATGAAATGTCACATATTTCATCCTAACTCTGACACTGAAATTGATTTTACAATGAGATGGAGATTCATAACAGTTAGCAAACTTTTAAATACAGTAAAAACCAAAATTGATAAACGTGGATAATAGAGAAAAATTACAACAAGCAGCAAACAACGCCTTTATCAAGGCAGGTGGTAAAGGAACCATCTGTCTTGAGACAGGCTCCGGAAAAAGTAAAGTAGCGATTGACTTCATTAAAGAAAATGATGATGTACGTGAAATTTTAATTACTTCTCCGAGGACAAACCTTAAGAAAAACTGGCACGATGAGCTGGTTAAGTGGGGTTTAGAGCCTTGGAGAGATGGTCTATGGTCATTTGGAACAAGGCAATTGCATATTGTAATTGAAAATGTCCAGACTGCATACAAATGGACAGACAGGAAGTTTGATCTCATTATTGGTGACGAGATTCACACAATGATGACAGCAGAATATTCCAAACTGTTTGAACGTACAAAATCAAAGTATTTAATGGGTCTTACTGCTACTCATGATATGACAGACGAGAACGACAAAGAGCTGTATTATAAGCAGTTTTGTCCTGTCATATTCGAGTACTACAACTCTGCTGAAGATGGACTAATTAACAAGACTCGATTCTTTATCGTGAACCATACCCTGAGTAATGATGACGAAGTCGTTATCACTCGGAAGGTGAAAGGTAAAGATGTCAAGGAAGTTATGGGTGAACTTGCGTATTATGAGTATATGACTGAGCGTATGAAATATGGTCAGCAACGCATGATGCAAGAGGGATCACAAGATTGGTTCGCTGATGCAAGAGAATGGTTTTGGAATGGTAAAGGGACACCTGCTCAGAAGGGTGCTTCTGCGATCTATTTGAACGCTATTAAAGCAAGAAAAACATTTCTGCTTAATGTGCCTTCAACTGCTCGTATAGCAGCTAAGATATCTGACGGTATCCGTAAAGCCATACCTGAATCCAAAGTACTTATATTCTCTGAACTTACAGCACAGGCAGATAAGATTTCTGCTGCTACAGTTCACTCACATCACGATAAGAAAGTCAATGCACAACATATTGCAGACTTTAATAATGGTGATTTGCGTCAACTTGGTAGCTGTAATTCGCTCACACTTGGGTTGAATCTTGTAGGTGCAACTCATGCAGTATTAGAGAGTTATATTGGCTCAGCCACTCAGAGTAAACAGAAGAAGGGAAGGCTGGACAGACTTGCGGCTGATGATCACGCTGATTTTTGGATACTCCGTGTACCCAATACTCAGAGTGATACTTGGTACAAGAAAATGACTAAGAAGTTTGATTTGAGTGAAGCTATGTATCTCTCAAGTGATTTTATTTTACGTGACGATTTCGATTATGAAAAATCTGAAATTAAAACAAAAGTCGCAAACACTAACCCTTAGTATAGACCCTGATGACAGGGTCACAACAGAACTCGCTGGTGGTTTAATTACCATCAGTGAGCTTCTACTGTTAGAAGAAGAAGATGTGCGACTTCAGTACAAACATCTTAATTTGAAATTATGATTGATCAGAGATACCTGACAATTTATAAGCAGTATCAACCAGCTATGACATTCAGAGAGTTCATACTGCTTATTCTTGTTTATGAGGAAAAGTACGATTTCTTAGTGATCGCTCATGGTGACAATTTCATAGAGTTTACTCACGCTATCAGACAGTTAGAGAGTAGTGGACTCATAAAGTGGCATGGTGAGAATCCTGAAGAAGTTATCCTGCGTAAGGCAGGAGAGGATTTATTTAAAAAACATGTTGGAAAGAAGAAAAAGATATTTACAGCAAAAGAAGTAGGACAATGGTTCCAGTCTTGGCGAGAGATATTCCCAGAGGGTGTTAACTCCGGTGGTTATCGTTATCGTGGTGATAAGGCTGAAGGACTCAAAAAAATGATTAAATTTGTCAACGACAATGACTATACAGTAGAACAGATATTCCAAGCTACAAGAGACCACGTAGAAAGATTTTCCTTTAAAGGTTACGCATATATGCAACAAGCACATTTCTTCATTTACAAGCAAGGTGTAGGATCGAATCTCGCAAATGAGTGCGAAAGTCTAAGTGAACGTAAACCTAAAAAGGAAGGAGAACAGTATGGCAGATCAGTCGTCTAGAATCCTACCAACCATATCCTTAGAAGACGCAGCTCGTAAAGAGTTACTCTACATGAAGGGTCGTATGGAAGGTAACATCAAATCCCTCAAGACACCGTGGAAGAAATTCAATAAAGCGGGTATGGATGGTCTTGAATGGGGATCAATCATAACGATTGCAGGTATGTCAGGGAGTGGTAAAACAGCAATTCTCAATGAGTTAGAAACAGGTTTGTTTGAACTCAACCCAAACGAGAATTTCGCAGTACTATCATTCAATTTTGAAATGGTCGCAAGAAGATTAGTAGGCAGAAAGATTTCCAAGAAATTAAAAAGAACCACAACGCAACTCTACAACGCAGATTTAGATACTCCAAGCGCAAATATGACAAAGGATGTTTATCAGAAAGCAGTAGATTATGCAAAAAGCATTAAGGACTTACCCTTGTGGTATGTTGACATTCCCGGTACAGTACAAGAGATATGTAATACTGTAGAGTATTTTGCTATGGGAATGGAAGAAAATGTCGATAAGGCAGTCCTTGTCACGCTTGACCATTCGATTTTGGTCAAGAAGTTTGGTGAACAGAACCAGTTACAAACTCTTTATGAGTTGGCTGCTATGTTCAATGGACTAAAGAAAAAAATCAAAGCATCGTTTGTTATTGTGAGTCAGTTAAATAGGGGCATTGAAAATGTAGATAGAATACAGAACAAGAACCTTCACTACCCACAAAAAAGCGATGTATTCGGGGCAGACGCATTGTACCAGTATAGTGACATATTTCTGGTTACTCACCGTCCTGAAATGTTGAATCTCAGAGCGTACGGACCTTCTGATCTTGAAGTTAAGGATGTAGTTTATTGGCATTTCCTAAAACTCAGAGAAGGAGAACCATTTATCGCTAAGATGAGAAACAACCTGAAATACAATCAAATCTTAGATTATGATTGATGTCAAACCAAGTAATTTTTAAAACATGAGCGAGATTATTGCGGTAGTCGGTCAAACCGGCACTGGTAAGTCAACTTCAATTAAGAATCTTAACCCTAAGGAGACTGTTATCATTGGTATCATTGAGAAACAGCTTCCTTTTCGGGGATGGAAGAAGGACTTCACCACTGGAATCCAGCAAGGCGGTAATTTATTGGTAAGTCATGATTCAGCTCAGATCGTAAAAGTTCTGAAGTATATTAGTGCAAGCAGACCTGAAATTAAGCAGATTGTTATTGATGATTTTCAGTACATTATGAGTACTGAGTTCATGAATAGAGCTGCTGAAACAGGATGGCAGAAGTTCACTGATATTGCGAAGCACGTTTGGGATGTAATAAGCACCGCAAAGAGTCTCAGAGAAGACCTTAAAGTGTTCATCCTAAGCCATGATGAGATTATTACCGAGAACTTTGCACCAAAGCGTAAGATTAAAACAATCGGAAAACTATTAGACGATAAAATTACACTCGAAGGATTATTTACCATAGTGCTTTTTACAGATGTTCAGAAAAATAAGGATAAAGAAGGATTAGAATATAGTTTTATTACTCAGAATGATGGTACGACCACAGCGAAATCACCAGATGGAATGTTCGAGACTCTCAATGTCCCAAACGACCTTGCTGCTTTAATCAGTAAGATCAATGCGTACTACGAGGGCGATTAACCTTATTTTCTAACAATGTAAATTTTAAATCAATGGGATTTAATTCAAATGCGTCAGATAAACCAGTTTTCAAAGAGATTAAACTCTATACAGGTTTACATAACCTGAAGGTCGTAGCTATCAATCCAACCAAATCTGAGTTGGAGAAGATGGGTTATAAACCTCAAAATGATCCGGTTTACCTCACTGAAGAGGAAAAAGTGACGAAGCTCAGATTGGATTTTCACCTGCTTGGTACTGCTCCTAACGGAGACAATATCATGACCAAGGTGGCTTTCTTTCTTGAGAATCAGCACAGAGTCAATAAAGACGGTACTAAGAGTGAGTTCATAAATGACTTTGGTCGGACTGCTTGGAGTATTGAAGGAGATATTGAGAACCCTCCTACAGGTCTGACATGGTTCAAGCATGAGACTGCTCGACGGTCTTATGTAGGTGAAGCTGATGTTCATCTGTTCCTCGTGAACTGGTTGAATATTGGACCAGAAGATGAAGCAAAGCTGGAAAAATACCTCTCTTTATTTGAGGAGGATTACAGTGAACTTCTTGGACTTCTCGGAGGAAACAGTGACAACGAGATTCGTGTCCTGTTGACCGTGAGGGACAGCAAATACCAAAGTGTCTATAACAGGTACTTTGATCGTGCTTCCAACAAGAGGACTAACTATTGGGACTCCCATATCAAGAGTCAAACTGCCAATGGTTATGCCTTGAAGGAAGATTACAGCAACTCCCTGCATTTTCAGGAGTGGGTTGAAGCACCAACCTCACCTGAGGCAGGAGCAGGAGCACCGAAGAAGGAAGACGACCCGTTTTAGTATAATTTGATATGGCATTTTCTACACCTGACAGTAAACTTACCAAGGAAAATATTCTCAAGAAACTTGATAGCTATCAGCTATTTAAGGCTTACTGCAAGAATTTTGTAGCTCTTGATAAGATGTTCAAAAGTGAGTTTCGTAAGGATAGTAAACCATCGTGCCATATCATCGTATGGGAAGGAGACCTTCTATATAAAGATTTTGGAGATAAAGGATACCGTATATTTGATTACATCGGACGTAAGCATGACACTGATTTTTTAGGAGCATTGAAAATTGTGAACAAAGACTTTAATTTGGGTCTTGGTTCTACCTCAATGAGTAGTCCCTCTCTGGTAACTCCGGAGAGGGCTACTTTTGATATAGATCAATTTGAACGTAAACCTACAATTATTGATGTCAAGAAACGTAGATGGACAAGTGCAGACAGAGCATATTGGGCACAGTATGAAATACCGCCAAAGCTCCTATTGTATCATAAAATCTACTCTATTGAAGCCTACATGATTGACAGTAAATTTCAGGATAATGTATCCTATCGTGTCAATCCCTACCAACTTGTCTATGTAATGGATTACTATTGGCACGATGGTATATTCCGAAGGAAGTTATACTTTCCTCAGAATACAGGTAGAAATAGATTCATATCCAATGTCGATAATACTATAGTACAGGGATGGACTCTCCTTCCAAAGAACGGAAGTGACATTCTCTTCGTAACCAAGAGTTATAAGGATATTTTGACCTTTAACTTACATGGTTATTGGGCGATAGCTCCCAATAGTGAACAATCGTTTATACCAGAACAAGTAATGGATAAACTGAAGCAAAGATTCAGTAACATATTTGTGTGGTTCGATAACGATGAGAGTGGTATAGATGGTGGCAAATCCTTTGCAAAAAGATTTAAGCTGATTTCTACTCATAATCCTATTGGTGAACCTAAAGACCCTTCTGATTACGTGAAAGAATATGGCTCGAAAGAGTTTGATACACTTGTAACTCAATTCTTAGATGAACGACATAATAGTTATCGTCCGTGACTTTGAGTATAGGTATTGTTTAGCAAAGAAGACAAGAAAGACAGGGAATCCTAAGTGGTGGACTATCAATGGTCAAGGACTATATAGTGCTACCCTACATTTCCGAGCCAGAGATAAGCTAACAAAGTATTTCCACAAGTATCTATCAAAATATATCAAGCGACAGATTTCCAGAGAACAAATTATCGAGCTTAACAATCACATTTTTCCCGGCTCATCCTTAAAACTATCCATTTCCTTAGACATTTACGACATACGTAGAGGCAAGATGCCTGACGTGAGTAATCTATGGTTATGGACCAAATGGTTTGAGGACGCTTTGCAGGAGTCACGAATAATTCCGGACGATAATCCGGACTATGTACAGGAAAGCGGACGCACTCGCTATCATTTCGTTGATAGTCAAGAGGAGCGTAGACTCGTTTTCAAATTGAGACTTATAGATATTAACAAAAAAACCTTATGATCATGAGGAAAGCAATATTGAAATTGACCACCCAAAAAGACCTGATCAATCATCAAACCGATGCAAGAACATTCGGTGAGCTGAAAAAAGAAATGAAGCAGGTCAAATGGAGTGGAATGAGGGTAGTGGAACGTTCCACTAAAGCTACTCTTCAGATGGACGATGCTACTCTCCCACAGGGAGATTTCGTCCTGTTTCTTGTACCTGAGAAGGTCAAGAGTGGAAAGAAAACCAGTGGTGGTACTGAGGAACTCAGCAAGAATATTGAAGAGTGTTCCTACAATGAGTGTAGGAGTCACATGAGCTGGTTGAACCGGAACAAGGATGCAAATCTGGATATGTCCGGTGGTACTGCTTCCCTTCAGATGCAGTTGAGCAAGTATTACAAGAAGAATCCTGCTGGTACATCTGCTACTAAGAAAGTAGCTCCAAAAGCAGCTCCTAAAGCTGAGGCTAAGAAGCCTGTAGCAAAGAAGCCTGAACCTGCTCCTGAAGCTGTTCCTGAAATGAGCAAGAAGGAGAAGAAAGCTGCTAAAAAGGCTGCGAAAGCTGCTAAAAATCAGCAAGAAGAAGCTCCTGTACCAACCGATCCTATCGAGATCATTGAAGCATCTCGTGAGAAGATCAACAAGGCTGTTGATCAGATCGTGCTGGAATTGATTGAGAATGGTGGAACTGTACCTGCTGTACTTCAGTACACTGAGGATGATCTCAACAAAGAGATGAATAAAATCCACAATGCACTGAGAACCAGTAGGACTAATGCAGTTTACATCCAGTAGAAGTTGTTTGTGGTTTTTACATGAAGGGGTGTGAGGGAGTGATCCTTTGCACCTCTTCCTTTTAAATAGATAGCTATGAACATAGATCAAAACGAAAGACCTGAAGAAGGACCTGATGAAGAGGAAATTACTGATCATCAAGCTGTTGCTGATGTACTTAGTAATGGAGAAACTTATGAGAATCTTACTTTAGATGGTTTAAGAGAAGTTGTAGAGGATGTTTTAGGAGAAGCAGATGAGGAAGTTGTACAAGAAATGGCTCAAGTTGAAAGGATTTTAGATGCTTCTGATACAGCAAGAGTATCACGGATTGATACGTCAATGATTCCACCGGGAATGAGTGTAGAAGATTATGTAGAACATTATCGAGCTACAGGAACTCTTATTACTGAATCCACTGCTATTCCATCATCTTATCAAGGTAGTTCTACTGACGCAACTAATGTGTCATCACCTACTCAGACAACTGATGCAATAGCACTTGATGAGGAACTGGCTCAAACTATCGGTAGATTGGTTGATGAGGGTACAGTTGTAATTGATCCAGAGGAAGGTGCTGCTGTCATATTAGGTGGAGAGGAACAAAAACCTGAACCACCAAAAGATGAGACTCCCAAGCAGAGGAGAGCAAGACAGCGTAAGGAAAATCCTGATCATTACAAGCAGGTTGCAACCCTTCATCTTGCTGATAAGCATATTCGTCAGAAAATGCAACTCAGGCAAAAGACCAGAGTAATGATTAGTGATGGTACTGTGAAGCCTAATGAACTGTTTATCACTACCAATGGGATTATATTCTCAACAAGTGATGAGATTACTTTCAACAATCCTAATATGACACAGCACACTATCATATTTGACAAGAACTTTAATGAGATTTCTTCTGTACGAAGTAAATCACATCGCTTTAAGCGAGTGTACCTGAAGCAGATAGGTCTCGATAATGTTCGTGCAAATCCTAATATTCATAAAGGAGTTGTCGTTGAAAGAGATGTGTTTATGGAATCCAAAGGTCGGAAATTGAAAATTATCCGAAGAAAAGATATGCCTTTCCATAGTATTATGCAATGCAGGAAAATTATCGTAAAAGGTTTTGAAAGAGCAGAGAGAAGTATCAACTGGTTAGTATCAAGTTTAAGGAATGTTTTCCCGGAAGAAGACTTTGATGTATTCTATCCGGTAAGCAACCATGATACTGAAGTTATGTTCACTATTATGATGCGTTTCAGAGATATTGAAATAACAAATTCGATTGAACTGACACATCAGATTGGTGATATGATTGTCAAGATGTATGGTACTTGTTATCCTACAAAAGAAGGTGTTAGGGTAGCAATGTCATCAGGTGTATATGGAACCAGAATGACATTCGATATAACAGATGCTATTTCAAAATATCAACATTCTCACCTTCCTTCAGCACTGAACAACTTTAATAGTTTCTGTACAGGAGAACAATATTATGGATCAGACGGAATGTTAGATAACATGACATTTGAATCACTTCTGTATCGTCTTGGTGAGCTTGTCAGGTGGGAATCCCTTGAGGGTGGACCACACATGAGGATGGAGAATATTTCATTACTTGGAAATAGGTTTAGTCTAAAAAGCGATTTTAGTCGTAAAGACGGATACACAAAAAGGCTTATTCATGTTATCAAAGAGAAGCCTGAAGGATTCGATGTATTTGCAAGCTGCTTCTCTATCTATAATGATAAGGGTGTAGTACGTTTTAGAGCTGATAAACCAAGATTTTACTCGACATTTATTAAAACTATTGGTAAGCAGAATATCAAGAATATTCATGCTTCCTCAGGTATGGATTTATATTCTTATGATGAATCTACTAATGTTTTCAAGATGATTAAATCACGAAGGGTAAATAGTCCGAAAGAAATGCGTAAAAAGGCAATCGCTAATTTACAATCCTTTCAGCCTATCTATATGAATGGAAAGTATAATCGTATAATACTTGATAGTACTGATTCTGAAGACCTTATAAATCAATTAAATTTGTGCCCTCATCCTAATACGATGGATGATATTGCGAACCATATACTGTTTAAATTAACTGAAAAATTAAATGAGCATGGGAAAACCAGCGAATAATAAAAAAGAGAAGGTTGAATATCCCCTGTATGAGATGGAAGAAAAAGGTAAATTGATTTTGCCACCTGAAATCTTATCACAGATTACATTCCTTCATTCCCATGTTGGGAGAACGGAGTGGTCAGGGATGCTATTGTATGATGTGATCAATGGTAATCCTTCAAAGCCTGAAACTTTCGAGCTTGAGGTAAAACACATTTTCCTGATGGACATTGGTTCAGCAGCTTATACCGAATATGAAGCAGATGGTGACATTGTGGACATCTATGACAACATTCCTGAAGCAATGGAATGGAAGACAGGTCATGTTCACAGTCATCATGATATGACCACATATTTCTCTACTACAGATATGGGTGAACTTCACGATAACGTGGATAAGCACAACTATTATCTGTCTCTGATCGTGGCTTTCAACGGCAGTTATACTGCTAAAGTTGCGTTCCTGAGTGACATGGAGACTACATCCAAGATGACTTTCAAGGATGATTCTGGTAACATCAAGAGTTTCAAGCAGAAGAAAATGGAGAGGCACATGGTTGTTATCAACATGAGGATTCTGTTTGCTGAACTTGGTGGATTCTTTTCTGCTCGTTTAACTGAACTTGTTGCAAAAGAAGAAGCAGCAAAGGAGGCAGCAGAAAAGGCAGCAGAAAAGGAAAGAACGAAAGCTGGTTATAAATATGGAGGATATGGTGGTCAACACAATAGTCATTTCCATAATCAGAATATGGATGAACTTCCACGTCATTCTATCGGGAGTAAAATCATTCCTGACAAAATGACATCTTGGGAGATCGAAAACCTGACAAAAAGCATATTGATGCTTGAGGCTCATCCAGCAGGAAACGTCTATTCAATTCTGCATCAGGTGGCTCGTGAGGATCAGAATATGGACCTTTATCCAGACTATTTAATGTGTAATGCCGAAGCTATAATTGATGAGTATTTTGATGATCCTTTAGCTGACGATGAATATGCTATCGTCATAAAAGAATGTATCATGTGTATCAAGAAATACGAAGGCGTTGTTGCTCTTGCACCGATTACCACAGTAATTTGTGAATCTCTCGCTGTAATTGCTCAAGGATACGAGGAAGGCGGTGTGCGTGAGGTTGACCAAGAGGATGAAGGAAGCATAGCAGCACAACTGGAAAAAGCAGAAAAGGAGCTTAAATTATGATAGATGTAAAACAATCAAGATTCCGTGATGCTTCGTGGTTTGAGAAACTATCGAAGTACACGGTTCCTATCATTATTGGAGGCGTGGGAGGAATAGGTAGCTGGTTGACTCTTTACCTTTCGAGGATGATGGGACCAGACAGCTACCTTATTCTCTACGACTTTGATAAAGTAGAGGAAATAAACATGGCTGGACAACTGTTCAGGATTCAGGATATAGGTTTGCTGAAAGTTGCTGCTGTAAAAGATGTAGTAGCAGCGTTCAGTGGTTACGATAAGATCGTAGCACAACCTGATCGGTATGATGAGGATTCCCTGAGGAGTCCTGTCATGTTCTCCTGTTTCGATAACATGAAAGCGAGAAAGGTAATGTTCGAGAATTGGTTACAGGAAGCTGAGAAGTATCCTGAATCCATATTCATCGACGGTAGGTTAAACGCAGAGCAATTCCAAGTATATTATGTTACTCTTGAATGGGCAAAAAAGTATTCCGACACTTACCTTTTTGATGATGCAGAGGTCGAGGACGCAGCGTGTAGTTATAAGCAAACCAGTCATTTTGCTGCCTCCATCGCTGCGAAAATGGTCCAAGGATTCACGGGGTTTCTTGATGATACTTACGAACTCCCGTTTCGGTACGAAGAGATCGGACCATTGTTCTTAACAGAAATTGATAATGGAAGCTAAGGATATTTGCAACATTCGTGACAGTGTCTATAATGGGTCACATGCGATAGATTCCGAGATTGGATTTAATATTCATGACGGATATTACCCTTTGCCTCGTATTAAGACACAGTACGATTCATCAAAGAACCCTTATTTTAGAACTGCCTGTCAAAGTCAATATGGAGGATCACGAATTACTGATAACGTATATTACCAAATAAGTGGTCCGGGACAATCCATGAAATATAAGAAGACAAGACGCTATAGTGATGCAAAATTTGTCAACTTCTATTTCGGATTTTTTACTGCATTGGGAATTACTCAACTTGATTATCTTCCAACAACTATGCTTGGTTCAACAGAACACATGATGTTTGGAGAACCAGACGTTTTCTGTATAGGAGTAGTTAAAGTAGGTGCACCTATTGATGTTAAATTGACGTATCAAAATCATGCTCGTCGAAGTAGTCGTTACGTGTATCATTCAACCAGTTATGAAATAAAGATAAACTACAAGGATATTATTATTCTTGTTTCTGAAGAAAAATTACGAAGAGCAGCTTTTGCAAAGACATATTACACAGCAACCGTAAGAAAAGCAATTTTAGGAAATTTATTGAAACTTCAACGTAAACATGGAATGGCATTTGAAGATGTCCCTGACGCATATCTGAAGAATTTCGTAAAAAGTTCTAAGTCAATTAGAACGAACTCCTTAGTTGAAACCTTGACTATCGGTAGAGATATTAAGGAGAATGTATTTTCTAACCTTAATAAATTAGCAGTATGACAGAACAAGAGTATCGCGCACTTGACCGTGTGAGCTATTCGTCACTCTCTAAGTTAGCAAGTTCACCACAGGCTTACAAAGCAGGTGTTGAGGGTCAGAAGGAAGAAACTTCCTACATGACTCTCGGCACTGTGGTGGACATGCTGCTAACTGACAAAAAGAGATTTGACGATGAAGTTTACGTGATGACAGCAGACAAACCTTCTGCTGAGACAATGCTAATGTATTGTAATACTTTAGCTGAGACAGGCGACTCAATAAAAGCCTATCAAGCATCAGGATATAAGATTAGTCCTAATGCAGTATCAACTAAATTTGATAAAGAAGGCAGAGCATATTTTGACGCATTACTTGACGCAAAAGGAAAATTGATTATTGACGCAGATGGAATGTTTACAGCAAATCAAATTGTAGCAGAGCTTACCTCAAACTTATTTACTAAAGGATATTTTCTACCAACCAGATCACCAGATATTGAACTCAAATTCCAAGTCCCAATCCTATGGGAAGTTCAGACTAAATCTCTTATTGATCCTGAAGAGATAGTAACTACCGAACTCAAGAGCCTTCTTGATGTGGTGTTTATTGATCATAGAAAAGGATTAGTGCTTCCTGTTGATTTAAAGACAGGTGGAGAAGGTTTCATGAAATCCTATTGGAGATACCACAGGTATCTACAGGGAGCTATGTACACTGATGCTGTAAGAGGTAGGAGGTGGCAGAGACATGATGAAGCTGAACGTGAATACGAAGTAGAACCCATGAGGTTTGTCTTCGCTGACACAAATCTGATACATCCTCCTGTAGTATGGTGTATGAGCCAATTAGATGTTCTCGGAGGAAAAGAAGGAATACCATATCTTGCACTACGACCAGGAATTTCAGCAGGTGGAAAAGATGAAATGGTATGGGTTCCTACCGACAGAATAAAACGCAAAGGATATTTACAACTGATTGCAGAATTAGATTGGCACACTAAAATGGACCAGTGGCGTTACTCTTACGACACCTATCAAAAGAATGGTGAAATGGAGATTGACGCATTTGAAATAAGAATTTAAAACCCTTTCCCAATGTTTAGAGACAAGATAAAAGTCGGTACTCACGCTGTCATAAATGTTATGACAGTTGATGCGAGGAGACTGTATCTTGATACTTCCAACATTGCGTTCATGAACACTGAAATGGACGAAACTAATAGTCACATTACAGCTATTTCATTTGAAAACAAGGTAATCCTGAGACAAGGAGACAAGATTCAAATGAAACTCGGTACAGTTAATACTGTATATGAGGTAGCTTATATGGTTATTGAAAAAAAGGGCAAATCTGTAGTCGTCTATAGTGCACTACCGACAAAGACTGAATTGTTTTTACTTCCTGCTATTGGAAAGACCCAAAAGCAACTGAAGTTTAATACTTACTTTGTCAATGCACAACTTGATTATTCTCATGAGTTCTTATGTCTAACGTACAGATTTACAGGGACAGAGACTTATAAGGAGTTCGAGAATTATATGGTTACGGACCCTCTATGTACCTTCCATCTTGAACATGGTAAATACCAAGTAACATATATGTTTAAGATCCCTTTGAAGTTTAACGCAGATGTGTTATCTTTCGTAGAAGGAAGATACTCCAAGTTCTCTAAGGCGTTGATTGATCGCATACGAAGATTTCATGGTACAGAAAGTAGTAAGCCTATGCTTGAAATTATCCGCAAGGATAAAGACCTGAAGGCTAATATGGAAAGATATTTAGGAATGGAATTACCTGCCACGAGTGAACTTGCATCAAAACCAGATATTAAAACAGAAATATATCAGCCTTATGACAGATCAAAGTAATTATTATCAATTGATGGAGCGTCGTGCATTAGGTGCTCCAATTCCGGCTCGTACAGACACTTACAGTCCTGTCAGCCATGCTGAAATTATTGAGGCAATGAAATCTCGACTCACACACAATAACCTTAGTATTGAGAAAAATAGAGTTTACTCTAATTCTCAAGGTACTCGTGTTGTTGGATTTTTTGATGTCATAGATGGTAGTGAACTCGGTAAGGAACATGGTATGCAGATGATGCTCGGCTATCGCAACTCTTATGACAAGTCAATGTCAGTTGCATTTGCCGCAGGAGCAACAGTATGGATTTGTGAGAACGGTTGTATCTCAGGTGATTTACTTGCATTTCGCAGGAAACATACTGGAACCGTTGCGTCTGAACTTGCTGATAAGATACAAACTGGTATCGACAGAATGAGAGATGATTTTGGAAGACTTCTGATTGAAGTGGATATTATGAAGAACTATTCTCTGACTCCACGACAGAAAGCTGAAATCTTAGGAGTAATGTATTTCGAGAGGAACATTGTTTCTCCTACTCAACTCTCTATTGTAAAACATGAGTTGAAACACAGTCATAATTTTAAGGAGGATAATGCTTGGAGCCTTTACAACAATGTAACGGAGTCCTTAAAGCGTTCTCATCCTATAAGTATTATTCCTGATCACATCAAAGTTCATGGTTTCATGAAGGAGATGTGCGGAATGAGTACTGTTGGATCATTACCTGAGACAGATGTTGAATCCACAGTTGAAGGATAAGTTTTTGGAATTGTTGGGGAAGGAGTGGTTCAAAAGGATGGAGAGCTACTTGAACGGTGATGACT